CCCTATGGTCCACGGTGCCCTTAAGACAGTTTGTGGTGGGTGCTCTAAGCCTAAGCGGAAAACGGACTATGGTCCCTTTTCCATAGAAGCACTAACCAAGTTGGAAGCGGGTGTTTCCTATGAGGAGCTTGGAAGGGAATATGGGATAACGGGTAATTCCGTAAAAAAGAGATTGATATCAGCGGGATACACCCCACCTAAAAAGAGATACCTGTCAAATAAGGGAAAGCAGCTATGTCCAAAAGTAAAATAGAGACCTTCATTACTAATGACAAGGGTCAGTTTTGGAGTTGGGCAATGCGTCGATGGATATCAGAGAAACGCCCGGTGATGGGAGCCAGCATAGAAATTCTGATGGCATCTGTATCTGACCCCTCGGCTAGAGTTATTACTGAAGAACAAAAAGGGCCACTGTTTTAACAGAGGCCCTTTTTTGGATCCTGAAAAAGAATCATTTGGTGAGGTTAATGTCTTCCAAGAGCTTCTTGGCTTCCTTTACGATCTCAGGATAGGCATAGGCATCCGAGGCAAGAACCACTGCCTCACGAGCAGCCACATCCCAGGGCATGACCTTTGCCTTGATGTCTTCCCGTACCGTCTTCTGGCGCTCCCGCAAAACCCGAACACGAGAAATCAGACTTTCAGCCTGCTGCATGTTCTGGTAGTACTTCTGAATCTTGTGGACCATCAGCATGTCATTCGCCTTGTCCGCCTCGCCACAAAGATCGACCAGCTCTTCCCAGAACTTGTCCGGGTGCTGCTCCATCATCTTCATTCCCTTGGCGACAAAGGAACGGAAGGCATCCTGCAGGGACACGGTAGGGGCTTGGGTAGAAGACTCCTTCTTCTCCGCGGCCCGAGCTTCCCGGGCAGCCTTTTCTTCCGCTTCCCTAGCAATACGGGCCTCCTGTACAGCCTTTCTCTCGGCTTCCCTAGCGGCCCTGGCCTCCTGTGCTGCTTTCTTGGCTTCCTCCGCACGAGCTTCAGCACTCTTGCGGTTCTTGGCAGCCTTGTTCATCAGGGAGGTCATATTGAACTTTTTCATGTATGGATCCTTATGGTAGGTGGTTAATCAAGATATACCAATGTTCCCCTCTACTTTTAACAAAGTTTATAGATTTCCTCTTATGAAATTCGCTTTTTTAGGAGATGTCCATGGACATTTCCAAGACATGTTGAGCACTATACGGGGTCTTCCTAAGGACTCCTGCATTTATCAGCTTGGGGACTTCGGGTTTGGTTTCCCACCCCTACATGATGATATTGATCTGGGTATCTCTTCCTCTGAGTACAGTCCTCAGGAAGCCACGGTATTGCCAGGGAATCTAAAAATAATTCGTGGAAACCACGACTGCCCCTCCTCTGTAATAGGACACCCTAACTACTTGGGGGACTATGGGGTGGATTCCAATGGGGTTGGCTATGTATCGGGAGCCATGTCTGTAGATAAGGATTTTCGTACCCCTGGGTTAGACTGGTGGCCCGAGGAGGAACTTTCCATTATCGCTCTGAGTACAATGGTAGACTTGATCAGCAGCAAGAAACCCCGAGTAGTCATTTCACACACGGCTCCCTATGCCTTTGAATACTATCTTGAGAAATTTCCAAAGATCTCTCGCACTAACCAGGCCTTGGATGAGCTGTGGAAGTATCATGCGCCCGAGTTGTGGATCTGTGGCCATCACCATGTCAATGAAACGAAGAGGCTCAAGGAGACTTTGTTTTGTTGTGTAAATCAAAATCAGTCTTTACTGGTAGATTTACCAGAGGATCGCTCTTTGAGAATCTCGGATATTATTTTTGAGTAGCCTCTTGTTTTTGATAAAAGGTAGTGGTATATTTGGAAACATGAACTTCGTAATGCAACAGCAAATACAGATGATGAGCACTGGTGCCTCCAGAGCCCTTCCACCTGTTATTTGCTGATAGCAAAGAAAGGATTAAGGAAAGCCCTCTGGTGATGAACCAGGGGGCTTTTTTGTTTATGCGTCACAAACCAGCCGGGGCTCTTATAAGGTTCTCAGTTAAAATGGCGGGCGGTGCTGACAGGTTCGACTCCTGGGTGACGTATTAGTTTTGGCAGGATAGCTCAACGGTTGAGCAGGTGCTTCATACGCACAAGGCTGGTGGGTTCGAATCCCCCTCCTGCTACTACACATAGATTCGTAGTGTAAAGGTTTTGCACGAGGAGCTCTGACCTCCTAAGTCTCTGTTCAATTCAGGGCGGATCTACTACAGCCCCGTAGCCAAGTTGGTTTTACGGCACCGTCCTTTGAAGTCGGCATGCGTAGGTTCGAGCCCTACCGGGGCTATATCCAATCTGGGAATTCAAGGCATAAACCTCGCATCTCCCTAACACGCACTTCCTTTCTGGAAGTTACCTGCAAGGGTTCTTCCCCCTCTAGGTTATCAACTACTACTAGAATAGGTTCTAAGCCCAACTCTAAGGCTGCAGTAGTCCTGTGGGATCCTTCCAAGGCAAAGTAATACCCTGGCCTTATCTCTAGGCAGTGTATAACAGGAGAACCCATCTTCCTCATCAAGGAGACGACTTTTGTGTACCGGCTTGGTGTGATCCGGTTAGGTATAAGTATTTGCATAGCTCGTAGAATGCGATGCTATGTCATGGGACACCTCCATTAAGGATATTCAGTGGACCCTCTAAAGATATTCAACTAATAAGAACTTTCCCTTACAAAACTTCATCTTTGGTTATTTACTTGAAAATTCTTACAAGCATCTTGGACAAGGTAGCCTCAGAAGTTGAGGGTTTAGGTTTAGCAGGTCTTGCCTCTGAAATAGATGTGATAGCTAATACCCTTGAAGCCAGCAGCAATGTCGTCCTTTGGGGTGTCCTGCTTGATAACATGTCTAAGGATAGGCTACTTAAATCTTTTGAAAGAGAAATCCCCAAAGGCTGGAGTATCTATGCCCACCATATGACCATATATTATGGAAAGCTAAAGGATGGGACTTTCAAAACTTTTTATGATATGAACAAAGGCAAGAAAGTGACGCTACAGGCAGTGTCCTGGGGTATAAGTGATTTGGCAATGGCTGTGAAGTTGCAAACAAGCGTCCCCTCCTTTAGTGGCGTACCCCATATAACGATTGCGGTTTCTCCTAGTGGATCCCCTAAGGACAGCAAGCTCATACAGGACTGGAAACCTCTTTCGTCACCGCTAGAGTTGACCGGAGTAGTTACGGATCTGTACAGCGTGTAGTTTTACCAAAAAAGTTAAGGGTGGTGCCATTCAGGCCCACCCTCAGGTCATCTAAGTTTTCGACGCAAGCGACTAGACTTTTCTTACCTGGTAACTAATCTACTGCAGGAGATTAGTTAGCTTCCGTTTCATGTCTACTTTCTACTCTCCCATGAGGGAGAAATTGTCATGTCTTAGACAGAGGAGGAACGGATCCGACTACCACAAATTAGATATTCTTAAAAGTTTTTGCAAGCTATCCCCTTAGGGGCCTGTTATCTTTCTATGAAACCAGGCTGATACCTTATTAAGGGTGCCCCTGTATCCCCATCCATCTTATTTCCTATGAATCCGTCCCCGTCAGGAGGAGGAACCTTTATATCGCCTGGATAGTATGAACCGGCGCTTACATGTGCCATTCTTTTGCCCTTGCTCAGAGGATAGATATACTTTTCCAAGGTCAATTCATCATAGCCGTATAAGCTGCTGCCCAGGTATTTCTGTACTCCTGGGTCTAGAAGTTCTTCCCCACCTATGAATCTTTTCATTAACGACTCCAAGGTGTCCCACAGGTACCCTTTGTGCATAGAGAACATCCCACCTAGTATAGGTGTGGTGTGCCCTATATGATCTCGAATAATGTGCAAGTCTTTTTTAGACTCTTCCCATTCCTTAACAAAGGAGCACTCTCTGGGTGTTATACGTGAATCACAGTCCCTGGATGTAAATACCCTGACGGACTTATCCAAGACTGGGGAATATCTCCAAAACATGTTTTTGCAGTTACCTAGGTCTCTTACAAGTATAACTCTCGAGGCTATCTTCTCTAGTTTGTGTAAGATGTCTAGAGGTACTTCCCCACAGATGTATACCCAGGATTCCCACCCTGGGTACAGTAAATGAACATCCTTACAGTTTTGGATTGCCCCCAGGGTATATAGGGGATTGTCTCCCCATAAAACAAAAGACACTACTTTCATTGAGGGGTTATTCCTTGGGTAGTTCAAGTTCTTCTTGTTCTGCCTCGTCCTCTTCAGGGTCTTCCTCTATTACCAGATCCTGAGAGTAAAGTTTAGCCCTTAAGGATACCAGCTCATTAGTTGCTCTCCTCAGTATCTTCTGCATCACGCTCTTGTTGGCGGGCTCATTGGTTAGGGGCTTGGCAGATTTAACTATTCCCACTCTGTATTTATAGGTAGGGTCCCACAGGATGATACCGTACCTGGGATAGTCCTTACACTTCTCCTTCACCACATCTATCAGGTTGGCCGGCACCACAAAGTAAAAGAAATGAGGAACAAAGTACTTCTTCTCGGAAGCCACCTTTCCATTATACATTGCATGCTTTGGCACACTGGTCTTCCACTTTCTGTATCCCAGTACCAAGTGCTTATCAAAGTCCTTCAAAAAGTCAGCTTTGCTTACCTTAACTTCAAACTCCACAATGGCCTTGTTATCCACCGCCAGAACGTCGCTTCTGCAGTGGTTATACTTCACCTCAGTGGCCAGTAGGTACATCCTACGGAAGCCCCTTAGATAGGCCATTAGGTCAGTTGTGACTTGTTTGCTGGATACTACCATTATCTTGCTTTTGTCCTGAAGGAAGAAGATAACGCCTGAGATCCTGGAAATTGATTCATTATCTCATTACTGATAGCATCAGCATGCAGATACTCTTCTGCGGATAAGTGATAGACCAGGTAAGGGTCAAACTCGGGGTGGTTTATGACCTGAGGGTATTCCATGAGCCCCAGGACAACTGCCTTGTCAGGATCTTCGGATAGGAGATCAACGGGGAGTTTCTCATAGAAGGTAAGAGTGTCTATGCCCAATTCCGCCAGGAAAAACTGCAAGTATGCTTCGGGGAAGAACCACTCGACATGGGAACCCGGTCTGCTCTCCAGCATGTACTTTTCAAGGGCCAGATAATTGGTGGAGCTTCTGTCTTCAGAATAGACAGATACCCCATGGTAATTTCTATCCCCATAAGAAGTTGTTTTTAAGCGACTATTCTCAGACTCACTTTTGACAGCGGGAGCCTGTGGCTCAAGCACCTTTTCGTTAGTAGCATCAAGAAAAAACATAATACCTCCTAAAATAAGAGGGGCCTATCTCTAGGCCCCTCTTAGATACTTGGCTAACCCTTTAAGGGTTAGGCCTTCTTGGTAGCCTTGGAGGCAGTATTCTTAGGGGCAGCAGTGGCCTTCTTGGCAGGAGCAGCAGTCTTGACAGCCTTCTTGGGGGCTGCAGTCTTCACGGGGGAGGCGGGGGCCTTCGCAGCAACCTTGGTGGTCTTGGCTACAGGCTTAACAGCGGTCTTGGTGGTGGGGATCTTTGCGATCACGGGCTTGGTGGACTTGACAGCGGCCTTGGTGGCAGTGGTCTTGGCAGTCTTGACAGCAGTGGTCTTCTTCGATGTGGTTACCATGTGGTATCTCCTTGTTTTATGTGGTGTTAATAACACCATGTAGCGCAGGACATCCTGATGCTATTAAAGACATATACACAAGATAAAATCATCTTTTAACAAGGTTTTGAAAAAATAAGTTACTTCACAGGAATTTTCTTCACCAACTCAGAACCCACCTGGATAGTGGGGTAGAGTACTGCCTTTACCTTGAAGAAAGCAGGTACCTTAACACTGGTCTGATCCTCTGCCATCTCATACTCAGCAACGACTCTACCATCTTCCATTACATCAATATCCCACCCGTTCCAGCGATATCGTGTCTTCTTCTGGGGACTTTTTCCTAATGCATAAATTCTATGGAATAGGTCCTCAGAAATAGGAATTGTATCCTCTAAATTCTTGGAGAAATCCTTACTGGTGAAGGTGTACTCAGAATGCTCCGAGATGCCTCGTCCTTTACCTGTAACAGTTTCCTTGCGTACCCTGACATAGCCATTAGGGTTCTTGTCCAGCTGAGTCTGATCAATGGTGACAGTGTCAGCCTCTTCCTTCACTTCTGCAGGAAGTTCTTCCAGTTCACAACGGACTTCCCTCTCCACCTGTACTGCAGCGATTTTCTGCATTGAGGCTCTTTTCTGAAAGTGGCCAATAGCATTCAGCACTGTCTTACTTTTCATATCAATACCTGAAATCATTTTTTTGGTAACTAGCAAAGGCTTCCACCTTAAGCATCTCAAACTTGCTGTTCAGGGAACCCAGTAATAGTTCATTATGCTTTTTCAAGTATTGCTGAATCCAGACCAACACTTTGAGATTTACCTTGATATCCCCCAGGGCAGTATGGGCATCTTCCTCGGGGATACCAAAAGCGTTTCTAAGATCCTGAAGTTTAGAGGATAACTTGGACAGATTGTTAAAGACATTCAAGGTATCTCTAACCTTTATGGACTCTGTATCCCCATTGTCTGCCAACACCTGTATGGCTGGTATAAACAACAGACGAGACAACCACATGGTGTCAGTAACCGTCATCTTGGTTGGTGCTATTCCATAGTAAGAGCACCTATCCAAGAAAAACTTCTTATCAAACCCATCTGCGTTGTGGCCAATAAAGCGGAAGGTCCCTGTGTCCTCTACTAACTTAAGAAAATCCATTATGGAGTCCTCTTCACTCTTCCTCATCGTAGAGTCGTGATGTAAGACTTCCGAGAGCTCTTCTACAGAGAGTTTATGGGGTTGCTTATATTTTACAATCTTATCCCTCCCCTTGTAGTCAGGTCCCAGATTAACCTCTCTAAAGGAGGAGGTTAATCTAGATGCATATTCTTCCTGAGCAATCTTTCCTTTTTCAAAAAGATTCTTCAGGTGGTCACTCTCATCCTGGGTAAGGTGATGATGATGATTCAACGCTAGAACCCAATGTAGGCTCTGGTACCCGGGATCTTCCGACCCTAGCACTTCCTTAGTGAGCTGATCTACCTTTTGGGGGATAAGTCCTGCCCTCACATAGAAGGGATCTCCTACCATCTCCAAAGTAGTACCATCCACGAGCCCTGCTGCGATCTGTGTTATTTGATCGCCCCCAGACCCATTGAACCCAGTGGTCTCTAAATCCATTATTACAAAGAGCTTACCTTGGGTATTCTGCAAAAGGTCTAAACCCATACTCTGGTAGGCTTGGTAGTACTCGATGCGGTTTTCCATGTATAAATCCCTTTTTCTGTTTTGAAAAAGTATTGGAAGATTATTTAGATATCACTGTACAGCTTTTTAGCCAAGATCATAGAGATATGCCCTTTCCCAGTATGAAATTCCTTTGCAATATCCTCCAGACGTAAACCTTGGTCTCTTAAAACAAATATCCGAGAGATATCCTCTTTCTTAAACCTCTTTACCCTGCTGGAGGCTATCTCCGAGGACCTCTTACGAATTTCAGGGGGTATGTCTTGGGAGTTATCCTTATAAGTTCCTATGGTTATATTCGAGAAGGAGTTATCCGTGGGTATCCCGTTTAGGTGTCTAACCACCACTCCTGGACCTATAGCCTTTACCCCATAAAGCTGCAGGGCCACTAATTTATGAGCACACAAGGATATCTTTCTCCCTTCGAAAAAGAACCCAAAACGGTAATACCCGTTAGGGGCTTTCACCAGGGATAGCTTGTTTCCTCTAACACCTATAATCTCTCCACTGGGGGTACTATGTACCCCAGAGGATAAGGCTGCCTGTAGAGCCCTTGTAGATAAAGATGACAGATCCATATTGTCCTTCCTAAAAAGGAAAGGGGACCTTACAGGTCCCCTTCTCTATTGATGGGCCCAGGGGTATTTGAAACCCCGACCTAAGTGTTATGAGCACCTTGCTCTAACCAACTGAGCTATAGGCCCTTTATGATTCACAAACTTTCGTTTGTTCCTCACTTTCATATATACCAAAGATCACCTAGACTTTTAACAATCTTTATAACATTTTTCCAAGGCAGCCTTATAGGAAACCCAGTAGTGGTCTTTTACCCCAAATAGGATTTCAGGGATAAGCAGATCCCTTTTCCATCCAGGACTCTTATAAAACAACCCGTCATGCATGTATAACATATTCCCAGAATGACGGTACTGCCCCGGAGGGGGGACGGAGGGCACAAGGTCATACCTGTTCACCAGATTGGTGACAGGAAACATACTGTCTACCCATCGGGCAAAAGGAGTGTTACCTATTCTAGGAGACCCTACGGTAAGCACCTCTTTTACCTTGTACATGTTTGCTTTTAGAGTAACTGCCATAAGGGTACCTAGGGCTGCTCCTAAAGAATGCCCAAACAGGGTATATGTCTTTTCTCGATGGGGATCAATAGCCCTCAGGGACTCTAATGCCTGGTGCTTTACATCTTCCCATAGCAGTAAAAACCCACTGTGTACCTTGCCTATCTTTTGCCGGTACTTTTCATCATAAAAATCAGAAAGGAAAAAGATTGAGTCAAAGGCATAATCTGTCCAATCGTTTGATGGCAACCAGAAGATATACCCTTCACTTGCGTTCGGAAAGACTATACACCCTGCAGAGTTATTTTCTTGAATGCCTATGGCCTTCTTCCCCAGAATAGAGAAGATTTCCTGCTGCTTTAACTTCGCAGCTAACACTTCATCCATGTACTGGAAGAACACACTATATTTATGAGCCAATTTCTTAAGATCTTCCATAGACACCTCTCATCTGCTAGAGGTGTACTATCATTAAAAGACTATAGCAGACTGGCAGAGCTAAGTAGTATGCTAGTGGGTGTTTGTATCCCTTTTTTCCGGAATTGACTGCGTCTATTTGCCAGCCACTTCCCTAGAAACCCCTCTTCCCCTTTTGCACGGGAAGACGGTGTCCTCTTCTCCTGGGATACCCACTCTATAACTCTTTGAGCTACAATCATGCTTCTTTGGCTGGTAGTCAAGGGTTTGTCCAACAGATTGGGAATTGGACTGTCTGGAAGGTTCCCGTGAGGGGCGCTGCTGTTCTGCTTTCGATTCAACCACCGGTATAGTCGGTATTCCTCAGGATTTTCAGGATTGTTCCTTGGCTCTACTCCCTTTTCTGCCAACCAAGCCAGGTAGCTTTTGATGAGTGTCTCGTCATGCAAGTTATAGGCAGTTTTAGAAAACAAGGAGTCTAGTCCAAACTCTGCTAAGATCCTCTGTTCACTCTCGGGAAGAGACCATCCCTCCCTAACTTTTCTTCGGCGGTAGTATAGCCACGAGGATAGGTCAGGAGGAAGAGATCCTACTGTGGGGGACCCTTCGGTATTATCCTTAACCCACTTACACAGGGAACGGGTCTTCTCCTCTGACTTGGGCATATTACCAGAACACCCTTTGGAGTGCCAGGAATACAAGGCAAAGTGAAGCAACATTGAAGGATATGCTTCTAGCTGCTGCATTGAGGGATATCTGGGCTTGCTCCAAAGCCGTGTCTGCTTCCTTAATACGCCCTGCTACTAGGCTAAGTACCTGACTGTTGTTAAGTACCGAAGCCTTAAGTACAAAGATGGAAAGCATCCCATTGTAGTTTACCAGTACCTTCCGTACCAGGATGAATCTTAATAGGGATCCTGCATCCTTGCCCAGGTTCACAGTAAGTAGAATGCTCAGGAGAGCGGCGATGAGTAGTATAAGTAGGTCGAGCATAATGAATTCCTCTACTTATAGTATACCCCTGATTTCCTAATTTTTAACAAAAAATCGGTAACTAGGGATACCTATTGACATTTTTATCAATTGTGCCAGGGAAACTTCTCCAGTGGGACAGGAATCATCGGGTTAAACCCATAGTAGTCCGGGGTTTCCTTGTTTATAGAGAGGGCCCCTAGGGATCCTTCTCCACGACCTATCCAAAACTCTGCTTCCTGCCTAGAGGCCATATCCGGTACGGGCAGGGTTTTGATATAGGAATACTTAGACCACCAGAAGTTCCCTGAGAAATGCCTGGGGATATTAGAGACAACCCCACCAAAGTCATCCGGAGGATACCTGTCCGGACCAGAGATAAACAGTGGACCTGCTGCTACATCCCCATTATCTAGCATCTGGATAGCGTCCTGGTGCTTAGTGAATATGTCATGGCACATTACATTACGCCACCAGGAAGCATTTCTTTGTATGATAGGATGCACTGTTGGGTTCCCCATCTGGGAAACCCCTTTAGTGTGGGCATACCAGACATACCCCTCAGGGTTAGCTAAGGAATCTTCCCTAAGCCACTTCAGGGTCGCCCATTCAAACTCTCCCAGATTTTGGGAATAGTACCTAATAACAAATTTTGGGTAGACCTTAAGGATAAGCTCGTATAATTCTTCCGCCTGCCTTGCATCCCCTACAATGCCCACATGAATAGAGTTGGTCTTACCATACAGACCTGACTCCAGAAGCCTTCCCGTGATCTCCCCCAGTATTGAGTATATCGCTGGGGTTCCCATTGCTGCAATGTGCAAATATCCGTTTATCATGTTTTATCCTTAACAAAATAAGCCACGCATCCGGTGGCTTATCTTCCTTTTAGAGAGTTATGTTTTCACCCGCAATGCTTTTCTAGAAAATCTTCGAAAGCTTTGGGAGGTAGGGCACCTTGGACCTCTCCAACTAGGGCACCATCCTTGAACAACTTGAAGTGGGGAATGGAGGAGATATCTTGGCTACCTGCCAGAACTCCCTCTTCCTCTATATCCACTTTCCCAAATGATATCTTTCCTGCATGCTTTACCGATGCCTTTTCTAGGACGGGAAGCATGGCCTTGCAGGGGGCACACCAGTCTGCCCAGAAATCCACGAGCACAACTCCTTGGGTACCCACGAAACTATCAAAACTTTTGCTTGTAAGAGCTGTAACACTCATAGAAATTTCCTTTTATTGATTCTGTTCATTCTTCTGTGGTTCAGGCTTTCTAAAAAGTCCGGAGGACTCTGCCCAGTCCCTAACGTCTTTTGCAAATTTCCGGACCCAATCTAACTCTGCAGCAGTGCCCAAATCACGGCCAGCTTTTTCACTCTCTATATACTTATGCTTCCTTATCTCTTCACACTGGTACTCCAGGAAGCGCCTTGAATCAAAACCTTCATTAGAAGCGATAGACATGAGCATAGGTTTCCTTGAGGAAAAAGCAGGCATTTTTTTAATATGCGTGGAGTATGCTGTAAAAAACGCAACCGCCTTAAATCCTTCAGTATACTATTAACTTCTTTCGGTCGATTTTTAAGAAAAAATTTTCATTACCATTTTTTGTCATCCCCTTCATCTTCTCCCACTTCCTCTCCTCCCTCATAGATTACACCGGTAAGCTCGTCTGCTGCCTTATCCGATAGAACTAGGAGGGCACTCAGTTCTGGTCCCGTTGCCTGGGTGAAGTCTCTGTATATCTCCATTGCCCCTTTATCACTGACTGAAAGAAGTACAAAAGCTTTGGATGCCATTAAAACTTCATTGGCACTTATTTTGGATTCCTCTAGGGTAGGGATGGAGCCCGTATATAGTGGCTTTTCCATATCGCTAAGAAGCTTCTTAACAAGGTCCTCTTCGGACATATTGGTAGGAGCCTCTCCATTTTTCATCAGCTCACTTGCAATGTCATGCATGGCCTGATTCTTAGCTAGCTCCTCTTCATCCGTCTGGTTATTTATTTCCCTCATGGCTGCGATGGTCTTATAAACGGCACCCAAGGCGTTAGAAGCACAAGCAATGGCAATGCTAAAGCGTCCTACTTTTCTAGACATGAGACACCTCTTCTTTGTTGCAAAAGTATGACGTGTTTAGGGATATTAATGGAGTACTACTGATCCAAACCACATTTACGACATTTCCATCGGCCAGGAAGGGGAATCATCTCTCCCCCACACTTTGGACAAGTTCTTTTCTGTCTGTGATTCTTTTCTCTCTCAGCGGCTATCATCTGTTCCCAGTTTCTTTTTGGAGATTTTCCTCCACCACACCCACATGCCATTTTGAGTTTGCCTCCAGATAATCAATCACGCTGACAAACAGGTAGGATGCCAAGCTGGTGCAGGGGATCCCTATGATTAGTTTATTCTCGAAGCATAAAGATAGTATTGCCCCTACCCAAGTCCCATAGCATAAGGGGCAAGAGGCAAGATATCCTATAAGGGGCCATCTCTCCAGAAAGCTACGAATACCCACAAACAGAAAAGAGCGTGTTGCCACTACAGTGACCCACACTCCTAATATTATCTGTGCAGATATTTGGTATAACTCTTGTGCTAATTCTTTTTCCACCAAAGGGTTAGCCTCTTGTTTGGGTTATTAGCTACTAAGTCCTGGGCTATCCTAGCCCTTATGTCCTGCTTTCTTTCTGAGGATTCCCTACTTTCATCCTTGTTGAAATAGCCCGAGAGCCACATAGTCCGGGGCATCCCTCCTACACTCAACCCAAGAAGGGCGGCAAGGTCACCTAGGGCCATATCTTCAAAACCCCATACGCCATCCATATCTGGGTGAAAGAGATTCCCTCCATTTCTTCTGACGCAGGCTGATAGGGCTTTGTTCCTGATTATAAAACCTGGAGTCATGAAATGGTTTTTCTTAAGTCCCATATGGGTGTTAGGTTTTATCTCTTCGCTTAAGTCCTTGCAGAACCACCCTCGGTTTTCTTTACTCAGGGAGATAAGGGTAATATCAAAATCTCTAAGGGCCTCTTCTACCTTTTCCTGTGTCAAACCACTAGGATACCTGTCCCCATCCAATACCAGGAAATCGCCTGAGTAGCTGTAATGCTTTAACCCGAAGTTACGAGTCTTACCCGCCTCCCATCCTTCCCCTTCCTCTTTAACTAAAAACTCTTCCCCTAGGGCTGTGAGTACTTCTGCGGAGTTGTCCTCACACCTATCCAGAACAAAAGTTCTCGGATAATCAGGAAGCTGTCCCCGAAGAGAGTAAACCATTTCTTCGATAGAGGATTCCTGATTTCGGGAGATGATAATAACCCTTACCATTGGAAGTCTCCTGAATGTATAAGAAGGTACTCGGAGGTAGTAGCTAAAGTGTTTCCTACCCTACAGACAGTCTCTCCCCTACATACCCCTGCATAGGCCTGGTATATCTCTTCCTGGGCCACTTCTGAGCTAACCATGTTCACAAAGATCAGAATGTGTGGACCTATATTTGAGCACTCCAGAAGCCTCCGCTGGACCCTGGGTGCTAAACTTTCCTTGGCCCCACCTGCAAACAGATACCGTATGTGGGAGGGAACCGGTACATACCCATCGGTACCTAAATACCAGATATCCTTTTCAGTGATCTTTTTGAGATTACTTACTAAGGGTATCTTCTCCTTGGTACAGGCAATAAAAAGAAAAGGTTCCTTCTTTAGAAGGGAAACCTTTGCTTCTTCTCTGCCTCTTAGCAGATCTCCAACTTTAATCAAGGGTCTGAATCCTTACCTTGGCGTTGACATGTACCCTAAACTTATCCGGTTCCCGGATAAAAGGATGGTAGTAGGAAAGATCCACAGGCTTATCCTCTTTCTTACCCTTGATGAGCAAGTCACCAGACTCAGTGTAAGCCAGAATTCCTTTGAAGTTGTCCGTCATTGCGGGGTCCGACCCATTGTCCCCTTCAGAAGGTTCGGGACCGTCACCACTGTCGGATGGCTCAGGAGCATTTTCCCTTTCTATCATCTTATCCACAATGTTCCCTACACGGGAAGCAGGGATCTCTTGGTCGATTATCATGTCACACAGGTCTTTGACCTTTTCCGCTCCAAGGTCAAAGGCACCGTGCTGTGCCATGACTTCAACGTGTCCATCAGTAAAGGCGGGGTCATTCTCATCTGGCATACCCAAGGACTCCACTGCCACTGAGGGCAGGTTGTCCAGATGGTCATCCAGGTGCAAAAGTCTTTTGACGCGAGCTTCGGTAGTCCAAAGGATTTTGGCGAGCTCCTTGGGCTTCATGTTGGGATTCTCTTCCAGCAGGGCTTTAGCAGCTTCTGCCATGTCCAATGCTGACAGATTGACCCTCTGCACGTTCTCCACAATGGAAATCTTGATGGCTTCCAGGTCTGAGACATTGAGAATCACACAGTCTCTTTCGGGTAGCTCATAGTTTTCACCATGGATGGTAGCTAGGGCTAAGCGTCTGCGCCACCCTGCAAGCACCTCCATCTGTCCACTAGGGGTCTTTCTAAGGGTCAAACGACTGATAAGGCCCAACTCCTTGATGGACTGGGCTAAGTCTTCAATCATCTCAGGAAAGTACTCCCGGCGCTTGTTGAACCTACTCTGAATCAGCTCGGAAAGTTTCATGTCAATATCCTTGGTTTGGAATCCCTTAAAGGCAAGGGAAGCTTCTCTAGGATATTTACGCTGACTTCCCTTGCTTTTTAAGTGTTTATTTACGACGGTTACAGTAATCTGGTTCTTGGGACATTCGGGAGCGAGCTGCTCGAAGTGCCTGGCGGTGGGACCTTCCCTTCATAAGCTCCTTTGCAAAAGCTTCTTGGAACTTGTCACTTGTTTTTTCCATCCTAGACATCTTGGACAGCATAAGCTTGCTCCTATTTTTTAGAGTAAGCGAGCCCTCCGAAAGAGCCCGCTGCTCTCTCTATTTTCAGTCGGTCAGAGTAATCGTAGGCCTTGGCCACCAATCCCGCATGCCTGAGAAAATCCTTAAGAGTCCCCATGTCATCGTGGCATTCTGTTGCCTCCAAATGGATGGATCTCTTGAATTTCTTAGGAACTCCCTTCTTATTGGAAAGAAGTACACATGCCCTTTCCACTGTAGGGAAGGACCCCTCGTATTCTTTAAGAGATTCCAAGTAGATAGGAGCCTCTTCCTTGAGACGGCTAGGTATAGAGTTGAGTAACTCCAACGCTTCCGCAGGCTGAACCCCTGAATACTGAATCTTAGCAAAGGGCTTTCCTCCATACTCGGCAGCCACACAGGCTTTCGACTCCTTGTGGATTAGGTATAAGTCGATTATAAGGTCAGATGCCCCTACTTCCGAGTTGGTGATAACTACCCCAGGGTAGTACTCTTCACCTTCCAGAGGAACTTCATAGACAAGGCGGGCTTGAAAAACTAGGGCATCCCTTTCTGTCCCCACAGCACTATCCAGATCAATGTTTGTATCCTCAGGATAGTTGGAAATAGCCTTAACCACCGCTTCATTGGATAGAGGAACACAAGTGACAGGTAAGATAGCCCTTACCACATTCACATCCTGCCCCTCACGAACCCTAATCAGAAAAAGGGTTTCTTCTCCTTCCTTTGGTGCCTTGGCCTTGAGCCAGTTGTTTACAATGGATTCCCGAACAGGTGGCCTGTTCTCTTGGAAGAAGGTAAAGGGAACCCCCACCATCTTGCATAATTGCTTGAGGGCATGGGTTGCTGTTTCATCCCCTGAATCCTGAGAAGCTTTGAAAAGATATTTGGTTCCATCTGCAGAGTCTATTAGACACTGCTCGTCATCATCAGACTGAAACTTGATAAAGCGCAAATCAACCACGACATCCTTACAGTCTTGGTTATGCTGTTCTAAGTCTTTATGAAGATCAGTCAGAGTACTCGTTAGTGTTGTCACGATTTTGTCCCTTTTTTGCTTTATGCTCGGGGAACTTGCATATGTTTCTTTTTAACTTGGCAAGTTCACTTAGTACTTCCCTTCGATTACCTGTCCCAGAATCCGCCATTACTCGGAGTACCTGGATCCTATCTAAGGTTTCTTGATAGGTCATATGCGTTCTGCTTCAAGGGCTTCCCAATAGGGCATGAACCTATTCCTTAGAACCCTACGAACATGTGTGATATATGCGGGGGCCACATCATGTACCGCGGCTACCTTGCTGGCGGACACCCCTTCAGAAGCAAGAGAGATATAGCTGAGATATAACTCCTTAGTATGCTTTGAAATGCTGGTGTCCTCACTGATGGACTTTTCAAACTCAGCCAGCTTTTGAAAAAAGCTTTCTTCGTCGTCACGGGTTATCATGGAGTATCTGCAAGTGTGGTCTACTTTAATTCCTCCTCGTATAGAGGAATCTTTTGACTTGCTCACAGGTATTGTATCATGGGAGAACAGCATCGCTTCAAAGATATCTGTTGCTTCTTCCGTGTCTACAATGTTACTGATATGCTTGGTATTGATCTGGCGCATATCTGAGCGAATGCTGGAATTAACTGAGTTGGCTATGGACCTGAAAATGAAATTAGAAAAGTTAGTTTCCACATTAGGACGGGACCAATCATACTTTCCTAGAAGATCCCCTTTGATAGCCCCTAGGTAGAAATTCTGAACGTAATCATTAATCACATTCTTATCGTATGTCTTAGCGACAAAAACAACTATCCTGTGAACTTCCTTGTCATTTTTTTCGACAAATTCCCCAATAGTATGACATGGTACCATGAGCCGGCTCCTTAGTGGTGATTAAACGGTGTAATTAAAGGCTAGTGCAAGAAACCCTTCCACAGAATACTTCTTTGCAGTCGTATAGATGACTTTCTTGTCACGAGTAAGACGAATCCGCCTCTTCACACCTTTGCACAAAGGATCTATCCCTTCTAGGACAGACCAAAAGGCTTCTGTGTGTGCCTTGGCCAATTTGTCTGATTTAGTGACTTCATAATTAAAGAATTCACTGGAACTGGGCGAGTCCAATACCTCATCGGGTACCTCTTCCATTACGGGCCTTTCAGCTTCCGCCAGGGCATGGGAGATACCAGATTGAGGGTTGTTTGGCATAGACAGAGAAGATAGCTTTTCTCCATCACTTTCTGGGGCATTTTCCTCAGAATTTTCTGACCCATTATTGACATCAACATCAACATCTACGGGGCTTTCCGGGGTTTTCTCGGAGTTATTGATAAAGACATCCATAACTGATTTAGCCTGTCCACTTTCCACCATCTTTACGACCTTCTTATAGTCCTCATCAGACATACCCAGTCGCATAGAGGCAGTGATGCCGTATTTATGCAGATCCTCGAAATAATTCTTCTTCACCATAAAGGTGTCGTCATATTCTGCATCCACTTCAAGGTGAACCTTCCACCCCAGGGCATTGGTGCAGTCACGAATCTTCATTATCTCCGAGATGGCAGGGATCAAGGTATCCATCTTGTCCTCACGGATCTCGTACACAATTTCATCATGGATAGGCATTAGAATTCGCACATCGTTCTGAAGATTGTTCTTCCTGATGTATGACCACACACGGTACAGAGCTATCTTGATGATATCAGCACCAGTACCCTGAATAGCTGCATTACAAGCAAGACGATCAGCCTTGCTCATCAATCCTCTGTCGCCAGACTTGTAAAGCTCTGCAAGTGGTCTTCTACGGCCAAAAGCGGTAAGGGAATATCCTCTTCTCTTTGCACGGATACGCTCAGTCTTAAGCCAATCAGAGAGGCTTGTAAGAGCCTGGAAGAACTTCTCAAGTCTTTCCTGTGCTTCTGCCATAGGGATCTTAGCGGACGCAGCAAGCTTGGAGGCACCACCACCGTACAGAATAAGGAAGTTGATCTGCTTACCAATGGAACGAAGTCCTTTGTTCTCGGGCTTGGCCATTTCAGCAGGAGTAGAATGGAAAAGAAGGGCTGCAGTAATAGAGTGAAGATCTCCTGTTCCATTAACAAATTCTTCAGTCCATACAGGTTCCTTAGAAAGATTCGTAGCAATACGAAGTTCTTCACCAGAATAGTCAATGGTGGCAATCTTAAAGCCAGGGCGAGCTACAATACCATAACGAAGCTTCCACTGGTCGTCTTTCTTAACAGCAGGAATGTTTTGACAGTTTACTCCACTGTACCCATCGATAAGGAGACCCTTACCACCCGTAGCTGAGAAACGCCCAGAGTCGGCGGCAGTTTGGTTCATCTGAAACTTCACGCAACTGTTTTCATCTACATTCTTCAGAAGATTCATCAAGTACGTGTTATATATCTTTTCCATTTTCCGGAACTCCTGAATGAGGCGGGGAAGCGGATGCTTATCAGCAATCTTTTCAAGGATTTCGTCCTTAACAAAGTAGTCTCCAGTCTTAGACTTCTCTGCAATAGGGTATGGAATCTTCAGCTTATCAAAAAGAATCTCACCAAGCTGCTTATTACTTCCAATTTCAAAGGGCTGTCCTGCTGCAGCAATGATCTCATCTTCGAGATCTTTCTTTCTCATATCCACCTTATCCGCCAAGGACCGATAGTACTTGGTATTGATCTTGACAAGGTTTCTTTCCATCTCTGCTACAACGATTTGGCAGGCATGCTCCACTTCGTATACAAAGTGCAATCCGTTATTCTTGTTGGGGTCATAATCGGCTAGGAGCTTCTGTTCAAACTCGTAGAGCTCTAGGGTACAGATGGCATCTGATGCTGCGTAGAATACACCATCCTTGGGGTGGATAGTTCTAAAGTCAATATGCTTCTTACCAGGGGCAATCTCCTTGAGCTCGATCATCTCCTTACCAAGGAAATCTTTAACCAGAGGCTTAAGACCCTTTGTTTCACGGTCACTCCACAGTACAGCTGCCCCTAGCAGGGTATCCCTATACTTCTTGGGATCTTCCATGATTATCCCATGGTTACGAAGAATCTCAAAGTCATACTTTGCATTGTGGTAAATGGTGATGCAGCTAGAAAGCAATCTACGCATCCTTTCCATTACCGCAGCAAGAGGGAGATTCCTGCCCTCGAAATGACCTACAGGAATGTACACACCATAATCTTTATGGTAAGCCAAACAGATGCCAGCGAGCACTGCTACCTGGGAGCCTCTTCCACGATTGCTAGGTCCACTATTAAGGCCGCTCGTTTCCGTATCCACGGCGCAGAGCCCCGTATCAATAGCCTCGTCAATAAACTTATCTAAAGCATCCAGGGTTGTTATTAACTCCAACCTCTTATAGCGCATCCAAGGTCTGATATCTACCAGAGCCTTAACTACTTCTGAGCTTGCCTGCTCGTCAACAAATTGCTGTGAGATTGCCATATTAGTGTACCTTAAGTCAATGCTGCCCTTATCTTCTTTGCCACAGGGTAGGTCAGCTTTGTGAATTGTGCTTGGTCTTCTGTATGTCTTGCCATTGCTGTAAGATAAAGCATCTTACCTGCAACACTGATGTCCTCTAAAGGGAGCACCATTCTTAGTTTCTGTTCTAGTACATAAAGCGCCATCTTTCTTTTATCAATCTGGTTCTTACCTTTTTCCAGGTAAAATCTTTTTAGTTGCAGTTGTTGTATATCTGCAACCTTTGACAGATCCACATTGTACTTTGATGCAAGATGTCTAGCTGCCTCCATGAATCGCACTTCTGCATATTGCATCCAGAACCCAATAGGATCCCAGGACTTTTTACAGGCAAAGCAATACATGGAGTTTGTCTCGGGGTAATACCTGGCACTCATGCTAGTGTCTGCCCCATGAAAGGGGCAGCTCATTTGCTCAGGCCTTAAGACCTGGCGAAGGTGTACATCTACACTTTCCAGGATGTCATGAAGGGATACATTCTCATTGATCAGTTCTCGCACTACCTTAGGGTCTTTCATAGCTATCAGCCACCCAGTTCCAAGGTAGTTTTGCTATCCAGGATTAAATCGGACTTCTTGATGTCTGCCCTTGTATATATTCTCTTGGCCGCTAGGTTGGCACAAGCCTCGAACGGATCAAATAGGTCATTACGTCTGGCCTTCAGATTACATATCTTGAACAAGCCCGATTTCCTCATGGCATCATCCATAAACAAGGTGATTACCACATCTCCTGACTTTTCGATTTCCGAGGAATCGGAAAGATCTGAAAGCATATAGAAGCCACCATTTGCCATAGCCCTTACATAACCTTCACGCTTGATCTGATGAGGAGAAACACCCCTCAATCCTTGACCATTATTGAAGGTAAGGAAAAGTCTTTTGATGCCTATAATTTTCTGGTTCAGATCTTCACGTTCACCCTGAGATTTACCGGGAACACCCAACAGCCTAAGGTAGTCAATGACGCAAAACTCCAGCACCTTATCCTTAGTCTTCAGGTCAGAATTAATTTCAAGGCACTTGATATTAATGTCATCCACAGTAAAAGTTTTTTCTGCGGGCTGAACAATGTAGAGTCTTCCATACTCTTCTTCACTGTCCAAGTCATCCATAGCAGCTTTGTAAAACTCTTCCAGCTCAGGGGTAAGGCGTCCTTCACGAACGTCGTTATACTCTACCTGGCCAACATACTGAAGGTACTTATGATAGTGAGGTTTATCGGGATTCCCCCACACTTCATAGTTTGTTGTATGAAGAACATAAAGCATGTCTTGCATTTCTTCAACAGTCATTTCCAAGGTGAACAATGCTGAGTTCCATCCACACAGAATGGCCTGGTATAGCATATTAATCGAAAAGGTTGTCTTGCCCTGGGCGGTATAGGCAGCAACAATCATCAGCTCAGTGTGCTTAAGACCATTCAGCGCCTTGTCAATCTGTTCAAGACCCGTGTATATGCCTAGGGATTCGATCTGGTTGTTCTTCCTGTGATCATACCTGTCCTTTGCCTCCTGGATTTCTCTGGAGTCCAATGCCTGCAGCTCCGTCTTGAAATCCATGTTCTTTGCACGGATCTCCTTAGACTTTATAGAGAAGTAGTCAATAGCCTGCTCGACACCCTTCATCTGTGTCTTACCTACTTTTCTACCCTTTATGGCAATCTCATTAGCCTCATTGAGGGCTTCTTGAAGAGCCTCCAAATCTTGTTTGGACTTAATCTCCTTCAAGATGGATTTGTAGTTACCACCGATATAGGGCTTTTCTGCCTCAATGCCCTCTAGGGTTACCAGAACATCTTCGCATCCTGGCTCGTTAGAGAAGTGCTCCTTCAAAAGGTCAAAGCAGGGTAATTCTACATACCGCTTAAAATGATCCAGAATCCGATAGTAGAGCTTCTTATATGCTTCCTCTTCGCAACGGACATGGGACTTCTGAAAAGAACGGAAGTTCTCTAGAAGTTCTTCCTTATCAATGGTCATCCTGCCATTGAGAGGGATGTCAATAATAGATCTAAAAGCTCTCTCAAGCATGCTAACCTTGGCCTTCGTTCGGATTGACTAATACTGGCTTTATCTGATCAGATGTTGCAGCAGCAATAGAAGCAGTCAGGTTGCTCTTATTTACAGATGCCTTCTTGGAGTAGTCCACAACTCTCCAAGTGTCTATCAATGCCATCAACTCCTTGGAGTATTCTGTACAGGCTGTGAAATCATCAGGAAGATATATCCAGGTCCCTTTTCCTGCCATCATCCTACCCTGCACAATTTGCATGGTAGTCCCCGCCAAAGCCTGATTAGGTGTTCGGGTGTTGGCCAGGATAACCAGAAGATCCCTGTTGTTTATGATGTCATTCAGGGTACGAGAAGCCCCGTCCTTCTGTTCTACATAGTAGTTCTGCAGGAACTCTAACCCATTTGCAATCTGGAAATGGAGCAAGCTATCCTGCCTGTGAAAGACAAACACAGCTTTAATGAAGTCCAACACCTTCAGGACATCCCCTTTGAAGATGATGTTTGTGTTGTACTTGCATTTGGAAGCCGCTTTTACTGCGTCTGTAACAGACACCTTACGGGTGCTGTTGGGGTTGAAATAGGAAGAGCTATTCTCCACTATCTCATTCTTACGGCAAATGCAAAGCCTTGCCTGGGTAAAACCCCGTGTTCTGCTCGGGTTCTTTGTGGGGATTCTAAACTCCCCCTGCTCCAAGATAGTGCCCCTTCCATTACAGATGGGACACTTCTGGACGGTGCTGTTCTTTTCAATGTCTACGGGTGTTAGCTGCACGATGTTTCTCCGTATTACTAATTACGCAGGGATCTCCCCTTTTTTAACCAGGAACACAGGAAACAATCAGCTAAAAATATCCTCGAAAAGTATCTCAATCTCACTGCGGGGGTCATTGATACCAATAGGGGCTACAGCATCCTCCCCATCAAACTCCAGAATTCCCTTGGCCTGTTTACCCACTGTTTGATTTACAAGTTCCTTCTTACCACCCTGAACTGCTAGTACCCTTTCATCTATGGTACCCAGGGAAACCATGTGATAGATACGAACGAACTCATGGGTGGAACCCAGGCGACGAGCTCTACCAATAAGCTGAACAAGGTCACCCCAAGTCCAGGGACAGTCGAACAGTACCAGGATACCTGAGATCTGCAGATTGATAGCTGCTGATCCTGCATCGGTAATAAAGATGATGTCCACCCCACTATCAGGGTCCTGGAATACCTCCATAGCAGTATCGCGCTGCTTGTCGTTCTCATCGCCGGTTACACGGGTATACTTGATTCCCAGCTTTTCCGCGATCTTCATCAGTCGAGGGATACCGGATTTGAATCGGGTATACACAATTACCTTCTGCCCGTCAAGTTCCCCTTCTAGGAGATCTTCAAAGGCTTCCTCTTTGGTGGACTCCCCATCTTCATCCACCCCTAGCCACTTAGGGCCATTGGCAATGAGCTGGCAATAAGCTAGAGCTGAGCTCTTGTTCTTCTTTAGAAAATCCCCCGAGAGAATTTCCTCGTATTTACCTTCCAGAGCGTCAAAGAGTTCCTGGGTCTTGGGTGGGAGTACAACTCCTCCGTCTACCTTCTCCTTAAACTCCAGGTATCTTTGCCTTACCTTGCGCTCATACACTACCCCAGTAAGAGCTTCCCTATATAGCTTGCTCTGTGCAGGGGACATATCAAAGGTAACCTTCCTTGACATGATAGCAGGCAAATCAGACCCCACGTCATCCGCTGCTCGACGGAAAAAGTAAGGGGCAATTATCTCCCGGAAATGATCCAGGTTCTTATAACCCACTACCTCTTTAATCATCTTAGGCTTATTGTCTTTTCCTTTTTGAGGAATGAACTTGAACTCCTCGTCACAGAACTCCAGCTTGAAGTGTGTCACCAGAGGGAGAAGCTTCGGCATGATTATTCGGAAGATGTAGTAGAACTCCAGCAAACGGTTTTTAATAGGGGTCGCTGTCAGGCCATAGACACTGGACACATTCTCAATAAAAATCTCAGCACCAACATGTGTCTTGGACTTCTGATTCTTAAGCATTTGACATTCATCAAACACTACCATAAGGTCAGCATTCCTGCTGTTTCTAAGCTTGTGGGGCTCCACCATCAAAGGGTAGTAACCACTGATCAGAATGTCTGTGCCTAGGTGCTCTTCATACTGGACATCCCTAGCCTTCAATCCAGTGAAGGACTTCTTCTGTTTAGATGAACGATAGTTGTTGGACAGAACATGGAAGGAAATTCCTTGCAGAAATTTTGTAACTTCCCTACCCCATTGCTTTTTAGCGGACTTGGTGGTGAACACCATAAGCTGGAGATTGGGATTCTGGGACTTCGCTATAGCGTAAGCCACCAAGGTCTGTAGGGTCTTACCTAGACCAGGATCATCCCCTAAGATAAAGTACTTTAGGAGAAGGATATTAAGGATACCCACCGTCTGGTAAGGCCGTGGTACCGTGGTCTCCTTCACGTACTTGTTGGTATTCAAGGTTACGGATGTGGACTGCCGGACCTTCTTAATTTGGTCGTAGTTCGAGGGGATGGGATAAACATGCGGTTTTTTAGGTCTAGGAGCCATACGATACCTTCATTAAAAAGCCTCTCCCCCTAGGAGAGGAAGAGGCATATAGAAATACGCAATGAGTCTTTATTTTTTAAGGCAATTTTTTCGTTAAAGTACTGGCTTTCTTGACATAAAAGTCCATTACAACCTTATGTAAGGAAGCTGTCTTGCTAGAAGCCTCTCCAAATAACTTGACGGCTGTGGGCTCTATCTTTTCCAGGTTAGTCTTGATCTTGGACAGAGCACTGTCAGTGTCCTCCAAATCCGTTAAGGCCATCCCAGCTGCAAACCTTTTGTCCTTATCTTCTTCGGGAGCCGGCGTAGGGGCTGTGGCTGGAGTGGCTGGGGCCTCCTTAGTCGCATTTTTGAGAATCTCGGATACCTTTTTAGAGGCAGCCATATCTGCCATCCCATCCGGGCGGGTAAGTAGGTCATTCACCCCGAGATACCTTACGTTAGGGTACTTCCCAAAGTCGGCTCCTTCCCCATCCATAAACCCAGAAACCCCATCCGAGACCATCATATGCTCCTGGACTTCCTTGGATTTAGTATCCACCCCATTGTTGTCGGATACATCAATAATAGCGAGCTGGCCATCTCTCTCCAGCTCGTCAAAAGGACGAAGACCATTGTTGTTGAACGGGTAAGAGGGAAGCTTTTCCAAGTACTTGCTATCGAGGACTCCCCCATTCGGAAATTTAACAGGTTCCTTGGGTAAGATAAAGGTAGTGGCACCCGCTTTTCGAGTTTTGCTGTCTATCAAGATTTTTACCAGGCAGGTTATCCCACCTATAGCAAATTTCCAGAAGAGGGCTTCCCACTGCATGTTATCACCTTTCTTAGAGAAAGAACCTTTCAGTAGATCCTCTGCGGTGGCAGTCATTTCCATACCCTTGCCGTAGTCAAAGGCAGTGGTATTGCTTGTCCCATGCTTAGCAGTCAAGTATACAATAGCATAGGCATTGTTATCAGTACTGCTAGGCATCTCTGTCAAAACATTCTTAGATTCAGGACCGGCGTTCATAGTTTGGTTCCCCTTCCTTCAAAATTTTTGAGAATGACCTTATTCCTCGGTCATCAATATCTATTCCATATGTTTCTTTTATCTTGTCCCGTAACCCTGTTTCCAGAGAAACTATCTGGGAATGCCTGTCATTGTAAATCTGAGCTGCCCTCTTAAAGATAGAGAGAAGGTATTCTTCTATCTCCTTCCTGCAAAAACCAATAGATTTTTCAATGTCCGAGAAAGGTATTGTCATCTTTTCCGAAGGATACAAATCCCTAAGGAAATCTGTCATCTTAGTGATCAGCCAGGACCCTTTCTCTTGAAGGTAGATAGACAGCTCTTTATCGTCATATGAAGCAAAATGGTTCCTCATAAAAAGAACCCTTATGTTACTCTTAAGATCTTCCTTCATCAACTCCACGAGACTCTTATAGAGGGTATATTCTTTAGCTGAAAAATCATCTATATCCTTTATAGGGCCTTTCTCTCTATAGACTCTTCGATAAGAGTCTAGAACTGAGTTCTTTATGAACAGCAATCGTTCCTCAAGATAAGTCATCTGATCATGTAATATCAGCTTGGTCTTAATCTGAGTCATCATTGCTACTGTTTCTAGGGTGAAAAAGAATACCCCCGTAGAGGTATCCTTAAGAGCTTCCTGAGTCAGGGGTGCTTCCTGGGAATAAGAGACCTGACCCTTGGACAGTTTCAGGTTTAGTTTCTTTTTTCCAAAGAAGTAATTGATAACAACAATAAGGACAGAAACTGCTAACAGCATTTCTGCTATTAGAATCAGTTTCTGCTCGAAGGTAAGTCCCTCAAAGAGGCTCATTAGTTATCCCCTCTCAGCAGGGGTCTTCCTTTTAGCTCAAAGGCATCTACAACATCTACCCCTAGATAAGGGCTTGTCTGAGCGAGTAAGCTACCTGATGTGTAGCTAGACGCCACGACAACCAGGTAAAGACGACCAGTCTGGGACTCCTTAAATAGATAAGGCTGTAAAACCTTGTAGGGGGTGCCGGTAAGGGTCACACACCCAGGGTACTTGGTACACACTTCTGAAAGGATATTCTCACCACCAGATACAAAATCTTCAGTTTTGATAGTGAGGTTGTAATACCCTCTCTTAGTGTTGCTTCCTACAGACCCTACAGTGACTCCACCCTTCTGTGCCATCCTGTTGTTCTTTCCATAAGCCTTTGGAGGTGTAACGATAGTTGTGCTACCATAGGCATCCAAAGATCCCGAATCGTAGAGATAGGCGTCAGGGCCTGCTACCCTTGGCATACGGGCAATTATTCCGTACATCCCATCCGCAGGGGTATCCATTTTCACAATATAGCCACCTACCCCTGAACCTGGAGGAGATGCCGGCAATGAGGAAGGATTTTCAAAAACTACCCTAGTCCCCGTACTGCCAAGAGCTTCCACATAGGATACCTTGAACATCGAGGTAAGGCCATCGTCTAGCCTGTTAGAGTAATCGTCCCCAGAAGGGGAGGTTATGCAGATGTAGTCACCACTTGTTATTTCTCCATGTGTGAATACACCTTCAGCAAAGGTAAAATCCCACACCCCCGTAGAGGAAACAGATAGGGAAGCTCCTGAGAAGACCTTTTTCTCTAAGAAAGAGCTGCCTGTTCCTCGTGTGGTGATAAAGGCGTCACCTTCCACTAGGATGTCGCCTACAAGAGGTGAAGTGAAATTCATACCCTGATAACCTGTAGTGTTATAAACGGGGTAAAGTATCTCTCCCGAAAGTGCTCCAACCTTATACCAGGAATGCTTGTGGGTGAGTACCTTAATGGAGTAGCTAGTAGTTCCAATAATCTCAGTGTTATCCCAGGTAACCTTTACTGGAGAACACTTAGATTGGCTAGTCCCTAGAACCATTGGATATAGGGAAGGAATGATGGAGGCTAGCTTAACGCTATCTTGCTTCTGCCATGGAGAAATAACACCCCCACTAACAGGAGCCTTAGTAAGGAGATAAGGAGTAGCAACAGGAGAAGAAACACTGCCATAGAGCACAGAGCAAACTCCTGTAATATCCCCTAAGTTATTGCTTGTCCCGTCATCTGTTGTAAAAGAGTAAGAGGTGCTTGTCCCTACCTGGGTTACAGGCAGCCCTAGGGTCTCATAAGTTTCCGTAACACCATTAGACTCCCTGTCAAACAAGGAGTACTTGGTGCCCAGATAGAAGCTTATCTCTAAATCGTTTGTTTCCGTAGAGGATGCGGTGCTTAGGCCATACACCCTGATGCGGTAGCCATCCACATCGTCGGCACTGTCATAGATGTTAAAGCTCACATTGGAGTATGTACCTGAGAAATCCTCCAGCTCCGTATCGTACCTTCGTACTGAGCGTACACCCAAAACAATTTGGTTTGTACCAGGTAAGCGCATACCTTCTTCTAGGTATATATAGCACTCCCCACTGACCGCGGTCCTGTGCAGGAACAACACCTGTCCAAAGGAAGAAACATCTTTATAGGACACACTCAACGTCTCTATTCGGTCGTTAGTGCTTAGGTAGGTTGTCCCGCCTGTATCCCTTCCATACAGCATTACAGGATTCCCGTATACAGAGTTTACATGGACCCTGTAGGTATCATCAAAACGCTGCTCCAGCATCTCTGTAGGAACATCTGAAAAACCCGAGTCTCCTTTAGCATCCCATTCCAAATCACACTTGAAGTAAGAGCTTCCGGTCAGAGTACCTGAAACAAGAGTAAGAAGATAATAGGAAGTGGGTGCAGTAGTGGCTACCCAAGAAGATGTAACCTTGGTTAGTGTATACTTTGTAGGATCCACTAACCCATTATCATCGTATATGGAAAAGTAAGGAGAGCTAGTAAAAGTGCTTCCAGTTACACCTGAATTTCGAATACTGACGGAAGTACTATTATACCCTGAAAAGTCTAGTTTAGCCATGGAGCTAATCCATGTCAGCTTAGTAACTGTATCCTGCTGAAAAGACTTTCCTGGGATAAAGGATCTCCGGGCAACTTCATTCTTGAGGGTTCCCATCAGGCATATGCTGTCCCCTCCACTAGCAGAACTGCTAGCTACTTTGTCCGCTTTTAAGGTAACTGCCCCATCCAGGGATGTAAGGCTTCCTTCCACGTCCGTAACCCTTCCCTGGGTAGTAGACGCTTTACCTGTAGCAATCCCCATGAAAGTATCATTAAGAGTCTCTTTCAGATTCTCCTTACCCAGAACTACCTGATGGCGTAAGTCCACTATGTCCGAGGAATACACCACTCCTGCATATTTACCATCAGGCCTTAAAGAGTTTCCACTGGAAATAGCCCTAGAACTTTTCCAAGAGGAATAAACGGTTGGGTCATAGTTGCTTTCTTCTCTCAAAGTCACAAAGAACATGGGAATAGCATAGCTGTACCCATCGACTGTCCCTAAATTAATCTTGTCCGCTTCGTTACCTCTTCCTGCACGGTAAAGTCCTGCGTCGCCCACAGAAGCCATACTTGAGTAAGTAAGAGTTGTCCCGCTATTAGATGCTCCCCATGCCTTTATGGCGTTATTGAAGCAGTCCATGTTTCCTTGGTGGGGATTTACATTCACCCACTCTGTCCTGATCCGATACTGGACCTGCACCCTGCGGGCAGTCTCCATCTTGTTGGCATCATGGTAGATATCATTAGGGACGGTAAGAAGGGTTCCTTGGTTACCATATTTCTTGATAACCTCGTTGTCCAGTCCTGTTACAACACTTCTCCAAACTTCTAAGAAAACAAAGGCATTTGTACCTGGGATTGGAGCTGTTTGCTCCATGTTTGCCAAAGTGATCAGATTATGCTTAGTGTCTGTAGATGCCCCAGTAGATGACACATTGATCAGCCAACCATTGACCACAGCCCAGCAGCCATTATCTCTAGAAGCCATGTAAAGGGAAAGGTCAGTACCTATAGATTCGCTGGTAAGGATAGTGCCTGATAAGGGAGAGGCTGCAAGAGCAGCACTAATATCAGGGACTTGTCTAATGGCCCCAACATCAAAAAACCCTGAGGCAGTCTTTGCCTTCAAATCCTGTTGACCTCTGTAAGAAGCCATCTGTCCAGGCAAGGTAATGTCAGTAGACAGCCCCGGGCGATGTTTCAATATAAAGGATACATCCCAAGAGCAGTCCTCGTAGGTTAAGCTTTGGAAGTCCAGTCCTGTGGTATCATAGGTATCCGACATTAGTTACTCCTAGGACCTTCTGATAGAGTTTTCATGAAAGACGATTGAACGACTTCCAGGGGCTCCATAGTGCTTAGCTCTATGACAGGAACATCTGCCAAGAAATCGACCAGCACCGCGAAGGAATCCTTAAATTCTGTTATAAGGTTATTTGGAATTGACCAGCTTACAGGATTTCCCGTGTAAGTGCGGAACATTCTTTCCAGCTTGTATAAAGGGGCCAAGGTCTTAAGTAAAAAGGATACTTGCTTCCTTATACTCTCAAAAGAGTTTGTTATATCAGGGACAAGCACACTTCCTATATACCTTTTGTCATCCATGGAAAGCTTGCCCATGTTGATCCTGTAAAGGACCCTGTTGATGGCACGAGTAGTGAGAGTCACCCCTTGTCCAATACTATTGAAAGTTTTATCCATTGTAGGGAAATAAATCCGAACAGGTTCAAGTTCCTTCTGTACGTCAGAGATGCCCCACATGGTCCCTATCAGCTTTACCCTTAGAATAGCTTGGGTCTTATCCATCAGTACTTCTACAGCGTTCAATACTTCTTCCAGCTGCTTTCCATAGTTGGCTAGATTCGTGTTTATCTGCTGGCTATCTGCACTGACCTGAGGATTACCTATACATTCTTGCTGGTCACTAGGCCCTTCTTTAACCAGGATATTTGCCTTTCCTATTAAATGGGAAAGTTCCTTAAGGAAAGCATCTAGATATTCTTCTGAAGGATATTTACCTAAGGAGTCCCAATCCCCTTTGTATACTGAGACGCTATTGCCCTCTACCCAAGAATCCCTATAAGCCTTGGCGATTAGCCCGGCCATGACCGGGACTATAAGGGGAATAGGGTTTTCATACAGATTGGCGTCAACAACACGATAACCATTGATTAACCCTAAGGCTAGGTTCCCATCCGCAGCTATGGTATAAACCTGATCGTCTAGGTCAACTTTACCAATCAATTCGGCCTTCTTTTCGGAGGCTTTTTTTACTATCCGACTCAAAGGACCCCCTGATTGATTAGGTTGTGATTCGAACGATGATTACAAAAGCCATTGAGTTAGTCTTATTCAGGACAGGGAAAGTCCTGTAGTTAACCATGGTTCCTGTATTCAGGGCATCCGTGGCATCCCCTCCAAAGAGACCCAACTCCACCAGTGTCCCTACCGCTTCACTTTCTGCAAAGTTGAATGAGTAGTCTACAATATTTGTAAATTCCTGGGTGGCTTCTCCCGTAGTGGGATCAATAAACACTGATGTGGTTATAGCCTTGCGATAAAGCTCATTTTCCAACTGAACCTGACTGGTAGTGGGGGCAGGAGGATCCTGAAGGTCCCAGGTGGGCAAGCCCGTACCTACTGCCAAACAAAAAATACCATGGGAGGGTTCTTTGGAGTCCTTCAAGAGACGAGCAACAAGGATAGAGGCCGTGTTGACTATCACATTTGGGGACTCCCATAGCAAATTCCCTTCGGAATCCTTAATGAAAATCTGCCCTTTCATCGTGTGAAACGCCTCTTCTGTGTGTCGAAGAGACATGAGCAAGCGGCTACTAAGCTTTTTGATGTTTCTTAAAACTTCTTTGACCTTGGACATGGCTAATCCTTCCTATGTGTTATAGTTACCCCCATAGGCCAAAATACTGGCCTATGGGAGCCCTTATAATAGGAGGCCAACGATTAGGAGATTATCCTGACCAGCTCATAGAAGGACACCAGCTCTACCGAGTTATCGGGGAGGATCTGACGCACTTCTGTCCTTTTCAGGTTCATTACTGGGTCAAACACTTCCGTGGTGTCCACTTCAGATTCTACCTGTATCAACCCGTTGGGGTACTGGCTTATGGGTACTGATCCCAAGGATTCCTTTGTGATAAGAACTGTCCCCCTAAAGGAAAAGGTTACCACTCGGGATTCTGCTAAAGACCAGAAGTACATCAAACTTCCATCTGAAAGGTCATCCATGGGTTCTTCAAAAGCATCCATGTAGGTACCTGGGGTCATGACAATCATGTCCTGGTCCCAGTTACGGAACTTGACCATCTTATCTGCCACAGCCTCTTCTAGAAGAAGATCCCTTTCTCCTGATTCCCCCTCTTCGCCAGGTCCATTGTGTATCTCGCTGGTAAGCAAGGGAGGGGTTGGGGTTGGGTAGTTAAAGTTACTTCTGTTACGTGGATAAGGGTCCGGATCAGGGTCTTTGAACCTAGTCTCGATAAATACTGTCCCCACAGGGGCGTACCCGGGCTTTAGCTCATTGATGTCTATCTTCTTTCTACGTACCACCTCGTTCAATAGAACATCCGCTTTCTGAATATAGGGGAACCTTAATGTGAATTCAAAAATCTTAGAGGTTGCAGTACTGAATACAAAAGGTCTGTCCAGCTTGGCCGTGGTGCGATTTATCGTATCCACTATGGTAAACTCAACCGTTCTCGGAGTACCATTGATGGTAGAGGTAATCGAAACGATAGACCCGACACGACAGTTCACCCAGTCTACAGATGGAGTAGCTGACTTCACTATGTCTGACCCCTTGATAGCATAAAGGCTACCATATACAGGCAGATCTAATGTGATGTCATAGCTTCCAGAGGGCCCTTCAAAAGCCCTATCCAGGAATGCCACAGCCTTGTTAGTAGGAGAATCCTTTTTGCTCACTATATCGGTTATTGTATAGGAGTAATCTACCCCTCCTGTGGATAGGTGGATCACAGACCCCACGGCATATTCCATGAAGTTGTTATTAACACCTTCTGAGATAGAAACCTCTCCGTTTATAGCCGTGATTCTACCAAAGGTAGTAGGGTTTTCCCTTCTAAGCAGATAGTCCTTGTAGTCATTGAGGCGAAGTTCCCTGTTGGGGTAGTACTCTTCCTCAATCCCAAACTGCAAGGTCATATTCCTGTCTTCACAGATAGAGTTAAGGTCAATATCCTCATACCCATCTACAGAGACTACCTCTTTTAGTCCCGTGTATATCTTTATGCGATTATGGTTGAAGTAGTCATCTATGGGTATGAATTCTACTACACCACCTGGTAGATTATCCACGTTGATCGATGCGGGTAAGTTATACCCAGCGGAGGTATCTACTGCGCCAGGGTCTACCACCAATTCACTAAAGACATGACGAGCCACGCTTGTAAAGCTCCTATAGAATGGTGGAATCCCTTTCCTAAGGACGGTCAAAGCAGGCAGACCATTTTCTAGGTATTGATCGTTCAACTCCACATACTTATCGGTATCTGTGAGGTATTCCCCACTAAAGACTACCTTGAACTGATTTGTTTTACTTCCAGAATCCTGGAAGCTGCCTCTTACCCCTGGACGGCTATACTGGTTCAACTTTCCAGTGTCTTTACCCGATACCACAGATGTCTGCGAGGAATCAAAAGCCCTGTATCTGTAGCTGTACTCTGCTGGCTTGCGGAACTGATCCAGATTATTATACAGACCCTTGAAAGGCTCAGGGTCCAGCTCTAAAGTATATGGGGACTCAGACCCATAGATAGTGTCTAACAAGTGCTGGTCACTATCTAGGATAAACCCATAGGTTCTTTTCTGGCTTTGGTAATAGTATTCAAACTCTAAAGAGGAACCCACCGGAGGTATGAAATTTATCTGGATGTGACCCAGTAGAGCCCTTACAAAAACAACTGATCCAGGAAGCTCAACACCATTGAGGTATACCTTCACATCCTCTGCTTGAGCCAGATCACCATCCCTATTCAGGATAGGGTACTGGTTCATCTGGTACGACATGGAGTTCCCATATAGCTCATAGTTTACAGGGCGGAAAGGCCACTGAAACCTAACAACAGGAGAACCTGCCTCGGATATGTTTACCTGAGCAGGAAGATCATTTCCTACTCCTCCAGAAACAAAATCTCCCGACCCTCCTACCTTGATCAGCTTAGGGTAGACATTCTGGAAATAATAATTTACCTGGAGGGTAGTGCCCGTAAGAGGGGTGAAGTTAAGAGCTACAAGCCCTTCCCATGGATCAATGCTTTTGACTGCTCCGGTTACCTTATGCCCATCAACATATACAACAAGATCATCCTTAGTTGCTAGGTTTCCCTCAGAGTCAACTAGCGGGACATTGGTGATTTTTAGATAGTTCCCATCTTCAGATATAGAAATAGTTGCCGAGATATTTATGAAGGTTTCTCCATCCTCCACGTAGTTGCCTTCAGGTATGACCACTTTTTCAGCATAGGGCTGAGGAGAAGGGTAGTTACAGTTATCCCGCATGTCCTCGTATAAAGGAAGCAGGGCAGTCCCCTGTGTGTCATCCATCAAGTTTTCAGTACAAGCTTTTACCTGCTGAGACCTTCCATTAATATCTCGTCTTCTAATGACGTTTGCCTGAAAGGAACTGCTGGCAATCACCAGGGGATTGTACTGGGCATAGTAATTGTCCAGAACAGCTTTTGGAGTTGCCCCCTCATGGAAGTTAAAGCTTCCTTCTGCCTTATTACCCAAAAAGTAAAGGTGGTCACCTACAGCAGCATCCTCCCATTCTATTCTATGTATTCCATCTTCCTGATACTTGTAAAATACGGACAAATCCGAGATCACCAGTTCAGTGTTTCCTTGTAAGGTAATAACCCCTATGTCTAGGTCGATGAACTCGATAGTCCCCTCCACCCAGTCACTGGATATGAACCCTGTGGACTGCTCCTCGGTTCCTATGAAAAGTCGGTACAAGGAGTATATAGAATTGGGCAGATCTGTGAGCTCGTAGATGTAGCTATTGCCATTCTCATCCTGGGCAATGTCCTCTGAAGAACACCCCAAAAGGGAGTACCCCTCTTTCCACATAAGGTCTGTTTCAAACAAACTGTGAGAAGGACGAATAAGATCAATAAAATAGTAGAGGTCCCTAATGTAAAGGCTAACCTCGGTACCCACTAAGGTTGTATTTTCATCCCCCATAAGGATGTTGGCTATCATCCTATGGGTGTCCTTGATAGAGGTGTAGGCACCTACCCTACGTGCATCTAGGTACATCTCCTTGACAGCAACGGGTACTCCCAAGATGCTAGACAGGGACTTGTTGATATTGGCAAGGGTGCTTCCACCAAAGTATGCCTTCTTGACCTTAATCAGAAAATCCCTATAGGTAGCATCGGTATACTCGAGGCTTCCTACCTTCTCCTCAATAAATAGGAGATCCCCTAATATTTGGAAAAGGAACTCAGGTCGAGTCTTGACATAGAACTGATCCTCAGCAATTTGCATCATCGAGGATAGAGCTTTCTCACGTTCCTCACAAAAAGCCGAGTACATCCTAGCTATCTTGGTTACTGGGACATTAGGGTAATTGTCTGCAAGGTTTCCAAGCATACGAGCTACAGAGGGAGTTACCTTACTCTGTATCTCCTTCTCAAACTCCGCACCGGACTTAAACCTAAGCCCACCTAATTCCTGTAACTTTTTCTGCACAGAATCTGCCATCTCAATCCCCTATCACTTTAGAACCGGCAAACCAGGCACCTTGTACAGGGACATTACTGACCTACCTGCACTAGGGCCCATGAATATCTCGTTCTCTAAAGTGGTATTGTCGTAGGTTGCCACTAGAGCCAAAAGAAGTTCCCCTCTAAGCACAGGAGAAACCATGTCTGAAACTACTTTCACCAGCATAGGGACAACCATCTTTCGAGGATTACCCAAAGATAAGCTCTCTCCCTTGAAAGTCATATTTTCCGAGCTCTTCGTGTAGTAGGTCCTACCCATAGGATCCATACCCGTCCCAGACAAAGTAACAATTCCACCAGGGTGTCTGCACACCCTCATAGGGAGAGTCACATGCCCCTCGTCTTCAGTGAAGGAATTGAACTTCAAGCCAAATAGGTTAAAGAAGAAGGACTGATTTGAAACCTTATCAAAGGTAGGTATCTGCTCCAAAGGATTATCAAAGTATGGGCACCTGTAGCCACCACCATTTCCGATAGAGGTGAGAACCATGTGTGAATAGCACTCAATGATCTTCAAGTCTATCGTGCTAGGTAAGGGATAGATTGTCTGAGGAGCCTGTGTCTTATATGACACATACACACCAGGATTAGTGCTTAGGGAGTTTGTCTCCTTAGCTAGCACACCCAGCAAGATCTTGCTTGGCAGACTACCTGCTGTGTAATCCTCAAGGACTGCCTGAACACTCTCAATATACCCTTCACTGTTAAAGGTAGGCTCTACCATAACAGTGGAAGCAATGTAGCTTGAGTTGTTGCTTGTTTCTACTGCCCAAGCATAGTACTTGTTGTTCCCTTCCAGGGTAGGAAAGGTCATAGCACCAAAAGCCTGGACATCCCCTTCGCTTCCGTCAAAGGTATACACATTAGCTGCGGTATTCCCGCCTATGCTATTCCCCAAATTCATGGTTACCAGAACCCCTTTATACAAGGAGTCCACTCCTCTCACTGTCTTGTCAAAGACAGAAACAAAAGGGTTCCTCGTTGCATCTACAGTTTCTCCCTTATCTATTGTGGAGAAACCCAAGGACACCGCAGTAGCTGTAGTGCTGCTAGGGGTAGTTACCTCAGCTACTATCTCAATGATAGAGTCCTTTACTATGGTATAGGTCGGAGATAGAGTCACAACCATAGAGGTATAGTCTTCTCCGTCATGTCCCAAGATGTTGGCTACCCTATACACTCCACCATCAGAAGCATTTACTATCCTGTGTATTCCCATAATGAAGAAACCTTCAATATTCTTGGGAACTGTAAGGGTTGTAGTATTTTCCGTGATCTCACGATAGATATGAAGTCTTACCATGGATCCACATACTTTGGGCTCTTCACCAAAGGACTCTGCAGTCATCTCAACAAAGTCATACAGCTCCCCCACACCTGTGGTAAGCTGGCGGACAACCTGGCTACCAACTCCCTTACCTATCCCATTATAGCTAACGGACTGGATAGGGTTTCCTGCAGAGTAGTTCTTAACCTGTAGAGGTTTATTTGGGGTCCTAGACAGTGCCACATTGTGGTAGTCTATGTACGCACCCTGAATTTTGTAGTTAACTCCAGCCCCAGCAATGCCTGATTCCCCATAGAATACAAACTGGGCTTGGGTTGTTCCCATTCCCGTGAAAAAGCCAGGAATGTTCTGTCCGCTAAGACCCGCGGTAGTGCTGTCAGTGCTAACGTATGTAGCAGAGTAGTAGTCAGGAGAATGATGGTACATACCATCCACCAGAGAGGTGAACAAGGCATTCGCGGGGGTATACCCAGTAACACCAACAATACCATTAGGGTCATCTCCTGCAAAAGCAGTTACCCCTGGAATGGCCTGAGAATTGAAGTTACCCGTATAGAACCCGGCCATAGCCGTTCCTGCGAACTCATCCACATAAGTGAGCAGGCTGCCTATCTGTCCTCCCCTTGTAGGAGAATTTATCATAGAGGTATTCAGATTCCCCTTTAACAGGTCGTCAAAGCTTCTACCTAGCAGCTCCGATGTGGATATGTCAAAGATCTTCCTTCTTACATCAAGGATGTCGTCGGAAACGATGTCTTCATAGATAAGCCCGTCAGGTCGAATTGCATTCAGGGAATCATCTGAGGAACCATTCACATTTGTAGTTGGATTATATGCTTGCTTGTTTCTGCGTGACACGACAAACATAGGTATAGCATAGCTAAACCCATCCACTGTATTTCTACAAGGGGCTCTCCACAAAGTATAGTCACCATTGACTGCCCCCATATTTTCATAGGGGTAGCTACCTGCAGTGATAACTGTAGAGTTAGGGCCCCTACTAAACACATAGGGTGCTCCTAGGCCCGAGTTCCTGAAGTTTTGAATGTCAATGGCCTCCACTACCCTAATCCTATACTGAATCTGGGTGCGAGCAGTTGTCTCCACTTTAATGTCGGGGTGGATGCTATCATTGGCCAAAAACAAAGTAGCAGGGGCACTTAGGTTTCCATAGGGGTACACCTTTCTTTGTATCTGCTTAACAAGATTAGTGTCCTGACCCTCCCACTGGGTGGTCCTACTGGATAGGTAGCTAGAGATTTCTCCTTCATCCCCTACAGCCCATCCTGTGTTTATGTCCAAGAAAGAAATACCATAGAGGTCAAAGGAAGCTGCGACATCCACAACTTTCCATCGAGCGCCTCCATTGGAGGTATATAGCATCATGCCATTATCCCCAGCAATCCAAGCTACATCCCCTAAGGAAAATTTCATATCCAGTGATTCAGAACCCTTCACAGTTCCAGAAACTGAGTGGTAGGTATAGCTAGAGGAGGTATAGCTTAAGCTGGCATCTACCAGGTAAAGGCCATCTACCTTTACATTATTGATGGCCGCTACCAGTTCTTCGTCCGTGGCATACTCCGCTAGAAGCAAAGGCTCACAATCTATCGAGGTTGTGGGGTCCGCTTGCGTGGCATAAGATAGTGTCAGCTTGGTTGGGCTGATGGTGTATGTCACCGCATAGATCACACTAGGGTTTCGTATGCTCATGGTTACTTGAAGAGGATAGGTAGGAACAATTTCAATCCTGTTCAAGTCATTAGAAGTGGAACCATACGAGGAAGAGGCGTCATCAAAGATGTAATTGGATATGTCAGCCCAATGATTACCCCCGTCCGTTGTACGAAGGATCAAACCATTGTTACCTACCATCCACCCATCGCTCATGTTAGAGAATCGGACACTGTTTAGCTGCTCTGTGACCAGCACCAGCTTTTTCTTATCCGAGGGATCGGGGATGTAGACATTGTAAACATCCCATTTAAGGCCCCCATCAATAGTCCTTAGGTAAACACCATTAGCCCCACAAGCCCACCCCAAATACTCTGTATAGAAGTTGACGGATAAAAGATCTTCGATAGCCTGTCCTGTACTTTCCACAAGTACAAAGTTCTCCATATCTGTAGACCTTAGAACTGTTCCCTTACTCCCAACAAGAATCATTAGGGTGTCACTTACTATGGTCATATCATAAATGCTGTCAGCAACAGGCAAGGATATCTTATCCCAGCTAAGACCCGCATTCTCTGTCTTGTATAGCATGCCATTGTCACCCGCCAGGAACCCCACGGTTTCCGTGATGAACTTAATGGCACGAATAGCATAGGAAGTCGGGGAAGGCTGAGACTTCCAGGTGACCCCGGCACTATCTGTCTTTAGAAGAATTCCATTATCCCCTGCAGCCCAGGCTAGGTTTGCATTCACTGTACAAACTGTTCGTAGAGCCCCTATTACAGTGATGTCGGTAGGAGTTGTTATTCCTGAGGTCTGGTCATCTATCAGACCTCTCCATACCTCCAGGAACACTCCATCTGCCCGAGCGCCTGCCACCAAAGGAAATTCGCTCATGTCTACTTTGTTGACATTCTTGCGTACATCCTGGGTACCTGTCACATATACAGGCCACCCATTGACTACTGCCATCTCGGGAATGGGGTTTGAAGGATCCTGAGTATAAAAGGCTTCTGTGATCCCGGGCTTAGCATAGGGTTCTCTGAAAGAGGCCCATCCCGACCCGTGGTTAAGGGCGACCTTACGAGTAAGGTCCTCCTGAAGCTGCTGCTGCAGGTTAAGTTCGGCATCAAGTATGGGCTTTCCTGCCTGATACACCACAGAGTCATAGTTGTACCCTTCGTTGTCGAAGGTATAAGAAACATCGGTTCCAAGGTTCTTTGCCATTTTTTATACACCTATCTCATTAAGTTTCTGTGGAAGCATCTACTGTGATGCTGTCACTGCCTACCACTAAGCTTTCTGTCTCCATTGCTTCCAGATCTGAAGCAAATTCTTCCCCGGGTGCCACATAAGTATAGTATGTAGCCCAATATTCATGGGTCTGTGGAGGTGTCCCATCAAAGGTGCTCACAATTATCCTTCCATCAGAACGGATGTAAGACCTTCCCGCAGCAATGGATACTCCTAAGGGACTATCCGCGGATACCAGGGCCTGCTCTCCTTCATAAACACCCTTGAACAATCCCGTAGACCCCCCTCCTTCCACTGTCCCATAGTTTAGAACAGGATCCACTGTGATGTAGGAGGTTATACCTTTGCCCGCATTGGTGCTATATACCTTGAAGTCAGCGTAACCTATGTAATCCTTCTTTATCAAGGACCCATTCTTCTTCATCATCCTAGCTAGGGGCAAGGACAAAGTACGAACACCTTTGACATCCTTAACCTTTTTGATGACATCATCCATGTTGACCCCTTGGCCAACTTTTTGGGAGCTGATGTAGTTTCCAAGTATCGTCTGAATCTGGGCAACGATGCTTGCCTCGCTGTACCCCTTTTCCCTTATAACCTTCAGGTAAATATCCACTTCGTTACGGACACACCCTTTTACCACAGCATCAGCAACACCATGTTTGAACTGATCCACTATGGTCTGGACCCTACTTAGGGCCCCATTAACGGTATAGGTCACAGAAAGATTCTGGGAGTGCTGATAGCTTACATATACAACAGACCCTGAGCGTATCTTGCTATAGGGTTGGAGATAGAGATAGGTATATCCCTCTTGGCCACCCCTTCCTATTGTGTAGTCTGTGTCCTTATCATACTCGAATATACCATTCTCATCGGAGGTGACAATTACCGTGTCTGTGTCCACCCCTTTCTTGGCCAGCTTAATTGGGTTTGTGCTGAAAAAGGGATGGGGTTCTGCTTCTACCTGGCGAATGGATTCCGAAGGAAAACCATTGTAAAACTGTATTGCCACACCGTCTCTTGCCTGGGTGGAGTTTCCTAGTTGCAGAGGATCCTCCAATTTTACCAAGGAAAAACTAGCTGTAGGGAGAGTTCCATCTATGTCCCCTACCACAGAAACAATACTTTCAACGGGCTGGTTATCCAGGACATAGGTGTTAGACCCCCTATAACGATAGTCCACCTCGATAACATCCTTAGTAGCTAAACCCACTGTAAGGTTCCAGGTATTAAGAGATAGCTGAATGCTATCACCATCACCCAGTCCTGCAACTACCCCAGCTAGGTCATAAGACTTGCTACGAGTAACATTAACAACCTTGATAACTTCAAAGATAGGTGTTGCCGGAGTAACCAGGGGGTTTGTAGTCCTGATTAGGAAGTTAGTGGCATCTTCCACATAGAACCTTTCTCCAGCATTTGCCCCGGCAGGTCCATTATAGGAGAATGCAATGATATCCTGTTTTTCTTCTGTGCTAAAGGTCTCGACATAGATATCAACCTTACCACCCAAGTGTCTACCTGTGTCAGGGTCAATATCCCTGATCATCATGTCATCACCTGCCTGGACCACTTTGGCTGACCGGACTCCTGGAACTCCTAGGGACTTAAGCAGATAGCCTCCCCTAGTACCAGTATCCAAACCAGCAATAGCCAGCTGGGCCCTATTTGCCAGGGATAGATTGCTTTCAGAGTCCGCCCCACCGTATGTAGGAGCGTTGTTCACTACCTTCAGACGAGGATCACAACCGGAAACCATCTGGGTAATAGCACCCGCAGAGACATTACCTAGAATACCTGGAACATAGGCAACAATGTCTACTTCAATCTCATATCTCTTTGTTACCGAGTTGTAGTAGGTACTCTTAGTGCTGTAGTACATCTTACGGGTCCCCTTTATTAGGAACCTCACCGACCCACCACTAGAACTATACCCCGACCCTGTAGAAATAACAGACCCATCATTAATGAGAAGACCTTCCACGGGAATATCAGAAGCGTACAGGGTTGCAGTCCCTGACGAGGCTACTGCCCCCATTCTCGTTATCTCATGGTTAGATGCTCTTAGATCAAAGAAGGAGTTGATTAAATTCTGAACAACATCTGTGTTGCTCACCTTGAGGGCAGCCATCAACTTCGATTTCTTGACTGAAGCATTTACGGGGTCAGAGACTCCGTCCCCATTTTCATCATCAAACATCACCAGGGTTCTAAAGGATTCTGTCTGTGCTAGAAAATCCTGGATAACATAGTAAGATGCAAATTCCTCACTCACTGGGTCCAAAAGATCCTTGTAAACAGTAGTGGGCATAAGGCTAGCGTTATCACTTATTCCTAAGACCCTACGAATCAGGGAAGATACTATCTGGTCCCTGTTTCTCTCAGGGATCTGGTTGTATACCGCAGCAAAGTTAAGGAACCTTCCACTGACCTCCACAGAATAGGGGCTCTCGACCACATACCCTAAGGTATTGTCGTACATCAAAGAGGTGGCAGTGAAGTAAAAAGTAGTATTAGCATCATAAGTGGAATTGGCCAGTTGTGATGCTGCTGTCAGTTTGCTCAGGATAGCCCCGGTCAACTGGCTAGAGTATTCCTTAGAGGTAAGGGCTGTTGTAACTGTTGTTTCAACAGACACTCCACCAGAGGAAGAGACTGTATTAGAAGTAGGTACTTCTACTGTTCTCACTCCAGAAGGAATCGTGACATAGGAACTATTTATCAGGGAGTACCCTTGGGCCCCGCCTCCCGCTACAGTTGCAACATAGAAGTTATACCCTAGGAAGGTTCCGTTGTACCCCGTGGTATCTACTTCCGAGCAAGAGACTTCCAGGTATGCATTATTTCTACGCACCTCTATCCCAGTGGGGGTAGGAGCCGAGGTTACCCTGTCAGCTATCGTGGTAAAAATCATTTGGATGTAGGAGGGGATGCTTACCTCCCCAGTACCTTCATTTACCGAGTAAAAAGCTAAACAAAGGGTTTTACCCTTGTACAGGCTTTCATTCAGATAAGAGGCATTAAAAGACCAAGGAACATCAGTGGACACGGTGCTGACCGCCCCACTGGTCATGATGGTCATGGCCTCGTCTCTTAATGAGCCACTGAAATTAGGCTCCTCGCTTGTTCCTGTGCTAATGATGTCGTAGCGATACTTTACAGTAGACGCCTCGCTGGATACAAAAGTACCAGAAATTAGCTGTGACTTTGAGGTAGTCCGGAAGCTATCCAAATCAGTTGGTACGATAATAACAGGTGAACTTATAGCCATGTCTACCTAGCCCTATAGTTTGTTAGTTCCAAAATCTGAGTGTAATCATAGGGATTACCACTTTGGCTAGTGTACTGAACAAACAAATTGATTATTGTCTGGTCAGACGAATCCTGTGTGACTTCTATTGTTTCTACAGTTTTTAGCACTTCGTCAGGTGATACCGAGGGGTTCACAGCTTGATGCTTCTGCTGAATGGTCCGCAAGTTATTCAGGGCAGTTTGCACCTTAGACACGATTTCCATCTTAAGAATTTGAAAATCTGTTATCTTAGAGCCAACCAAGCCACTCAGACCACACCCTGCCCAGGGATAGTACTTGTTGGTACCCAAGGAGGTCACAATGGTTTTTTCTACTTGCTGGATGAGTAAGTAAGCCCCTGACACTATCTTGACATCCCCTGGGGATACCTCTACAAGATCGTCCACAAAACCTGTCTCCAAGCATTTGGGGCAGAATTGAGGGAAAGTACTATAGGTTAGCGTGTAAATAGGGGACAGGTATAGCTCAGGCTCTGTCAAAACAATCTTAAAGTACTTGTTTTCATACAGCAGCTGCTTATCCTGCACATAGGAGTATCTCTCCGCTGCTAGGGCCTCCCCAAACCTGGACAATACTGCAAAAGACTTAGAAGCCACCGGAAATTGGGGGTACAAGGTTAGACGATCCGGTTTTAAGGTCAGGATCTCCTCGTATATGGTATGGTCGCATACATTCTGAATTTTTATGTCTTTTGTAGCCATATAAAGCAGAACCTTCCTATGGATACACCAAGGAACAGGGAAGTGCTGATAAGTGGCTACCGATTAGAAGATTATCCTGATACCTGCTTAGTCAGGTCACTAATGCTCCTTATTGCATTACGAACCATCTCTCTTGTGGTGCTTGTCTTGACCCTTTGCTCTAAAGCCTTAAACTGGTCCTCGTACATTCCCCTCTCTTTTTCTGTGAGTGAGGTATTCTTTTGTAGGGCCAAGTGAAAACGTGCAGATAGCATGATGAAATCTTGGCTATTGACTATTTCCGCCCCTAGTATGGGACTGCTGTCCTCCGCTGCTGCAGACTTTTGTACTTGTCCATTTACCACCAGGTTCTTATCCTTAAGTGCTGCTTTTAGGGATGTCGCATCTATAGGGGACTTAGTGTTACTACATATATCCATAGACTTAGGTGCTTGTCGGCTTGCCCACCACATGTTAAAGTCAGATAGCCATTTAGTTCCTAAGGCTGGGACGGGGGTAAGCCCTAAGACTACTGTATTTAGCCCCACAGGGGTGCTAGAAGAACCAGACAGCTCTGACTGCAGATACTTTTCATAGCTGGAATACCTGCTATTGCCCTCAGCCACCCCATTAACCATGGTAACATACCCATTCTTCTGCTCGTTGTTCTGGGTAATTCTCTTCTCCTTAAAATCCTGCACTATCTTTTCCTCGGTAGTAAAGGAGTTAAGGACATTAGCATACCCTACTGAGGTAAAAGCAGAAAGGGCCTTCTGCCATATACTAGCGTCAGCAGTGTCGGTATCACTTAGGTTATTGAGCTCCATGATCTTTTCGTCGATACTATCTAGCTTGGTATTCATCTCCTTAATGCTTCTCTTAACAGCATCATAAATATCAGGATTGTTCAGGGCTCCTGATGTTGGTAAGCATTTGAAGGATTGCAGCTTCTCTGGATTAAGATACACCAACTGGTCTGGAAACTTTGAGTAGTAGGTCTTCCTTACTACCTCTATTTTGCTTTTTACCAGGTAAACGTGGGCCCCAACATCTGCATCCCCTGGGGGCAGACCCGTATTTGCTGAGGCATCTCCCCATCCTAGCTTGGCACCTATAACCTTAGTCCAGTCCCATTCATAGTCGGTATTGATATTGTACTTTTCAAGCAGGGATTTTATCTCCTTAAGTAGCTTAAGGACTTTCAAGGCCTCAAGGGAGTACTCCCTTAGGTTCTTTAATACTTCTGCCTTAGATATTGTCTTGTTGGCCATTTGTTATCCCTTATTCTCGACAGCTACCTTATCTTCCTTCAATTTTCGGAGAGTTTCCATTTTGAGGTTAGCCTGTAGTTTTGCATTCAGAATCTTGTAGTTTATCCTACGGAGGTACCTATCCTCGTTACGGATTTTCTGCAGTACACTGATCATGCCCAACTGAACATCTTGCTGGCTTACCCTTACCAAGGAACTATCCCCCGATTTTGTGTTCTCCACAAAATCTACGGTCCCCAAGTTCATAGCTGCTGTGTTTCTAACAGAGCTATCAAACTCTGGAAGTGTTGTATACACATCACCCCTGAACCCTAGCTTATCCAAATAATTCTCCTCAGCCTTTTTCAAATCTGAGATATAGTCCAGTATCCCCTGTATCTCCCCCTCAATAACAGGAATAGCCTGCATCCGTTGCTGGTGGGACATCCTTGCTATTTTCAAGAACCATTCAAAGGTCTGTGCCCTTGGGGCTTCTACCAGGCTTTTCGGATCGAAGATCATTATTAACCCCCCATGAACCCAGTTATTGTGGAAATAACCTTATCTGCATACTTAGAAAGATCCTTAGCACTATCAGACTTTCCCTGGGTATAGTCCCTTTCCCTAGCTTCCTTAAAAGCCTTTTTTGCAGACTCAAATTGACCAGCCTGTTTAACCTTTTGGATCTGAGCCTTAGTTGCACCTGCCAGCTTGTCAAAGCTGGCTCCAGGGTTAGGAGCTCCAGCGATCAAAACCAATCCACCACACACCGCACACAGGTTGTCCTCAAATGGGTTTGGAATTTTAGGTAGGGTGGATCCTTCAGTTACTTTCCTTTCTCCCGCATGCTTGTAAAAAGGGGTGGGGTCAGGAAGAGCAGCATCTTCAAATCTTTTCTTGAACCCTTCTATACCACCCTTTTCAGAGGGTATTGCTAATATCATGGCAGCCCCACTGAACTGGAGGGCCCTTAAGGCGTCCAAGACTTCCTTTAGCTTAGTAATAAACTTCTCCAGATTCTCTATCCACTTTTCCATAGTCTTGATCATCTTATCAAAGTGCTTGGTATTGGACTCAGACACTGTTTCCAATCGCTTTGCCAGCCCATACAAACCACTCATAAGAGAGTCAAAGGTATCACCCAGCATCCCTCTTAAGTTGGTATTAACCCAATAAGGAGGATCTCCCGTAGCTACCCCCTGTCTAAATCCATCAGGAGTCTCATAGCTTGTTTTAAGCGCACTGTCCGGTAAGCATGTGGAGGCTACAGCAGAGGTAAAGCCTCCAATACCGGGGCTCTCCAGCATACCCCCATTCTTGTTCTTGATTAGTGGAGTAACACTGTAATAGTACAGTGCCCCATCATCTACTTCAAAATCAGTAAAGGAGGTATCATCCCCAAAAGTCTTGGCCCATACATCAAAAAACCGATCTGTCTTTGATGTGAAAGTGTCAGATAAACGGAATGTTGGGTCATAGAAAGTCTTAAAGTAGTCATTAGGATTTATCTGACTTCCTTCATCCTTCTTCTTGGTGTAAACACCCTGTGGTTTTCCCATATTCCTTCTAATACGATATCCATCTATGGGTATCCCCTCTGGAGATGCCCATGTCAGCTTGATCGCAGGATACTTCACTCCACCTATAGAAGAAGTCAAAAAGTTGCTAGCCGTTAAAGCTACATTCGCAACACTGCCCCCTTTACTTTGTTCCTCTGTCTTATAAAATAGACCAGGTGTGGCCGTCAGGGCACTTACTGGAGCTAACTTCAGGGATTCATCGTTTAGGTACTTGGCCAGGGCTTGAAGATCCTTTAACAAGTCCCCCAGGTTAGTGGCCCCTACAAGTGCCAACACAACTCCCCCTAGGTAATCCCCCTCATAAAATATAGGCCTATTAGGATCAGACACATTAGTCAAGGCATTGCTGACCTTGGCCTTGAACTCAGGAAAACCTGCGGGTTTGTAGTCTGGTGAGAAAGGAGTGATACTAGGATATACTAAAAGTCCATATACACCTGTCGAAGCAATAGACACAAGTATCTCTTCAAGTACCTTCAGAAGTTCCTTTACTGCATAGTTAACAACTAGGAATAGGTTGTCCCAATCCTGTTGGAAAGCGTTGATTACCACAGAAACTGCTTTTAGCACTTCTATGGCTATACTAAGACCATCTACCAGTGTGCCTACCCCGTTAATGGTGGTATTAGCCGCTTCTTTGGTGGCGTCATCTACAAGGCTTGCCGCTGAGAAACCCGAGGCATACCCTCTCCATCTATCTGAAGGGGCCACCTGGGAGGTAACGGTGCTGGTAGAAGAGTTTTGCTCTTGTGTTACTGAGGAATCCTGCAGCTCTTTCAAACTCTCAAAAGAGCTATCCGGAAAAACCAAGATGGATTCTTTCAGTAAAGACTGATTTTCACTTGTCGAAATCATGCAGTTCTCCAGTCACAGCAGAGACTTCCTCTCTTTTCTTAGCCACTACTTCCTGTAAAAGTCCCACTACCCTCTGAAAACCTGAGGTCACTTCAGAAGGGGGCAACTCCGCAGGCCTCTTCCATTGCAGGGTTTCATTGTTCATCATAGGACTCCTTTACAGCCTTCTTGGCAGGTAGATAATACCCTGCCATCCCAAAAGTCTTGTGGAGAAGTTTCTTTATCCACATCTCCCTATTGTTGTGCAAGCTCTCCCCGGACACCCCAAAAGAATTCTTTATCTCTGCTGCCCTTACAGGGTAATAAGACAAATATCCTTCAACAGTGGAAATCCTAGAGCCTTCTTCCATTTTCCATGTCAATAGATTATCATCAGAAACAGAGTAGAAAAGAATGTCTCCCTTAACCCCAAAGGGTATAGTCAATGAACTCCCATTAGCCAAAACTCGGGCTGTACTTATAGGTACCAAAGTGCCATAGGAGGTTGTGTCGGGGTAGTTAGCGTTCTTGGTACAAGACAGAACTCCTAGAGAGTTTAGCTTGTTTACCAATTTTGCCAGGTTTGAATAAGAGTCATAGGCAATATAGGTGGAGGTTGCTCCTGCTACAACAGTCATACCATTCTCTGTAGAACTTAGGGTGATACCCGTGGCATACGTTGCCTTTAGTGTTATGGCATCATCCATCTTTAATGTCTCAGAAGCCCCAGAAGAGTATCTCTTGGTACTGTCAGACAGTGAATCCCAGGACCCATATGGCTGAGTGACATAAGTCCCCTTCATATATGAGTTATTCAGATATGTTGGGAACACTGCCTTTGCTGCCCCGTCCGTCCCCAAAGGAACAGTAGCGTCCTTTGCTCCTGTACCATAAACAATTCGAGGGTCCACTGTAGAGGGGAAGTACGAGGTTACCTTAAATTTACCTATGTTGCTGGAGGCAAAGGACTGAGCTAATAACCCATTTGCCTCTGATCTGCTCAAGGTCTCTCCTTGAAAGGAGCAAACGTAAGCTTCGGCAGCCCCTCCTGAAACCTGAGACAACTTAGCAGAGTCCTGGGCTTTCTGGCTATCTGTCTCAGATATATACCCGGCATACACTGCAATTGCTTGGTTTGCACCTGTATATGAGAGAGCCACCTGTTCCGTAGCATCTTTCTCATAGGTTATACCGGAAGCCCCTGCAGAAGCACTCTTAAGCTGTTCTAGATGCTCGGAAACTGTTGCAACAATAGTGGTCACTGGAGATACCAAAGTACCTGCAGAAAGACTTCTATCTATTTTATCCGAGATATCCAAGATTTTATTAATGCCTGTGATGAGACCTATCCTCTCTTCCTTTTCATCACTTGCCATATTCTTGCAGTTCAGGACATTAAGAGCACCCTTGTACACAGTACTTTTATCGAATCCTAAATCAACATTACCTGAGGAGGCAGTGCTACTGAATCTCACCCATGTCTTAGAACCTCGGGCCCTTATTACCAGGGCAGATCTTTTTCCTGGCAGCTTACCAGTATCAGGGATGCTTAAAGGCCATTGAAAGGATAGCATCTCCTGTAGTTGAGATGTATAGTTGGGCCATGAGTAAACATCTTCTACGTCTACGATAAAGACTGAGGACAAGCTATCAAACAGGATCCTAGCAACTTCCTTGAGGGAAAGATAGTGAGGTAAAGGTAGAGTATCATTTTCAGTCAAGTCTACCACTTGCTTCGTCCAGGTTTTTCCTGCATCTATAGAGTACTCTAGAGCAAAGTTATTCTTTACCCCTTGCATAACAAAGACATCACCAAGCATTGAGGACACAGCCTTTGCCCCATGGTGACCCTTGTCATCCACGAAGTACATCTCTCCAGGCAAACTTCTTATGACAGAGTATTTAATACCATAGAAGCTTTTTACCTTTGAGAAATCCGGGACATCTGTAGTCGCCCCTTCAATAAGAGGTGTTACCTTTACCTTAGAGGAGGTATCTACGGATACAATGGTGTACTCGATGGGGGAGCCCTCTAAAACAACCTTATCTCCTGCTAGCAAGCCATTGGCCACGTCATTAAAGTTAGAGTAGGGGCCCACGATGTACCCATAGGTACTATCATTGTACACTGCCACGGTATCACAGCAGGTGTATGTTTTTGCAAACCGTCCATCCTCCAAGGGTACCAGGGATGTGTAATCATTTGGGAAAAACTCGGACATACCAAAGTTCATCTGATGACAAACATCCACCCAGCTAGTTCTGGTATCCCTTTCTAATGTAATATTTCCAGCCTTCAGACCTAAGAGGGCAGAGTACTCCTTAGCAAAAGGCAGCATTCTGTTCTTATAATAATCTGAGACCTTCCAAAGTACATTGCTCGCTAGGTAAATATCCCTTAGCTCAGAGATGGTGTTATACACAGCTCCTTCTATCTTACCTGAGGTAGACACAACAATAGGGCCCTTACTTCCTGTAGGCTTAGGACCTTTCAGGGCTTCCTTTTTAGCATCAAGGTAGGGCAAGGCCCAGTCGTAGACAAAGATCCCTTCCTTCATTGTTTCTATGTAAAACTGGTCAGGAGCCAAGTAGTCATAGGCCACATTAAACTGTGTCCCCTTTACCGTGGACACAAACTGCTTCCCGGAAACACTTATGGAAGAAGCCCCTTGGTTAGAGGGGTAGCTATAGGAGAGCTTAAACCTATCCCCTTTAGCAATTGTGTTCCCTTCAGTTAACCTGATAATGCCAGATTCGGAAGAGTATTCTACACCCAGGGTTAATGCGGTATAGCTGGTTTCTCCCCACCTCTTTCGATACAAGGTGGGGAAGCTCCTGAATGTATAGGGTAACTGGTTGGGGTTCACCTCCGCTACTATAACACCCAGGTTTGCAGAAGGTATATCAGTAGCATTAGCATAGTAGGTTACTTGTCCCGAGAAAGAATCCGCCAGTGCGTCTAGGGTGCTCTTTATTGTCTTACCAGAGGAATCCTCTGAGTAAACCACTTCGGCACTTGTCTCTGTACTCTTTGTGACTGAGTAAGTAGTCCCTGCCTTTTTTAGAGCAAACCTGGTGGGTTCATCTACTTCGGGAGCTTGTAGAGTTGCAATAGGAATGGCCTCACCTAGTATGGCATTCTTTGCAGATAGACCATTATCTCCCTCCTGATAAACAGGGGCCACCGTTATCTGTGCCGAGATTGTTGAAGAAATAGAAGCCGATAAATTGGGAGATATCGAAAGAACTGTTTGCCCATTCGAGTAGGACTTTCCTGTAATCTGATAAAGGCCATTACCTTCCAGGGATAAGATGCAGGCAGCTTGACAAGGTATTACCCCTTCCAATGTTATCTGACTTGCTTTTTCAGCAAAAGCTGAAGAAGTGGTATACGTCTCTTCTACCCAAGGAACCAAGCTATCCGAAGCATACCAGTATAGATTTTCGATCAGGCGTCGAGTTGGCTGTGTGAAGTTCACCTGAACATTAACCCCGTCAATACTGGTGATTGAGGATATACACACAATTTCCATTGACTTTGGATCTGTTGTACTTGTGAACTTTAAGAAACCTCCAGTTACAATACCCAGTGAGGATACCGTTGTACTCTCTAGTACGATGTTAGAGGATCCTTGGGGAAGCCTTCTGAGTATGCGTACTAAGGGGTAGTATGGTAGGCTAGAAGAGGTATAACCGAAGGATACCAAGGCATAGCCTGCCTTGAACATGGTGGGGCTTGCCTCTGCAAGAGTGAGAACTCCATTATCCTTTGAGTATTTACTCCCTGTTAAGGGGATACTCCTTTTTTCCTTGGTGATTAACGTCAGAACTTCAAGACCAGGATCTTTGAATCCCACAGCAACAGACATTTCATTGAGGGCCAAAACAGGAATATCTTTCACCTTGAAATAAAACTTATTGTCTCCCACGGATTTGGCATATACTGTGACTTTTAACGCGGGTTTGTATGTGATGGATATTGCCTTAAATACCCCTGCGTAGGAATCACTTAACCTGATAATACCGTTAGAGTAGAAGATGGTATAGTCCGAGGATGTCAACTCCTTAGACTTGGTACCGTCCTTATAGGTCGCTGTTATTCTAACAGACCCAGGGGCAACAGGGAAAGCATCCGTCCTAAGATCAGAAATATCTTCCACAGGTTGGCTTGTGGTGCGGGTAGCTCCCTCAACCAGATAGTTTAGAAGGAGGGTTTTGTTTGGGTCTGATTCCCCTAGAAGGTAAAAGGTTCCATTCTCTCTGTTTACCGTAAAGTCTATGTTCTCCTTCAGCAACTTGGCCGAAGAAAAGGATTCCTCTGTTATACCCTCCATAGGATCATCGGACAGTCTTATCTCTACCCCTGAGTATATCGCGCCTTTATCATAAAGGACTGCCCCTATAAGATCTTCTTTTTCAACTCTGTCAAAGAGGGTAATAACCCCCTGAAGAGGGTCTACCATGAAACTCTCGTTAGGGGTTAGCTGTCCACCAGCGTTCACACTAATGGAATCTTTCCAAACAGGATTTATTGTTTCCCCGTCACTATCTACTGGCGCTATCTTACCTGCAAAAGAAGAGTCCACGTTCTCTGAGTAAGAGAAATCCTTCATCATGCTAATTATGACGGAGGTAACCTGGGAGGGAAGTGGTCTATATCCATCATACACTGGGTTATTTGTGTAAGACAGGAGGTAGTCCTCCCCATAATCAAGGTTTGCCCAGTCCTGACCGGGATATTTTACTTTGACAGCCACCTTGGAGGTATCACCTGGTTCATTTAGCGAAGAAGGATTTGGTGCAGGAGAAAAGGTTACCACAGAGTTATCTGCTTGCGTGGGCTGTAGGTTCTTCTTTATGATACCTACTAGGTTAATGTCAGCTATCCCTGTTTCCCCATTGGGAACAGAATGCCCCTTAATAGAATCCATATAGGAAGAAGCAGTCTGATCACTTGTGGTGCTGTAGGGACCACTTCTGTGGGATGCGGCATCGTTGCCTAGTGTCCATACACCTAGCTGAGCATCATATGAGAATACATCTACCCCCTCCTGTCCTGGGTCTGAATAGGAATAGAGTTTTGCTCTTCCAAATTCCCTTTTCATGACCTGAGCCACTCCCGTATTGGTAGTAGCCCCGTTGGGGGAACTATACTGCAAGCTAACTACTAGACGGGTAGGTGATTCCTTGGTAAGGATTGTATAAAAAAGCCCTCCGAGTTCTTCAGGCCTTAAAGAGTCCCCTACCTGTACATTAGAAAACCCATTTGGAGTAGTTGTTGTTACAACGGCACTTCCCTCTTGGAAAGTCACAGAGGCCACTGTAAAGGTAGTGTCCGAGGTTATCTCGGATCTCATCAAATAACTTTGAGGAGTTACCGTATCCGAAAAGGAGGCGGTCTCAGTTACCAACATACCTGCATCAGGGTCATTCTTCTTACCTGACATGGCATTTCGAACAACTCTGTTGCTCATGTAGTTCAAGCTTTTGAACTTTGTAATATCGTCTGCCACAAAAACCTCTGTTATTTCTTATACAAACTGTGCTGGGAATACTGTTGTTGCAGGAGCGGGCCCCGATGGTCCCACTATTGCCAAAACAGGGACTACTAAGGATGAGGACATAGTTGTACAAACGCCCTCGGCTATAGCAGCAGCTATCGCCATAGCCTGTGACCCCACTATCCCTAACGACGCAAGATTGGTTATCAATATCGTCGTAAAGCTGGCGGGGTCAAATGATACAGCCTTAGCAGTACCAGTCCCTGTTCCTACCCCAGGGGATACCCCAAAGAGTACTAACGAAGGAATGGTATTACAGATACCCGTACTTATCGCCATACATATGTTGAAATTATTAGCCCCTGTAAGACCTTTTGAGGCCATCGAAGAAAAAATTGCAGAAGCCATAGCAGGAGGGGTTACACCTATAGGTGGAGAAGCTCCTCCTACGACACCAGCCCCAGCGGTTCCTGCAGCTACCACGGACATAGTTGCAGGTAGCAGAAACTGACTCTGGCAGGTCATAGCGACAGCCATTGCTATTTGGCTGAAATTCCCCCCTACGATACCTAGGGAGGCTCCCGCCACCATTATTGCGGACTGAGCTGTAGGAGCAGCAAAAGGCATCACATCCCCGCAGTTACTTTCAAAGAGGGAATAAGGGGAGCGCCTGTGGTGTAATCCTTATGGGACAAGAACGTGATGACCCCTGACCTTGTTGCCACATCACCTATACCCACTATAGGTGCATTGATATCTACTGCCACCATACCCTTGACGGAAACACTGGTCCCCCCTACTGTGACAGTCCCTACCGAAGTGTTAACCCCAATATTCCCCGTTGCTACGCTTACATCATAGTTTCCTAGGACAACTGTAGTCTTGTGGCTTCCGGCAGCAATGGTATCCTCAATATTTCCTGTTGCCACTGTTCTCTTCACATCACCAACACCTACCTTAAGGGTATGGCTTCCCAGGGCTATGGTGGTCTCGTCATCACCTAGCAAAATAGTTTTGCTGTCACTTCCCTTGACTATCTTCTCGGTACGTGTGGCCGTCTGCACCTTAATGCTTCTTATGGCGTTTATGGATAAAGATGAGGTGGTGCTGATTGTTCTATCCCCTATGACTGACTCACTATAGGACCCACCCACGGAAACGGATCTTCCTGCCTGAATTTCTTCGATAATGCTGCCCCCAATAAGGAATTCACTGTCTCCAGCAATCTCTTCTCGGGAGTTACCTGCAACTCTTACAACTTTTTTATAAGATGCTTGATGCACTGTGTCCAGGTCATTACCATCTAAGTCCTGCAAGACATCTTTATCATAGTCCTGAGAGAACCCATGTTCAGTGTAGGTTCCTCCCAGGTATCTAACAACGGAGCTTCTGCTAAGAATACTTTTAGCGGGACTGTCCGTAGACTTCCCAACTACCCAGGAGATACCTCCCTTGGTGTACATGTCCCAGGAAAGACCACCGTCTTTGACAAAACCCCACTCTTCCTTTCTTCCACCCTTTGCAACTAGAGAGACCGATATGCCCGGGGTGTCCCCTTTTGTCTCCCCTATGTAGGCATGCAAAGCTCCTTCCTTGTCCTGTCCAAAGAACCCCTTGTCCGGTATCTGGTAAGCCCAGGCGACTCCACGAGACCCTAGGGTATCCCCATTACCTGCAGGATTGATAGCTTCAAATAGTAAGCAACCGTTTCCTCTTGTCCCCTTTGTAAAAGCAGGTGCTAGAAATTTACCGTAAGTCCCTGTGTCATTAGGGTTATTCCCCACCATGTTCCCCATAATATGAGAAACCTTAGGCAACCGGGGCTTAGGGTTTACCCCCTCGTTTACATCATTTATAGGTTTTGAAAGAACACATGAGTCCTCTACTTCAAGTCGATACTCATTGTAGACTAGGTCGTTATACTGGTACCTTCCACCTATGTAAACACTACGGTTACCATCGGAATGAATTACTTCCGTGGCTTCATAGCTTATGTCATTCTCACCAAAGTTCTTAGTTTCTAGAGAGTTTCTTTGGATGGGGCCGGCACTCCTCCATACACCGTTGGCAAACATATAGTTCTGTTGTGAAGTAGCTATTACACTCCCATCACCAGATCTTATATGAAATCCATTGTCCATGCTATCGAGAAGTTCAACATCCTCATCCAAAAACAGTTCTGCTCCTTGGGAGGATGCCATTCTTCCTTCCCCTGGTCGCATCCTGCGATACTTGGCAGGCCTTACCCTCATTAACTCACGAATGCTATCTGCTGTTTCCTTTGGATACAGAGAAAGAAGCTCACACTGCAGGGCAAACTCAGGTTGTGGTATAGCATAAGCTACCGGGACCAAACCAAAGGAAGAATCCATTAGAACTACTAGGGATCCTACTTCTGGGTAGATACCCATAAACCCCGCGGGTCCTACATAAGGAGAGAAAATAGGGATGTCTGTAAGGAACTGAGAAGAACCCTGAACCGCCACATCCATAAGATTGGCGTCCGCATTCACACGGGATATTACTCCTTTAACTGTCCTCTTCCCGTTTTCCTTCCACAAAGCCCTAGGAAGTGCCTCTTCCTTATGATAGTGGGCACCTGTCTTTCTGCTAGGAGAAGGAGCTCTTTTGTCTTGTACGGCTATTCTTATTCCCATAGTTCCCTCGCTCGGCTAAGCCAAGTCTATACTAGCAACATCATCAGACTTATCAGTGGTTTCTTCTTTTGTCCCTGCAATTGTCATACCTGCATTTGCGGGGGTAACCACCGGAGCCACAGTCTTGCTGGCTCCCTCTAATCCAGGTAAATCCAGGGTAGCCACATCTTCTGATATATCTGACCCAGAGGATGATCCTCTTATGGTAGAGTCTGGCCCCATAATAAGAGTAGCACCATAAGGGAACCCTCCTATATGTTGGAACCCGTTTATGTCAGTGTAGGGGTGGGACCCCTTTGCAGATTCCTCTGCAGTCAAGTTGGGCTCGCTCGGGTCGGACTGCTCCTGGAACATATACAGTTCACTAAACCGAGTTGCATCAAAAGCCACAGGTTTGTTTGCATCACTAGAGGTATCCTGGAGATTCCTCATAGAGGTCGCTTGTACAGGAACCCAAAAGCCGGGGGTAGGTGAAGCTGTAAGATTATTTGCCCTGTAATACCTATCAGTGGCTGTAGGCTTCCTAGCATATGCGGCACTAGGGTTGGACTCTCCTTTTGTCCCCACCCCTAAGTCATCCATTGCCCTGGCTGCCTCCAGCTTTTTCGAGGCATCCCTACTATCAAAAACACGCATGACCTCTTTATTTTCTTCCTTTACTATCTGTGAAGTGGACAGGTTGTCCCCATACTTGAAGGAGTCAAAGGGTTTGTATATATAACCCCTCATCAGTTCACCATTGTTGTTATACACTCTTGTCCTCCGAGCACATAAGGACAGGGTTGTAGTGGCGCTGGACCCGAAAGCAAGGGAATGGTTTATGGACTTAACATAATAGAAGGTATCCAAGTGGTCGATGTATATAGGGTATCCTACCCTTAGCTCGGGCCTATGCACAATAGTAAGGCTGGCAGTGAACACATTGATATTTGCCTTTGCCATTTCACTGCATGCCATAGCCCTTATTCTACGTGGAGAACCACCATACATAAGGGTAGCAGACTTCTCCCTTATTCCATACTTGTCCATCATAGCAAAGTCAACATGATAGGCTAGATATGGGGCAGCAGTGCCTAGCTGGATTAGTGGAGCCGTTGCCTCCATAAAGGTAACCACCTGTGTGGAATCCTCTGCAGCATTAAAGGAAAGGATGTCCTCCAGCTTAATCACATAGATCTTGTTTCTGATAACATTCATGTTGAAGAAGGGAGGTTTGAAAACAAAGACGCCATTAGTATCCTGAAAGAATTCAAACCCAATGCTATCCGCCACACGGGAGGCTGTCTCAAGCTTGGTGTATTTAACGGGTTCCGTACCTACTTGGTATTCTTCCATGTTACCAAAGGGAAGGGTTTCACCCATTATACCAAAGTCAGGAACAACATCATCACCTGCCTGCTGAAAACGGGAAACTACATAGAAGGGATCTCCTTCCTCTTCATACCCTGAAGATACTTGATCCCCCGAAGTTCCTGAAGTATTCTCAGTAGCTACCTTTTTTGCATCATAGTTATCCTTGTATATTTTCCTAGCAGCGTCCGTTGCCGAGGGTACTCCATTGGTATCCTTCCTACTAGCTGCGGAGGCTTGCTGATCTCCTATATCCTTTTCTCTTACCGCGGTAAGCTCATTGGTAGAGTTGAGGTCTATACGACCACTAATACCATACATCTCTAAGTTTGAAAAGTTTTTCTTTCCACTTGTAGGAAGTACAGACCCCAAGCCATATCTGTCTTTCCAATCCTTAATAACGGCTCCTGCTAACAACTCATAGGCACCTTTGTTGTTAGTCCCGTCCTGATTGGACAAGGTGTAAGGAGCTTCTGTCTGGCTCAGATCTGACCCCTTCGTGAAGGTAGGGAATATGAAATTGTCAAAGCCAGTCTGTCTGAACAAGTTAAGGATGCATGCCCAAGGGTTCATGAATCTATAAAGGCTACCTGCATTGCCTGGAGGGTTACCACCGTACTTCTCCTGAACACTAGAGTTAACAATATTCACATATTGGTACTCCCACCAGCCAAGACAATCCCTACAGGCCAAGGAGATATTAGCGTTATTTCCTTGGACATCCTCATTAACTGTGGTAATAAATCCCCAAAACACAGGGTAGTAAATGGGGGTTCCATCCTTGCTCAAGAACCTACCCTTCGAATATACCCTAACCTCCATCATAGACTGGAAGAATAAGGATTTAGTCCCGTTCGGTAGAGTGATATAGTAGTTCTCGTTTAAGCTATCGTATGTTGGGCACGAAAAAGATATTGTACAAGTTCCAGCCCCTGGCTGTGCAGCACAATCAGTGTTAACACTTAGGAGGCCTCCTTTGAAGTCAAAGTTCTTTACATTGGCTACTGTCTGATTCTCAATAAGTTCCCCATCAGAAGTCTTTTCAACTATGCTGGATTCGGACAGCAACACCCTAGCATCAGTCTTCCCCATGACCGTAATAAACATATCAGGAGCCAGTTTGAGGGCCTGTCTGTTTTTGAACTCCTGTAGAGTATAAATACCTGTATTCGCCATGGTTCTGTTATTCCTGAAGTACACCGGTTGAATCTAAATAAGAATAGCCTTTTTGCCTGGCTAAAAACCTAGCAACATAGTCTTTTGTTTCCTGTCTAGGAAGAAGAGAAATCACATTTGGATTTTCACGATCTCCCCCACATTTTGCTACTGCATTGTTCACGGTACCCGGACCCGCGTTGTATGCTGCTACCCCCAGCTCAATCACATTTCCCTGCCCCCTTAGAAGCTGGGCCAAGTATCGGGCTACAGCATTTATTGCTTTTACCGGGTCTAGCCTCTGATCCCGAGTATTGTTAGGGTCATCGGTAGTGTTGGCGATTGCTCCTGCAAGATGCTGATCCTCTGCTGTGGCTGGCATAAACTGTCCTAGGCCCAAAGCATGTCTACCATTGTTGCTGGCAGTAGTGGACCCCGTCACTGCAGGACCTTTTGCCTTAGGATTCCAACCAGACTCGTTACAAATAACCGTTGCTACATAAGAGGGAAGGATTCCATTAGCCTGTGCAGCACTTTTAACAACAGCTTCCCACTCTGGGGGGATTGCCAGGGCCCCATAACTGGTTGGTGTTGGCAAATAGTATTTACCGGAGAGTTGGGTATCTGCTGTGTTTATGAGATAGCTGGCCATTCCCGAGGCCTTTCCCAGGAAGTCCTTACTTATACCAAGGGAATATATAAAGTTAGTCCCCTGCTTCCCTACAACTATCCCTGTGTCCTTATTATTTCCATCATTGATATGGCCATCTACGGTATCCCCGTCAAGACCAGACACTATGAAAACAAAGGAATACTTTAATGAATAGGGGGAATCCCCCGAAGCTTCTATAGAGAAAGATGCAAAGGACCCTAAGTAGGAAGTGCCTCCATAAGAAATGGACATGTTGTCCATAACATGAATGACTCTGTTATTGTTTCCTCCCACAATAGGGGTAATGTATGATTCCCCATCTTTAGAGGAGGACAAGGGGTTTCCCGTGTTTTCTACAGAAGACACATTCTGACTATTCTTCTCTTTTTGAGCAGCATCTTCCCCCGTTGCACTATTGTCTCCCTCTTGGAAAGAGCTCTCCCTACGCACCTCCACCATTTTAGTGGTGGATAGAGCATAATACCCATTGTTCCGCATTGTCTGAACAAAGGACATTAGATTGGCATAAGCCTTAGTAGTCTTTCGAGTGAATACGTCCGCCAAACCCGTGTCAGGGTCAAAAAAGGCTGCAGAAGATCCGTTTCCAGTAATGGTTAACTGGCTTGCACCCCACAATGTCACTATATGGGAATTGCGTCCAAACTTGGTATCCACATTTTGTGAAGAACCAAAATTTATATCAGAAGGATTTACAAGTAACCCTAGTTTCCAGGAGCTAGCTATTCTGTTAGAGTCTATCTGAGATATCAGGAAGGGAAGGTACCCCTCCTTTTTGAAACCCGATAAAACCGAGGTAACGTCAGTATGTGTTTTAATAGAGAGAGAATATGTGTCTATCCCATTTCCGATTGTCGGTAAAGCAGAATCAGGAAGAACAGTGTCCCCTGCATCCTTCAGCTTCCTTCCAAATACATATGTTAAATCATTCTCGTTCATATCACAACCACTTAGTGTACTCAGATTTGAAGGATACAGTGTATGCCATTCTATACGGATTTACGGCATCCTCTGTTATGTCAAAGGATTCGAAGTACCCTACAAACTGGGCAAAGTCACAACTCAGTTTTATGTACAACCTCATACTGATAAGACCTGCCCTGGGGTGCCTATTTATGGTCATACTGGCTTTACCCACAGAGGTATAATCCCAGAACATACGCCTGTCCTGGGTGCTGTCCTCTTCCTTATGGTAAACGGCCCCATTAAGCAGATATATATTTACAAGATGTTGTAATTCTTTGTAGGGACTAGACGTGTCCCTATTTACAACCGCCAACCCATAATCCTCAGTGATGAAGGCAAAGGTATTTCCTGAAAAGGAAATCTGATCTATTTCATCTCCCCAGTGCTCTTCCACCCATCGGGTAAAGGATTGAACCCTATTCACTTTTTTAGCAGAGTTTACTACTAACGAGTTTGGGGACATATTCAGAATTAGGGAGGTTACTTCCTCTCCTGTTGCCGTAGCAATATTATGTCGTTCTATTCCTCCGGGAGTTCCAGAAGGGGCTATAAGCTCAACCTTGAAAAAATCCCCAGGAGGCCTTTTCTGTAGCATTGTATATTGGGTAAGCCCTGGCTCAGTAAAGTCATTGACTTCTGTAGAGGATTTAATCTCTACAGGGTTAAGTACCAGGGTGCTTGCCTTTCCTGATTCCCTTCTATCGTTCCCTACAGAAATGCTGTTCAGGATATCAATAGCATCCTGTTTAGAAAATCCGGGAGTTTGTGTTGTGTATGCAACAAGATCATTGTAGGGTATGAAGATCGCATGGGAGTATGTCTTAAGCCATGCGATGCTAACCTGCTCCTTCATTGAGGCGGACCAAGACACCGGAACCTTCGATACCGGAGGGGTAGTGGAGGTAAGATCCATTATCCTTGGAATAAATGAGATGTGAAGGTAAGGAGCACTATCCCCAGGCTGTAACAGAGTGATAAGGGCCTGCTTGTCTACACACAAGGAGGTGGTGTCCGTCTCGGAAATATCAATCAACGAGTTATAGAAGGAACCTAGAAATTCATCTACAGTAATCAGGTACTCCCTATCCTTGGCTATCTTGCCCAAAGCCTCATAAACAAGGTCCCCTCTGAGAAAGGGATTGGCCTCACTTGCTTGCTGTGTCTGTGCTGCATCAGTATAAAAATCCATAGGTCACCAGTTTCTCATTAGGGAGTGGAAGGGTAAAGGTTTGTGTTGGTGGAGGCACTCCAGGTACCCTTACCTTCCTTTGAGTTGTCTTCGACTACAGTGATATTAATGGGGTTCTTCCCACCTGCAGTGGAAGTGTTTGTAGGGGAGTTACCTAGTGGGAGCAACTTCATATTTGCAGGAATGTTTTTACCAAAGTCCGCGGGAAGTTTAGGAGTGCCATTATCCGAAACCATACCAGGAGGAGGCTGAAACTCCCAGTTACTGCGATCCTGCATGGGGTCCTTATACTTGGAACCCGTCTGAAGATCATAAAGATCTTTAGCTGTCTGTTCTAAGTCAGCTATCTGTAGTAGGGTGCTCTCCGAGAAGTCTCCACCTTTCTGATTTTTTAAGACTTCCAGGGTCCCCTTAGTCTTAGCCTGCATGGATTTCCAGCTTTCTGTTGTACGGGCTTTATCGAGGAAGTAGCTCACCATATCCGCTACAGGTCCTCCTTTTTTCAGAGCTTCTGACTTGTACTGAGATAGTCTTTCCTTATCCTTTCCTTCAGTGTTCTGAATGATAGCATCAACAGCAGTTTTGAAAGCCTCTTCATTTCTACGATGAGCCTTTTCCATCTCTTCTTTTTTCTTTGTAGGGTCATCTATGGCGTTGAGTCTCTTAACTAGGGCATCCTGACCCTCTACAATACTGTTGAGAGCTCGAGTACTTTGCCCTATGACAGTCATCTTTTCGCTCTTCAAGAAAGCTTCTGCTTCCTTCTTAGGCTTCATATCGTCTTTGTGCATTAACCAGTCATAGATATTACCAACACCATCTCTAATAGATGCAGATATGGCTATCCCTACCTTTGCCAGCTGGCTATCAGAAGCATCAAACTTAATGGAGTCCATTGTTATCTTGGTTAGCTTCTCCAAAGGAGTTGTGAGCTTATTCACAGACTTCTGATCTGCGGGCTTTAACGAAGCGGGAAGGAATCCTCTGCTCTCCACAGCCAGGTTAGCTACGGACTTTTCAGCAAATGCCCCTACGCTAAACCCCGTAGGTTTTCCCTTTCGAAGGTTACCCAAGCTTGCATCAAGGGTTTCTCCTATGGTCATAGCATCCTTAACCGCTTCGTTCATGAAGAATTCCCTAGAAATCCCCTGTTTTGACATGAAGGCAGCAGCTATATCCATCTGTTCGGTACTTGCAGCTTCCCCCTTTTTAAGGATATCTGCTATATTCTGAAGCTCCTGTATCTGCTTCTTCCTTTCCCCCTCATCCTCTATTTTAAGGATCTTGTCAAAGAGGGGCTGTAGATGCTTTGCAAAGACATCACCGGAAGTACCTGCACCCTTCATCATCTGGGTAAGCTGGTCCATTATTTCCCTAGGAAGTCCCAGGGCTTCTACCTTCTGCAGCATCATCCCAGTGTTCCCACTTCTCATCATGCTCAGCAGGTCTTTGTTTCCTGCACCGGTTAGCTGCTTAACCGCCTGAATAAGCATAGAGGGACCTACCTCTGTGCTAGACATTCTAGCGAGCATGCCCAGTTTCAAAGCGTTATTTCCTGTGGAAGCTTTAACCGATTCCACATCCTTCTTTAGATTAGAATATTTAAGCCACTCTTGGGAACCCTCCTGTAGAGAAGCCATCTTTTCAGCAAATTTACTGGCCAGGTTGTCTGCAATGTCGTTGGCGTTGGCACCACTCTTATTCACAAAGGCACCAATGTTCATGGCCGTAGAGTTATCCATCTTACCTAACCAGGAAGCTATATCCGTGGCAGCCTGTGCTCCCTTCTCCTGGCTGGTTGTAGCATTCGATGCTCCCTTTTTAACGGCTACGGCAGCGGCAGCAGTGTAGTCCCCATAAAGCGCCATCGCGTTTGTAGTCTGTAAGACATAATCATAAAACTTATTGGTTTCCATGCCCGCTACTTTAGCACCCCTGGCTACTTCCAAAAATCCTTTTTCCATGGTCTTTAGGCCAGACCTTGTCATCTGTGATTGCTTGGCAAAGTAGTCCCCAGTTACCTCAAGGCTAGTTCCCAACATAACGCTTGTCTGCTGCACAGACTCCATGGTGTCGCCAAAGGAACCAAAGTTCTTTTCAACCCCCTGAAGTGTCATGCCTGCTCCTTTCATAGATTCAAACATGGCATTCCATTCTTCATAGTCTACACCAAGGTCTAGATTCCTGCTTACATTGCGAATCTCCTTGTTATACCTACGAGAATCCCCTTCAAACTTTCCACCTTGAAATATGGGGCCTGCCAAGGCTTTGTAATCTTTGTGAGCACCCTTAGCTATTCTATCTGCAGCATTTATGGCATCGTTTATTGCGGATACCGCGGACACCACGGCACCAGCTACAGGAACAAACTTGGCAGCACCTGCCATCGCCCCACCCATCATGGATGCAGCGGAGCCGGCTATGGAGGACCCTCCCTTTGCTGCAATCCTGTTGGCTCCCATTTTCTTAAGGTACTCTCCGGATTCTCTCCAGCCATTTCCGGTTCTGTCCTTCCAACCAGACCTAACTCCCCCCAGAACACCCTTCATCTGGGCTGATCTCTTCAGCATCCCTTTCCCAAAGGTTCTATCGTCAAACTTGCTTAGATCATCGTTTATTCCCTTGATGACCTTTTGTGCTTTCTTCAGATCGTCGATATTGAACAGGTCAACTTTTTTTATCTCAGTACCTAACTCAAGGGCTTTGTCCAAGTCCTTTAGCATCTTTTCCAATTCAGCATTTACAGACTTCTCAAGCTTGTTTCCTGCAAGAGCAAAGCTCTTGTCTAGATCACCAACGAGCTCTGGAGCTTCCTTAAGGAACCTCTCCATCCTCCTGTTGGTTCTCTCTACATAGTCCGCCCTCTTTCTCTCTGCTGAAAGAGTCTTCTTGACACTGTCATGGTACTTCTCTTCCTCTTGAGTCAGAGATCTCTTATCTTTTAGGGCTTCCCGTATTACCTTTAACTGCTTTTCTTCTTCGGAGGTAAGCTTGGCCTGGGCTGCTGCAGCACTATTAAGGTTACTGGCTAGTGTAGCAGTACCCCTATTGGCTTCTTCGATGTTAGCACTGTTTAGTATCCCGTCACTCATACCTATCTCCTACCTGCCCTTAGCACTCTCTTTCCTACTGTAGAAACCCTCTGGCTTCCCCCATTTAGGGAGTTATCCCTTTTTTGGGTAGCCAGATCGAACGCGGCCACTTCCCTGTTCTTCATCCTTTCCCTGTCTTCTGGGGTGAGCTCAAAGCTCCCCGTTGGAATAGGTACCAGTTTTCGATTCTCTCGAATCTCATGAAGTTTCTCTTCTGCCTTTCGCTGTTCTTCTTCAGCAGCCTTCCTTATCCTTTCGAGATAGGACTCCATAAAGAGATCATGCCTATCCTTTTCCCCTTTCATCTGGCGATTAAGCTCTTTCACAAGGTCTTCACTGGTTGTAACAGAGGCAGCCCACTTTTCTTTCTTGACTATCTCGTTACCCTCTATAAGATCCTTATGTATAATGCTCCCGTACTTTATTAGGATTTTCTTTCTTTCCTGGGCCTCTTTTTTGGAGACTTCCATGCTCTTGCTTATCTTGTCCACACCCTTAGGGTTTGAGGCAGAAGCAATAAACATTGCTTCCTCCATCCCTCTCTCATACTCTTCATTCTGATCTAGGGAGGTATTTACTACAGACCAGGCCAGGGTGCATTCGGATACGCCAAGGTAGGTGGACCCAGGGATTCCAGTCGTCTCCTCGTTTATGCAGGCATTACCTTTGCGGAGCTTCCATAGGGTACGAGAACTGTCTGATAAAGTGAACCCCTCTATCAGACGCATATATCTACGGTATCTTTGTTGTAACTGATATGCAGTCTCTTCAACCAGCTCTAGAATTTCCTTGGGAAGGGACTTGTAGAAGTCCACCAGGTCCTCTATGGATCTAGGACGCTCTTCTATGCAAGTTTTGCCCTTTATCATCAAGGTGTGGTAAGCCAATAGATACAGTCTGAACACTTTCAGCTCCCCTCCAAAGGAGTGCTGTCGTGCCAAGGATATTTCCAGAGGGGTTATGGTCTTAAGTACAATGGGAATACCTAAAACAGATACTCCGGCCATGTCGTACCCTGTCTCCACTACCCTCTGTAGTACCGTATATGCCTTATCCACATCCAAGGGGAAGCCTCATTACTCTGTAGGAGTTGTGGGCTCTTCAGGAGTACTGAAAGAGCTGGCCTCCGGAGAAGGGGCGCTGTCCGGAACGACAGATAGCTGTGCCTTCTCTGCCTCTTCCGCCAGCTTATCCATCTTCTCTGCCTCAAGCTCCTCTTTGATCTCTTCCGCAATAAGGTCAACGCCAAACCATTCATATTGAACGGAGCCTCTTACGGTATCACGGACTCTTTTCTTAAAATCCGTAGAAACCGTAAACAGGTTGTTCACGATGACTGAGGGCCACTGGACAATGTCCTCTGCCAAGTAGAGAACTCTCTCTACACTGGTCCCATTATCCCTCACCACCATGTCAGGAATCTCTTCTCCATTTATGGCGCAGATCATAGAGGCCAAAGCCCTTGCCCTGATAGACTGAAGGGACGAAAACATGTCATCCTGATTCTGGGAAAGAGACGCCATGTGCTCGGCAAGGATGTACTCATCCTTTGTCGAAGACGGAGTCAGTGTGAAGGTAATACCCTGTACAACAACATCTGTACGAAGTGAAGTATTTTTTAGGGTTTCTTGAATGAGGTTCAGGTATTTGCTACCCATGTTTTATCTCCTATGCTACACGTTGTCTTACTTTTTGCAACACACATAGATAGGAAGGTAGCCTTCTTACTTAGGCTAAGATTCTGTTGTTTTATATTCATGTTGCCTCACTTTTCAGTGGGGGTTCGCCTTGGCGTATTTTCTATCTGGATGTGTGTTATTTGATAAGCTCCCCCTGGTGTGAGACAGGGGGAGCTTCCTTCAATCTATCGAACTACTTACTTCCCACCAAAACGCTGGGAGGTAAGCTTGTTACCGGTATCCTGGATGCCGCTGATAGCTACCTGGTTGGTGCCATCCCATACATCTGATACCATCATTTCACAGTTTTCTTGAACAAGGGCGGTATCCGAAGAGTAGCTGGTGGACCAAGAGGAGAACCAGCAACCTTCATAGTAGGTTACCAGCGCCTTATATCCATCGCCACTGTCAATCGGGGTAGTCTCATCGCCAACGGTGGACAGCTGGGCTGCATCACTGTTTACGATTTCGGAGAATACTGTTTCCTTCTTAACGTCAAAGGGCCACCTGTGATGCTTTAAGGAACGTACCAGACCACTGACTCCTCCAGTATAACCAAAGACTTGGTATATGGAAGATAGGTACTGGGCAGTCCTAACAACACTGATGGTCATGGGTTCGGTAACACCAGGGATAAGCTCAGCTACCTGATCTCCGAAACCAATACCGCGGACGGGTTCAATGTTCCTGGATTCGTTCGGATCGAACGAAGCAATCACACCTACCTGGACAAGTCCATCTAGATCTGCGTCCTTCGCATAGATCTTCGTTTTTGACGAGATCTCGGAGACGGTATTCGGAGAATACCCCCTCCTATTAACATATGCACCTTTCGTTGATGTAGCCATAAAGCTTACCCTTCCTTATTGTTAAAACAGACCCTTCAGATCTGCATCGATATCTGCAACGGAAGAAAGCCCTTCACTTGCCTGCATCTCGATACCCGCAAAAGTGTACCCACCATTAGAAGCCTGAGCTTCTGCAGGAGCAGGGGTAGCAGCAGGAGCGGGTGTAGGTTCAGCTGCAGGGGCTGCAGGGGCTGCAGCTTCCTTCTCACCCTTTTCACTCTTTGCAACCATGTCCGAAGTCAGCACTTCCTTCTGATCGGGAGTCTGCTCCTTGGTCAAAGCAGCAGGAGTCTCTTCGGGGGTGCCCTTTACAGTGCCCTGGTTATGGGAACCATCAGGAGTCTGTTCAGGAGTGAGCTTTGCCTGGGCAACAGCATCCGGACGGCCTGTGTCAATTCCCACATCCCCTGCCTTCTTGAAGGTAGAGGCAAGCTTGCTCTTGACCATGGAGGCAGCCTTTCCATTCCAGGAGAAAGCTTTCTTATCCCACTGGGACTTGTTGTCCTGCACTTCAGTATTCTTGTTCTCAAAGGAAACTCCTTCAGGGAGTCCCTTGCCTTCGAGAACCATCTTGCCTTCGAACATACCCTTGAGAGCTTTTGCATCTGTGAAGGATGCAAACTTCTCGTCAGTCATTTTGTCCAAGGCTGAGGCCATCGTGAGCAAGTCCGAGGCCATGTGAGTGTTAGCCGACACAGCCTGGGAAGCTTCCCTGAAAAGTCCGGCGAGTTTACTACGGTATTCCATGTTTTTCTCCTTTTACTATTACAGGGTACTTCTGAGGTAGTGAGTAACCATGATCCAGTTAACACCGAAGATCGGCTTGTACTGAACTGCCACATTGACAATAGTTGGATCATTAGCATCAACTTCCACAGTCATGTTACTGTCAAACCCACCAATCAGGTATACACCCTTCAGCGAGTTGAAGTAAGAGACCAAGGCTGTCTTAATCTCATTGGTGATTCCACCAATGTTCTTGCGGCCAATGAACTTGTCACACACCTCACGGACACCCTGCTGTACGAAGTGCTTGATTTCGATAATACGGGGATCCCTTGTCAAAGGAGAAGTCAGGTCTGTAGTAAGACCCATCATCACCCTGATGACATTGTTCTTGTATTCCATCACGGTAACACCATTCTGGGCTACCAATGCGGCAGTTGCCTTTGTCAGAATCCTACCCAGGCGAGACAAGCCAACCAACTGCACACCCGTGAGAGGAGTTGCAATATCATAGGTAGGGGAAACATCAGCACCGGTAAGGGCTACTGCAATGTATTCACCACCAACCAGGATATCCTGATCAACCCCATTGGAGTCAGGGATAGTCATGATGGCCGAGTCCGGATAGACCAGGGTAATCAGCTCTGTAGACAAAGCCTTTGCATAAGCGAGTACATCCTCGGGAACCGTACCTGCTGCCACACCTGCATAAGAAGTCCTCTCATTCTGGAAACGAATGCTGGACTGCTGAGCATTAGAGGTCTTCAGGTAGTTGGTAACCTGACGGTTAGTTGTCATCACACTAACCAAGGAAGGACGAGTACCATTGGAGATAGGCTCATTGAAAGTATCTATAGCTTCGATGTATGAAGCCACGGATGCATCATTGCTACCAGTTGCCTTCTTGATCTGCTTGATAACCAAAGCTTGGCCACCATTCTTGAAGTACAGGTAGGCACCCATAACAATGGGGTTATTCTGAGCCAGAGCACCAAACTTTGTAACTACTTCGGGGAAGGAAGTGACATACTTAGCGGAGTAGTCAATCTTCTCCTTATCAAAAGTGACATAGTAGTTGTCACCGTTGCTAGGTTCGGTATCTTCTACCAAGTTGAAAGTATCCAGGATAGCCGTATCAGAAGTACCTACGTCAGAAGTGTCAGTAACACTCAGGCGGATACCAGGAATACTTAGATCCCACTGGTTCAAGATAGTGAAGGTCTTGGTAACCTTAAATACCAGGGTACCTGCAGTGGCAGTAGCAAGTGCGAAAGTGAAACCTGTGATGGGGTCAATGTAGGTCTTGCCTACCAAGCCCGTGTTCACTGTCCCCGACCCTGTACCCGTTGCCACGTTTGAGGTGACAATGAAGGCACCTGCAGCATCTACAGTAACGGTGATGGTCTCATCACCAAATACGCGAGAGGGGTTGATGTAGGCATTGCTTGTACCAGCAACGCCATCCCACACCACAACACCTGTATCAAGGAATGTAGCAGTGGAAGTGCTGGCACTATCAAGAACCACCTGACGGGCATTGCCTAGGGAAGAACCGATAACGGTATATTTTCCTACACCAGTATCACCAGACACCTTGTTTGTGATTGTCCAAGTGTCATCAGTAAGCTTGTTCACAAAGTAGCTCACAAACACTTTCATACCAGTAGCAGGAGCTGTTCTCAGGGTGATGACAGAACCACTGATGCTGACCACGGTAACCGGATTGGTCTTGGCAGCTTCTTCGTCCACACCAACATAGGCCACGAGATCGTCGTAGGTACTTGCGGTGTTGTTGTTGGGGGCTGTCATAGGAGTGCCAGTACCATCCCCATTAACAGGAGTGTAGGGAAGCACATACTGCTTGGAACTTGAGGCACTGGATGTAGCCTCCACCATGTAATAGCGGTAGTCCACTTGGGAACCAGCAACCTGGTTAGGCCCGAAGACAGAGGTACCTGAGGTATTGACACCTGCGGTAACAGAGAAAGAGTTACCCCAATGGATCTCATTCTCATTGGCTAGGACATAGTCCACGTCACCCTTGAAGTCAGTTCTACCCGGGGTAAAACCAACCTGAGTAATATTAGCGACATATGCCGCGGGTAGGATATCAAAGGTGTTCTGCCAGTCATTACGGAAGTAGCTAACTAGCACCTCGGCTCCTGCAGCAGGGGCAGTTGCCAGAGTGAAAGTACCATAGGCACCAGATACCGCGGAAATAGCAGCCACTTCACCATTCACCAAAACTTGGAGGATGGGGACGGTTATCATGAGACCGTTGATCTCATTCTTCACAGTATAGCTGAAACCAGTACTACCATCAATGATGGAGCTGGTAGCACTGTTGCCACCGTTGTCACCAGTAACGATACGAGAGGCACCTACCTTGAAAATGGTTGTGGAACCATCAGCTTGAGTGCTCTGGTCTTCATTTTCAACGTACAGGTCTCGACGCTTGAAATAGTAGTTCAGTACTACCAGATCCCCTGCGGAAGGGGGATTCACCAGGGTAATCTTTCCGGTCAAAGCGGACACCGACTGCACTGGCACATTCTCACCATTCACAGCAACGATGACATCGCTGGGCTGTGTTGCGTAGGTGCCTTGTCCGTCGTTTACGACGATAGGGTAGTGCCTTACGTAGAAATCTACGTTCACACCATCCACGACGTTACCACGACCATTCTCAAGGGCGACTTCGCCTAGAATGATATTGGCAGCCGTGGCAGAGGAACCACGGACCATTTCAAAACCTTCGATCCTTTCTTCCTCAGGACCTACCCCGATCAGGGCTGCATAACGCTGGGCACCTGCGGCAGTAGCCTTGGGAGCCTCTGTAAAGGTCCTTGTGTAGGTACCTGGGAAAGCAAACTCTTCCAATGGTCCAATAGCCATGATGTATCTCCTCGTTTTCTGCCGTGCCTTAACTTGCATTGGGTGCAAGGTATCTTTCAGTTGAGTGCTCCCGCAGGCAGTGTACAGAAAACCACAGGGCACTAATTTCGTTAATGCCCCTACGTGAATTAGAAGATTATCTGGGTTTACTAGATATCAACTCTCTTAAAACCGGACTTTTCAAGCCCCAAGGTTTCAGAGGGAGTGTCTTTGACGTGTTTTGAGTAAATAGCCGCTTTTTCTTTTCTCTCGGAGTCACCTAGCAGATGCTCAGGGTTGAAAGGTTGGCCGGGCTTGATGTCTACAGTTACCACATTGGGTCCTGCCAGCTTCTCATCTATTTTCTTATGGAGTTTGTCCCACTTTTTAGATGCAGAGGCTCCTATGACCTTGTCTATTTCAGAGTTCGAGTAGGCATCCTTCTTACTTGTGTCCAAAGGTGTATTTACTGAGAACCCCTCAGAACCTTTCCTTACCAGGGGGCTACCACAGGTATTGCATACCTGACTGTCCCTTACCTTCGGAAGAACCAAAAGATCTGTTTCCTGCTTGCAAGTTTCGCAGGTATATCTGTATGTAGGCATGTTTTTTCTCCTGTTTTGTTATACTATTGTTGGGTACCCAAGTTCAGGTGCCCTGATTGTGGTATAGTTGACTATCTCAGTGTTTCCATAAGAATGGTGATACTGAGTCAAATCTCGATACTGTTTTAGTTTCAGTATGTATGGGATAAAGAGTTTCCATTCTGTTCTGATCTCCATGGAGATAGAACTTTCAAAATACATGGCCTGGGTGGCATCATCATAAGAGGATTCTGCTTCTCCACTCCCTGTACAGTCTTGTACAGTAATCCCTTCACTTCTTAAGGGTTCCTTTCGGAATGCCCAGATATCAGAAACCAGATGGTCAGTTATTTCCGAGGTGGTCATGGGATCCCTGGAAAAAACCTTCCACTCAAAATTCATTATATAGTGTCCACCTTTTACTTGGGCACATCTTTCCCTCTTGTCTGTGAAGACAACACAAACTTTGTCCCCTTCCTCCACTCTAGACCCAAATGCCAGAACTACACCTTTGATGGCATCAGTATTGAATGAATACTCCCCATCAATTGTAAAAGGTCCCTTGTTAGCACCCCTCCATCTGTAAGAGGCATATAGGGAGTACCCTGCAGGAAGTGGGGTTAGAATAGTAATGGTTCCATCCTCTAAGATGGTGTAGTCCACGTTTCTATCCAAGAATACCCTTGGAGCTGTTGGAGACCACCTAAGGTAAAGGGAAAGAACGTAGTCCACCAGAACAGGGGCGTTGGCCAGGTTCAGGGTGGTCTCAGTACCCGTAACCTTAGGGGCAACCAGCTCTTCCTCTACGGAGAACATGGGTGTCATTATGAATGATGTTTTATCCAGAATTTCTATGAAGTAGAATCCGGGAGGATCCACGTCCTTATAATAGTAGGATACCAGTACTTCCGTATTGGAGGGTACCGCAGAGTACAACACAACTCTTCCGGTACTTGCATCAATACTTCTAGGTATCTGATGTTTACCGCCTACATAGACTCGGACTTGACCCACATTGCTGGCGGGGTTAGGGCTCTGGGGTCCCTCTGTAACAAAAGGATGGCTTGTAGTGAATGCCATTCGATCAGGGCTAAGGGTTCCTGTGGCTACCTCATCTTTCACGTACTTGGAGATGTTAGCAGAATTCTCCCAAACCCATTCGATACTTGTCCCAGGACAGTTCCCTACACGGGTAGCAACCACCATAGAAATAAGGTCCCCCAGGGTATCATCCGGGCTCAGGGTCTCACGATTACTGCCTACGTTAACTAGGCTTACTCCAACCTGAGGCCTTTCCTTGCCCATGTGATATTTACCGTATGCCTTAACATCCCCACGGTATACAGGATGACGACGAAGAGAATCATTCATCTCGTCTAGCATCCTTTTCTTAATAACCTGGTAGAGGTTGTTTTCGAGCATCGGGTAACCGCCTGTAAAAAACAGGCTGGAACGATTAGGAAATTATCGTCCCAGCCTTCAGCTTAGTCCAGGGAAGCCGCGATCAGGAGTCCCTTAGCTACATCAGCCAGGGGATCCTGGGCCATGCGGATTTCGGAAACTTCGAAAGGGAAATCCTTAATCTTGGAGAACTCCTGCTTGAACAATTCCAAGAAGTTTCCTGCCTTGGAAGTTCCCCCAGAGATAATGATAGGGATAGGGCAGTCAATCTGTACTGCACTTTCCGTCTTCCGGAATTCCTTTTTGATGGACTCCACGACGTAGTTGATCAGATTCTTGTAGTAGACCGCAACTGCTTCCCTTTCCCGAGTGGTCTTGGGGTCACCAGCTTCCGGTTTCAGGAGATCTACCCCCTTTTCCTTTGTAGCCATGATTTGGGCTTGGGTACGACCAGTAGCACCTGCAGATCCTGCATCAATCCAGTCACCACCTCGGGCTACTGAAAACTGCATTCCAGGCATGCTTTGGTATAGGAGTGCGGCATTGGTCATGCCCGCCCCAAAAGAAATGCCCAGAGCGGTAAACCCTTCGGGTTCTGCATTGGAGTAAACCACTGCAGCCGCCTCATTCATAGCCACAGCTTTGTATCCAAAATCCGTCAGTATCTTTTTGAAGATAGCTTCGTGATAGATGACATCCGCGACCTTGTCAATGGGCGCTGCCGGGACGGAGAAGTACACAGTCTCCCCGCCCTTTTCGGGTTCTCCTACGACTTCCTTTAGAAGCATAACAAGAATCTTTTCGGCCTCTCTTTCTCCGGCGGCGATAACACCCTGGGAAAGAGGCCTACGGATCTCCTTTTTAAGGAGATTTGCCATACGGAGGGCAGAATCCCCAATAATGTATACGGTGTCTTCTTTCTCAATATAGTGAGCTTTGCTCATCTTGAGTACGTTCTTGATAGTAGGCTCATTCTCCAAGTCGAGGAAGGCATCCCTTACTGACTTTATACCTACCCCTGCCATTTCCGTTTTATCGGTGTAGGAAGCTCCTACAAGAAAACAAGTTCCGATGTCTAGTCCCTTTGCCATGTGTTATCTCCTTAGCCTTGTGCGGGCTGATTTTTCAGCTTCTTTAGCTTGTTCAGTGAATTTCGAACCGAGTCCCCTTGTCCAATCTCTTGGGTCTTCAGGTTAACGTGATTCGTCATGTCGGTTACTGTGAGTGTACTGGGTACAAAGACTTCTTCCACCCGGGTATGTGTTGACCTTACAGGAGAGGATACATTAACACCAGAGATAGTTAAACCAGCCATGGCCTTTTCTACCCTAGTGGTGTTCTCCTGTATAGCCTTAGTGGTATCTTCCCTCTGTGTCTTTAGGGTATTCTGTATCTCCCCTAGAACGTCAGTGATCTTGTCCAGTACCGCAGAAGATACCTCAGGAGCAGGAACAGGAACTACCTCTACTTTAGGAGGTTCTTCTACCTTAGAGGGTTCTACAGGGATAGATATTTCTGTAACTTCTTTCTTTTTAGAAAGGTAAAGGGAAGGAGGGGGTTCTGTACCGGAAACAACAGCTACCCTATTATTTTTGATTGCCTCAGCCAGATCCCTTGAAGAGGAAAAAGCATTTTCTGAATAAGACTTAGTTTGGCCAAAGAAAATCCTATCCCCTAGATCGGGGAGTTCGACAGTCTTAAAATCTGTACCTTTTACTCGAATCATATTTATTATGTAGTATAAGGGAGACCCTTGTCTAAACAAGGGTCCACTTGGTTAGCCCAGGTACATGGCCAGTTTTTCCTGGTTTATCACAACTTCTGGGGTGGCATCATCGTCATCGTCATCGTCATCGTCATCCTTTTTCCCCTCTTCTGGGGAACCCATAGGAATCCCTTCAGCACCGGGGATCTCAGTTCCGGGGATCTCAGTTCCGGGGGCAGCAGGAGCTGCTTCGGGTGACTCAGACCCCTCAGGCACTTCAGGCACTTCAGGGGGAATACCTTCTCCCGGGACTGCTACTTCTGGGGTGACCGGAGTACCTTCAGGAAGAATGCCTGGTACACCTTCAGGAACTACTGGGGACTCTGGACCCTCATCAGCCATAACGACATAGAACTTTTCACTTTCTGCTGTGGGCATGTATTTCATAGCCCCTCCACAAGAGGGGCACTTGCAGGAGTCATCCACGGTAACCAGGTTGTTCTGGAGATCAAAGGGCTCCACCTGTTCGGAAGCATACTTGCGAATAGCAGAGTTAATACCACCCAGGGTATTAACATGTCCGCAACCTGCACAAACAAAGGCTGTCTTGGATTCAGCCTGGGCTTCTAGCTCATCAGCCAGTTTTAGAAGCTGGGTGGCGGCTGTTACTAATCTGCTCATGGTATGTACTCCTAAAGGAAAATCACAATGGCTATTGTGAAAAAGTCTTACTAACCCCTTTTTAGATTAGAAGATTATCCCCTTAGAAGTTACACAGTGATATTTTCAAAAGTAACAGTCCTCCCCTTGGGTAGAACACCCTCGGGTACAGTTGGCTTGACAGGTATAACCGGGCTCGCATCTGAGGGCTGGGCTTCCCTGAAGGCATTCCAGGAGGCTGGGGTTGCTATCTCCCCTCCGTTAACGGGTATCAAGTATATTGGGTCAGTTTGATCAACATGATCTAAACTGAAATGCTGCTGATAGATAGCTCCACGGCTTCCCTGGGGGTTAGGTCTATTTATAAAGGACCTGTCGTTATTCTGTCTGATAATGACATCCCTATCAGTAATTAGTGGTTCAGGACCTGTCCACGTCTGCCAATCATAGATAACATGAAACCCTGCATCAGTAAGGCTTACCTGCTTCTCTGTCTCAGGAGGAGCTATGAGTATATCATAAGGACCCTCATAGCCACCAACAAATCCGGTACCAAAGCATACAGGACATCCACCCTTTTTTAGTCCTATTCCCTTGGAGTACCCATAAGTGTCGTCATAGCATGTGCAGCGTACACCGTTCCACTTCCTCAAAAAGAGTTTCACCCTCTCACCTTCTCTTTCTAGAAGCCACCTGTTTCTACGGATAGCTTCCTTCCAGATCCAGTCTGTCTCCTCCATTTGATAAGGAGTCTTGGCTTCCACCTCATCCAAAGGGGTTTCTCTTACTTCCCCTGTGGCCTCGTCCCGTGCTACCGTTGTCACCTTGTAGTAAAGTTTTCTGTAATAGTCCGTGGCGATTAGGCCCGATAGATAGTAGTAGGTAACCCTGATACCCCCGTTTAGCATATCGGGCAGTACTGGAGGCATATACATATTTTGCTGGGGGTCATAGGTACGGTTAATGTTCAGGTATACCAGACCCTCTTCGGGCACCACCTTGAAAGCAGGGACTACCACATAGCCTGACCCATTATCAATCTCCAGCATGATATCAGAGGGGCTGACCTGCCCTTGTCCATTTGTGCCTACAGATATTAGGGGTTTGAACTTTGTTGTAAAGTACCACCTTTTATCAGGGTTATTACCTGGGTTAAGAGTAGGCAGTACATCTTCCTGGGATACCAGTACCTCTGAAGTTTGGTCCCTCCAGGTAAGGCTAGAGACAGGATTAATGTTCAGCTTTCGATATGTTGCCCCAGGAGCATCGAAAGCCCTATAGATGTTCACCCCAAGCACGGTAAGGTCACTGTTGTAGGGAATCTTAGCGGGATTATCCCAACGTATGTCCAAGACCCCTATGAGATAGGGGCTAGTCACAAATACATTAGCCGGGGGCAATGGCAACGAGGGGGCCTTGTAGGGTCCCCTGTAGGGAAGGTTGAAATTGGGGCTGCCCATTCCCTGAACAAGACTTGTTCTATTTATCTCTGTCATGCACCTGGCCCCTTCAAGGAAACAATATTTCTTCCTATGGTCTGTTTGGTGGAATATCTTATCAAACCGGCAGTCTCATAGATAACCCTTATAACTACCCCCGCCTTCATTAGCGGAGTATCTAACCCCATGTTCCCCCAGGAGAGAGTATTATAGGTCACCTCAAAGTCTACCCCCTGCCCTTGTGTTGTTGCCTGCCCTATATTCACAGCCACCTTCCCACTGGGGACGTATTTCAAGTGAACAAACTTATGAGCAGCAATATAGTCTGTTAGGTCAAAAAATTCCTGAACGATTGAGTAGGTTTCTATCTCCCCAATATCCCCTGCAAGAATAATAAGATTCCTAATAATTGACTCAGAGACGGGGTCCCCTTCGCTGTCTATATAAATTTGCCATCCCTCATACCCGTCAAAGAGGGGTGCTCCCAGACTATCTAGCTCCATATGATAGGCTACTGTTTTGGAAAAGGTCGAGGAGTACATCTTTGCGGATAAGTCCTTTCCCTTCACACGTAGCTCAACAATGGTATCAGGAAAAGACCCATTCCAAGGTAGAAACAGGGACTGTCCACTAACAGAAGTCAAAGAGTCTCCATCGAGGTTGGTACTATTAGTTGGTGTTGCTATCGCTATCCCCAATTTCTCAGGGGTCATGGAAAACTGTATGTTATGGTAAAGATTCTTCAAGGAAACATTGAGTAACACAGGGTTAGTCGAGGAGGATACAGAAAACTTAAGGTACACCCCCTCCGCCTCGTTATTCACAAGGTTCTTGTTCTTGAATATGGCATTACTTTTCATCTTGAACATAAATACCTAGGGGTGGGCTATAGTTAGCTTTCTATCGTTTATAGTGTAGGTAGTACCCGTGCTTTCTGTGATTACCCAAGAGGCAGCAGTAAAGCCATCAAACAAGAAAGCATCCTCGGGCCCCATTGTTTGTATGTTCTTGATAAACACAAGGGTTCTGCCTGCAGCACCCGTAAACATTGGGTAGCTTCCCGCAAGAACACAGATGGTGGGTGCAGCACTTTTTGCAATAGCCACATCTATTGTCCGGTAAGGTTTCTCCAGGGTACCTTCTCCAATATCATCATCACCTGAAGGAGCCACAAACACCTTACCCTCATCGGAAGAATAAGGTATAAAGGAGTCCATTGGATTGATGACGGCATAGTCACTTTTCTCTAGATCAGCAACTACGGGCCGAATATCGGCTACCCCTATAGGTACTGAGGTAAGCTCTATAACCTTCTCATCGAAGTAATCCTTTCGCGTGGATACTCCTTGGGTCTCTTCCCCAAGAATTACCTTTACCGGTTTTGAGGAATTGCCCTTCATGGCAGCACTGACTCTTTTTATAGGACTGCTTTCAGTCCCTGAACGGATAAGGTCATAAGAACCCTCTTTTATAAAAACAGACAGAGATGTGTTTAGCAGGACGTTAAGCAGTGTCTCTTTTGCACCAATGTCTGTAACCCCTAACTGTATGCGGTTAGCAGAGGCAATATCCTGCATATTCTGGTAAAGGGCATTCTTAGGAATACTCAAGCTCCCTGTATCCCAGGGGCGTCCTGCACCGATATCAGGCGAGCCACTGAGCAAGGAAAGATCACCGGTAATAGCACTGGTATATAAAGGGTCTACTGTAATGTTAGTTGTGGATAGAGTTGCCCCTTCCACAAAAGTGTTGAAAAAGTTATTGTAGTAAACATTAAGAGCAGTGAAAGTACCAAAATGGAAAGTACCTATTGATGTCAGATTGTTGGAATCCACACGATAGGTGTAGTTTGCTTCAGCAACATCAAACTGATAAATAATCCTGAGCTTATCCCCTGGCATAAAGGCACCATTTTCCAGGGCTTCCTCTTCTGAGGCAAAGGTGTCCTTATCCCCACCTAATCCTTCCCAAGAGATAATGCTTCCATAAGCAGCCCAATCCAAGCCGTAAGTCTGTTCCGCTCCTGACAACATATTTATGGCAACAGAGGGCCTTCCTTGACCATCGTAGTTGAAGGATGCAGGGAACACAATCTGCTTTGTATATGCTTCGTCAATGGTATGGTAGATCACCCCTCCAGAGGCAACACCTGTGGATCCCTCTACATCTGGTAGCGAGAAGGTCCCTATATAGTTTATCGTATTGTACATCAGAGTGAAGTAATGAGTTCCTTCCACGATAAAAGAGCCTATACCACTGCCACTGATCATATTAGATGTGAATGCAGCTTCCTGAACATTATTTACCGTTATGTGAATACCACTGACACCCTTCATGTAATTCTGCATTACAGACAGATATCTATAACCGGTACAAGATAAGGTAGAACTTGCACCCAGCCATTGGCACCCTCGGAGGGTTAGACTTCCAACCCCGCTGTCATCCCCTTCTACAGACAACCCCGTACCAAAAAAGGTCAAACCTTCAAAGGTATAGGAGGAGGATACCGTAGAGGTTATATCTAAAAAGAAAGGAAGATTACCCTTAAGAGCCTTAACAGTTATAGGGACCTGGTCGAAAGTCCTGGACCCATACCCACCTTCATACAGAAGGATTGTACCTGCATACCTTACCTTCTCTAGAGCCAAGTCCAAGGAGGATATGGGCCCCAGCTCAGTACCCTCAGCGTTGTTGCTTCCATTTATTGGATTAACATATACCGTGGAAAGCTTAGTGCTACTTACTGTAGCTAACCCCAAGGTGATGTTATGTGTTAGAACACTGCTGTCCACCAAGGAAGTAACTGTAGCTGTAAAGGTTAAGGGATAGGTAAGGCTGGCATAGTCACTGTCCGAGATATACATACCACAGGTGCTGTCAGACTCCACCGGAATCCCTGTACCAGTAAAAACAACGGAGGAAAGACCTACCACACTTGGCAGGCTTCCTACATGGTACCCCAAACCCTTATCCTTAGGTATGTAAAAAGACAGGTCAGCCATTAAGCCCTCTCGTACATGATCCTGAGAGTAACAGCATACCCATCACCCAAAACACTTTTTATATCCGAATCAGGAATAGAGGGATCATCCCAGTACAGGGTAGTACCATTCACAAAGTAATCCCTGTTGTACTCCTGAGCAGGCCCACCTTCCGGATCTACAGACACCACATCAGGAACAAGCGGGGTGTATGCCAGTGTAAGATGCCCGTCTAATTTTTCCTGGGCAGTTATTATTCTTGTCTCTACTTCAAAAGCCATACTGACTCCTTACATCCAGTAGCCGCCGCCACTGCTTACATAGTTCCTACGGGACTGCACTCCTACCCTACTATAAGGCCCAAGAGCAGCATTGATACCTATACCGAAGCGTGGTTGTTTAAGACCCTTGACAATCTTGATAGTTTCCTTGGCTTCCTCTTTTAGCTTGTCATAACTCTGCTCAAGGTTCTCTTTCATTGCCATGTACTTAGAGCTCTTATCTATGTTAAGGGATACCCCGGAGATAGAGTAGTCAAATTCATCAGCAATCCAGTTCAGGGCTATGGCACGACAAGCTCGGGCCCCTGCACCAACAATAATGGCCGCGGACCAATTGTCAGGCAAGGAGTCCAGGGTTATATCCGTTGCGGGTCCGGCAGAGTTAAAGTCATACACGGTTTCCAACAGATAATAATAGAGCTCCTCATCTTCCCATATGTAACCAAACACTTCTGTCTGTGTCTGGAGAAATTTCTCAGTGCTAGGTGGTCTGAACCTATAGTTTCTATCAGGGTTGTTATCCCTTAAGGAGATTCGAAGTCTCCTGATAAGGCTATCAAGGAAAGACAGTTGGGGTCTCTGGAAACCTCTAGAAGCGGACACAATGGTAGAGGAATCTACTACATTAAAATTTTGGATAGCCTGCAGTATAGGAGAGTTCACAGTTTCCATGAAACTCCAACGAATTACCCAGTCTCCTATGTTGGCATCCAGGGGTATAGTTACGTGAGCATAGAACTCACCAACCCCCGTAGACTCAGGGATCTGGTTAGGCTCCCCCATAAGTACCTCTACTCCTGATGTAAAATCAAAAACGGAGTAGGAGATCGAGTAGGGGTCTGCCAAGTTCCCCATGGAATCCCTTATGGTTATCTTTAAGTCGCTAGCGCCAGTAGCCTGGCCTTTTTGGAATGCCACACTCATGAAGAACCCCTTTACTTACAGGTAAAGCCCTTTGAGATCTTCAGTAACTTCAAAACCACCAAACGCCCCATCCACCGAAGCTTCTTTTCCAATAAAGGAAAGCATTTCATCTGTCTTGTTGTTTGGCATCCCCTGGGGATTGTCATTCTTTCGGTTTTTAGTCAAAGACGAGAGGTCCGTGTTGGAGGCCACCTTTACCTCTTTGACTTGAACACCATCTATTGCTGAGGCAATTTCTGGAGTTATCACTCTAACCTCTCTAGCGTTTTCATCTTTCTTATTGTCAGAAGCTTCTTCGAAAATTGAATTGTTTTCCTGCATATATATCCTCTTAAGGTATAACAACCACTGTGGCGGGTAAATCAAATAATGGCATACTGGCTTTTTTATCCAGCACTCCTTCAGTATCCAACCAAAACAGGGACCAGGTCTCCCTTGGTGTGTCTTCATGAAGCAAGGTATATGTCCACCTAATGGCGTACCTTCCTGTGTACCATTTATCCCCAACAATGAAAGAAGGGCGATATCTGCCTACTCTCAAAAATAGAGGTTCTCTGTTGGGGTTACCTATGGGGCTAAACCTATCTGTACCCTCATAAAAGAAACCTACTGCATAGGATAACTGCAAGGGTTCTAAACCTAGAGTACCCTGGCTGCAAAATATGATATTGAGGTCTTTATCTTCTAGGAATTGGCCATGATAAAAGACAGGAAGATCCGGGTTCCTTTTCATGGCAGGAGGGGTCTGTCCTGGTTTAGCTGGATCTTCTATGTAGAAACCAGTCGTCACCGGACTAGACTCCAAGACGCTTGCCTGGAGAGATGGTGTATAGACAGGCATATTGCCTGTCCTAAAAGGATTAGGAGATTATCCTCAGGCCTGGCCTTCGTCCCCAGTATGCTCCATAGCCAGCATGAGCTCCAGTGTCACATACACTTTTTTATTGGGGGCATCTACAAGAGGGACATAGTCTACTTGATCTTCCCAGAGAAAATCTTCCATACCTTGTAGAAGCTCGCTATAATCCGCCACACCTTTATATTCATTGGATAAAAAGGTTAGTACTGGCTTATTCAGCATCACTTCCAAGTTCTTTACCCGGGAAGAAATATAGTCAGACATTAGGGCATTCAGTACCCTATGCTCCTCAGGAATAGCACCTGTATAGGGAACAGCCAATTGGACGTATATTACAAAGTCTTCTTCCTCGATCCCTACCACTTCTTTGTTACCGGAGTCATGGACTTCGGCAACAATAGGATCCCCAAAAGAGACCTTTGTCCTAGCTTCTTTGAGGGCGGCATAGACTTCATCATAACTAAGCATTGGGGCCTCGGCTACCAGTAAGCTCACCACAGAGGGATTTTAGAGATCTAGCATGATCCACAAGAGAAAGGGCATCTACCTGCAGTCTGTGGGCTAGGTACTCTCGAACCAATCCCGAAACTAACCCTGCCCTGTTATCCAGATGGAAGTAAACTCTTCCCCTTTCTGCTGTGTACCTAGACATCTTGCAACCGGCAGCCATTAAACTAGCAGCCTGGTACATGTCACAAGTTTTGTATTCGTCTACTTGTTCAGACATCGTTATTTCCTTGTAAGAATGTATTATTCATACCCCAATGCTGAGGTTTCTTGTTAATGAAGAAGAAACCTGATATTTATAGAATATGGAAAGGCTCCCCTATCACTAGGGGAGCCTTGTCATTCAGGATCTGCTAAGCCCTACGGTTAGAAGTCGCCGATGGTGATAGCAGGATCGGCCTTGCGGTTGGTCAGCGCGGCACGAGTAGGCAGACCAGTGATACCAGCCAAGGAGTCAACATCGGTTGCAATGACTGCATCCGAGTACTTCTTGAGAGTACCCTTCTCACGGGAAAGAAGAACGTCGCCAGTAGTAACAACAGCGATGATGTCACCGGGGTTGATCACAATGTCCTGGCCAATCTTGCCCATCACGCCCCTTCCGAGCTGAGGACGAACACCAATGTCTTCCAGGTAAAGAGCACCGTAGTTGGTACCGGAGTAGCTCAGAACGGTATACTTAGAAACAGCCATAATTGACCTCTTAGTTTCTGGTTAAACCCTTAAAACCTACCCCCACCTTTGGTGCTAAGTTTACTGGGCTTTGTGTTTTTGCACAAGCAAAAAGCCCATAATACTAGATTATAGGCTGAGTTTCACTTTATCAGGGAGTTGGTGCGGGCCTTGTGGTAAAGGAGTATTCCACCTTCCCAGCAAGTGTCCCATTATAGGATGAGTAGGAAATAAGTAGAGCCCTTGCTCCCACGGGGTCATTCTTCAAGTAGATGGTCTCTGTGGCAATATTAGAACCGGAGAAAGTTCTCTCAATAACAAACTCATCCTCATAGAAAGGAATCTGGGATACATGGATAGCCCCTAAAGAGGACATCGCCACAGGGCCCCACCCTTTTGCCGCCTGGCTCAATCCTGCCAAGTATGCAGACTTTGCAGGGTTGTCCTGGGTCATAGACCTTCTCACCCCTACAGTACCTAAGGACTTGGCGGTAGCAACAGTGATATCACTCTCGGCACCCTCCACATCGACCATGGTGGCTTTTACAAAAAGCATGGTCCCACTGAAGGAGGCACTTGCCAAAGAGGCATCTGCCGCCTGGACTTCTTCCAAGGTTAAATCAAAACTTACCTGGGGATTGGATGCCTGCCGAGCAGACACATTAGAAACCATTTCCTTCGCCAGATAGTATGTGGCGAATTCCCCCAGGCTAACGTAGATGTTGACATAGGAGATAGCCGGTGTTGCTATAACCTTGTCAAAGAACAATTCTGCCCTATCATCATAGAGCTGCTTCAACTGAAGAAAAACTGATGCCATACAAATAACCTCTACTTTTGAAGTTCTTTTACCATTAGCAGATTATAGGAGCCCCCACTCCTTCAGCCAACTATCGGCCACCTGGTCCCAAGTGTATTTTGAAACCTGTCTAGAAAGCTTGTCTGCCAGCTCCAACCTAAGGGCATCATCCTTTAGAATGCTCACGGTAGCTTCCACAAATTTCTGAGCAAACCCCTCTGAAGTGCTCCATTTAGAGGGATGCAGACTTTCAGGACCTTTAATATAAACAGGGGCTTCCCCACCTACAGTAAGTATGCCGGCATAGGGTACTGTCACTGCAGCATTACCTGCCATACCATTTTCTGCCAGGGTGATGCAGAAGGTCTCGCTAAACCAGGTAGGGTAGAGCCATACTTTGGACTCACATTGGTATTTAGCTAATGTTTCCTTGTCCACACGCCCGACGTACTTTACCCCAGGCTGGGTATCTATCAACTTCTCTATTGCCTCGATGTACTCAAGCTCTTCAGGGTTATTCCTGCTCTTTGCAGCAGATTTCCAGTTGTGAAACCCGTAAGCGATCACCAGCTCAAAGTCAGGTACTTCCTTACGGATCTCTGGCATCATCTGCAGGAGATGATAAAGGCCTCTATCAGGTGAGGAGCTGTATACAGCCATATTTTTCTTCTGAGCATTCTTTGCATTGGCGTACAGTTCGGGTCTCACCCCATTTGCAGAGAGAAGAATTTTCTCTTTCCCTATGTTATGGTGCTGAGAGAAGAAATCTACATGCCAATCGCTCAAGCAGGCAAACTTGGACACTTCCCATTGTCTTGTATCATAGTTTCTATCCTGACTGAGGAATACGTCGTGGACCATAACATCCACTCTCTTGCTGTGTAACTTAAACCACTTTAATGGTTCACAAGTCCTAGATAGGATCATATGGTCTACTACCTTATCATTCAACCATTCCCTCATGGTGCTATGGTCCCTGTAGATCACCCCGTAGCGATCCACCTCTCCACTCACCGGGCAATCATTGAAAATTGTTACCTCGAAACCCTTCTTAACGAAAGAGGCACCTAGCTCCGCAGCCCATGTTTCTGAACCAGCCATTCCCTTATCAACCGTGGCCCTATCCCACTTTTCCCAAGCAGGGCCGGTATAGATAACAACTCTCTTTTTACTCCATTTGTTCTTATACAGAACATGGTTGTAGACATCTTCCTTGTCATACTCTTCTCTATTTACCTCTTGATAGGCTCCTCTGCTTATCCCTCCAAAATGGAACACAAAGGAATCCATAGCCTGTCCGATCTGGTAACCTAGTTCAGTGAGCCTGCGGCAATGGTCAAGATCCTCACAACCATTCTTAAAGGCGGTGTCTAAATCTCCTACTTCTTCCCAAGCAGACCTTGCAAAGATTGTGGCATAGTAGGCCACCCAGGGCTGAGGAGTATATGCACCCTTCTTTTCTTGGTTGCTTTTTTCCATGTAAAGATTCAAGCTATCCAGCTTGGGCATTATCTCGTTTAGAACCATCCCAGGCCTTAGGGTAAGATCTGCTCCAGAAACTTCCATAGAGTAACTTGGTCTTCCGGGGGCATTGAAAAGCCACCCGCTATCACAATTGGAAAGGACCCCGCAAGCAGCGAGTCTGTCCACTCCATCCATTTTAGCTACCAATCCATGGATCCACCCCTTCGAGACTAGCACGTCAGAGTTTAAGACTATGAAGTATTTGCTACTTCCTGAAGCTTTTACTCCAGCATTTACCGCTTCCGAGAAGTTTAGGCGTACACCCTCTTTACCCAGAACAGTTATCCCTTTGATGGTATTAAGGTAGTCCCAGGTTTCCTTACCTGAACCAGCATCAGATAGTATGAGATGATAGGGGTAGTCCGTATTCATCTGGATGGAGGTTAGGCAAGCCTTCAAGTAGTCCACCCCATTATACACAGGAATGACAATTGGAACGGGGGGTAGCACAGGAGGAGCTACCACTGCTTCTTTTTTGGCCACTTCAGTATTGCTAGGGGCAGAAACTCTATTCATGACTATGACGTTGGGGATAGCATATGCCCACTTATCCACTATTTCCTTGATAGAGAACTGCTGAGCGGCATCTTTACCATTCATGCCAATCTGAATTCTTTTGCAGACATCCTTTAGACTTATTAGAGCGTTTTTCCATTCTTCTTTGGTATTGCATAGGAATCCATTGACCCCATGCTGGATAAACTCTCTGTATGCAGGCAAGGGAGAAGCTACTACGGGAATACCCATCCCCATAGCCTGGGCTGCTTTAATGTTGGATTTGGCGGGCTGTATGTCTACCCTTTGAGGGCATAAAATGACATGGCTTCCTTTCATGACTTCACGCCAAGTCTCCAGATCCCACTTATGAGTAGCATTATCCCATTCAGTGCAAGTCTCCAGGGTATAACCTGCTTCTTCTATCACATCTTTCAGGTAGTCCGTAACCAAGAAGGAGTTACCTCCCATCCCTATAAACAGAGCTACCAGTTTATCATTCCTTTTGTCTAAGAAGTAGTTGTAGGGGTCCCCTTCATCACTTTCAAAAGCATCCTCTATTACTATAGAGCGGGAGCACAGGTCCTTAACCATTTCCTGTAAACGGGTAGAGCAACAAACTACACCATCTGCCTCTTTAAGTTTCTTCAGTACTACATCATTATCCAGGATAGCCTCATTGTAGTCATAGACTACCTTGATACCCCTTTCTTTTAGGGCCCGCATTACCTCTAGGTCCTTATGCTGGAAACCACCAAAGATGGCCAAGTCCAGTGATCCCGAGATTTTATCTGCCAACCAGTTTACATCGGGGATGTTAAGGTAGTTGTTGTGGAGGCTTACGTTATACCCCCTACTCTTCATTTCTTCGAAAACATTGAGTCTGCGTATCCTTTGGGAAGGATCTTCTGGGTATATGGAATCTATAAACCAGCCAATGCGAATACTGTTAATGTCTATCGCCTTGCGAACAGCTTTCACGGGTTTCATGGTGGACCCCACCATCCCTCTTAGATACTGTACATTGTACTGTGAGTTCTTATCATTAGGCCAATCTATCAGGTACTGTTCAGCATAGGTGAGAGCCTTGTCATACTGCCTAAGGCGATCATAAGCCAGGACAAGTCTATCTAAGGGGCCTTTCTTGTAATAAAATACTTTTGCCCCGAATAGATCATAAGGGCTCTTGCTTAAAGCCATCTCGTAGAACTGGACTGCTTTACCATCATCCTTTTCTTCTGTAGCAAACTCGCCCATTTCAAAGTAAGGTTCTGCATATTCTTGAGAATACAGTAGGGCCTGGTTCAGATATCCCTTAGAAGACTCGTATTCCTTCTTACTCTTGTAGTAAGCTGCCAGCTTTAAGCAAGCCACTACTTTGTTTTGGTAAAAATCCGTATTTTCCTTCAGGTACTCTATTAAAACAGGTACCGCTTCCTCTTCCCCTTTATTGTCAAAAAGATCCTTGGCGAAATAGAAGATATTCCTTGGAGAGGCTTTCCCACTGGTGTACAACTCCCTAAGTATGGAGAGATTTCTTTCTCCGTCATACTTTCTTTTTCTCCGGTGATCAATGACAATGTCAATCCTATTGAACTTCCGATGGGAAGTGAATGTAGGAATGAATTCATGGATGGGATCAACCCACTGAAACTCTGGCCTATTAGCCACGATCCTCTCACGAGGAAGAAGGACAATAGGGCTCCCGTCCTCGTTTTGGGCATAGTTGTAGGACATCATGACGAAGTCATAATTATGGAGTTCCTTCTTTGCCTCCATTAGCTTTTTATAAGCCTCTGGACTTACTTCGTCATCGGCATCCAGCCACATTTTATAGTCGCCGGACGCTTGCTTAAAGCAGTAATTTCTAGCAGCAGAGAAATCATTTATCCATTTGAAAAAAGGAGTCTTATCCGCATAGCGAGAAGCAACTTCCCTTACCTTTGCATCTTCCTTGGTAAGGGTTACCACGATCTCATCAAATAAGGGGCCTTGGACACTTTTCAGCAAAGTCTCCAACTCTTCATGTTCCCCACCACCTACTATGACACAGAGAGAGAGCTTTACCATCAGGTATTCTCCTTTTTCTTATTTGCTATTTGTGATAATCGGTACTCTGCCAGGACCCTACGGGCTTCTTCAGCGGAATCGGTCATCCTGCTTTTGGCCAAATCCTCGTACCACTCCCTTAGTTGGGGGTCTACACGGATGGACCAAGTTGTTTTAGCAGATTCTTTCGTACGCATTTGTATACATACGCATACGAAATTAGAAGATTATTAAAATTCCTACTGATACTCTATAACGTCAGCAGATGCCAACATTGCAGAATATCTATCAAGCCTTTCTTGGGTAAAAAAGGTATCCACTTCAATGGTAGTCAGGAGGTACTGCGCTTCCCTAAAGGAACCTGTTATAAGCATTGGAATCAACTTTTCCGTTTTACTTGCTATAGTCAGGGGAGTTACCCCTCCCAAATCCAAAGTGATGCACTCTTCCCTGAACAAGGCTATAAACTCAAAGCCTACAGTCATATTACCCTGAACCTGAGAGGCAGAATCTATTACAGACTGCAGCCTTGTACAGTTATTTCTCCACTCAGTTATAAACCTTTCCTTAGAAACGGCCTCACCAAGGTTATCCAAAACAACATGCTCCGTGTAGTTATCCACAAGGGCATGAGCCTTATCTACCCAGAACGACTTATTATTGTAGATCACTATGCCATCTACAGAAACTATCCTACTTGTATAATTCATACTGTTGATATCCTCTAGGTAGGTGTATACGAAGTTTGCATGGTCTAGGATACCTTCGACATATGTCTCCGCCATTGCTAAGGTGTCAAACTTGCCTACAAGTACTCCTGTACTCTCATTAAGGGCGTATATCATTAGACTACCACCAGGGTTAGAACTGCTAACACTGTAGAATTGGTTGTTACATTGCTAGGGCTCGAAGTCGTTGATAGGGACCATTCATAAACTTCCCAGGTTGTGGTTGTCCCTGTTCCCAAAATCTTACGTCCTGATTGATACCTTTCCCCCAACCCCATTAAATAGGTGGTACCCGCCACAAGGGATAGTCGTGACCCTTCACCCCATGTCTTGGTGTGTATGTACTTGGTGTCACTACCAAGAGTGCCATCATTGGTAAATGAGATGCCCGTAGTGCTATTTACTCCCACAAACCCCGAAACAGGAGTGGCTACACTACCTGAGGCTGTCCAGACTCCCCAACAATAGTTGTACGCCTGGGTAGTATTGTATGTCATAGACATGGAAACCAAAGTTTGGTTACTTGCAGGGGTGTAGGAAACCAGAACAAAGTTCCCAGGGTGGGTTAGCCAAGTGCCACTAGAAGTGGCTCCCCATATCTGGGTAGCCCCATACCAAACTTGAGAGATGTTTGACTGATAGTAGGCAATAGCTGAAGTACCGCCGGTAAAGGACCCCATCAAAATATTAGAGTTACTGACTGTCATGATATTACCCTAGGAGGAAATAAAGCCTACCAGCTAATCTCGATGAAACATCAGGCATGGCAGTAACTACTTCTATAGAGGATACCTGGTATGTCCCCGTCTGACCTGCTATAAACAGGTTAGGATTTAGGCTTGCCCCCGTTACCCCTTGGGCTCCAGTAACACCAGGCAGTCCCGTTTCCCCTTGTGGTGCTCCTGAAGGACCTGTCACTCCTTGAGGACCTGTAGTCCCTAGCCCAGTAACCCCTAATCCTGTTACGCCTTGAATCCCAGTCCCTGTAGCCCCGCGAGCGCCAGTAACACCTTGTGGTCCTGTAGTCCCTAAACCTGTGGCACCCTGTAGGCCTGTTACACCAGTTCCGGTAACTCCACGGGCACCAGTAACCCCAGTCCCTGTTACTCCTTGAGGACCCGTAACCCCTAATCCTGTTACACCTGGAACCCCAGTAACTCCCACACCTGTAACACCCTGGATACCTACTCCAGTTACTCCTTGAGGCCCAGTTACCCCCAACCCTGTTATACCCTGAGGTCCGGTAGCACCAACCCCAGTAACTCCTTGAACCCCTGTCCCAGTTATACCTTGTGGACCGGTTACTCCGACTCCTGTTATACCCTGGGGTCCAGTTACGCCCACACCGGTAACTCCTTGAGGCCCAGTTGAGCCTAACCCAGTTATACCTTGTGTGCCAGGAGTCCCGACCCCTGTCTGACCTTGCGGCCCAGTAGCTCCTAAACCAGTAAAACCTTGGGGTCCTGTTATTCCTATACCTGTGACCCCAGGAATACCCTGAGGGCCTGTAACCCCAAAACCAGTATTTCCTTGGGGTCCTGTTATACCTAGCCCTGTTTGACCTTGTGACCCAGTAGTTCCTACACCAGTAACACCTTGGGGCCCAGTGCTTCCTAACCCTGTAGCTCCTTGTGTCCCAGGAGTTCCGACCCCCGTCACACCTTGTGGACCAGTAGTACCTAAACCAGTGTCCCCCTGTGCCCCAGGTGTCCCCACTCCCGTTATTCCTTGGGGGCCGGTGCTTCCTAACCCTGTTACACCTTGAGGGCCTACAGCTCCTATCCCAGTAGCGCCTTGTGGACCTTCAGTTCCTACCCCTGTTGCACCCTGTAGACCTGTCACTCCAACTACACCAATACCCGTGACACCCTGGGGTCCTGTGGCTCCAAGTCCTGTTGCTCCTTGAGCACCAGTATACCCTACACCCGTATCCCCACGGGCACCGGGGGCACCCACTCCTGTCGCACCCTGAGGTCCTGTAACCCCAATACCTTGTGGACCAGTAGAGCCATACCCAGTAACACCCTGAGGTCCTGCAGCCCCAATACCCGTGGCACCTTGGGGTCCTGTTACTCCTAAACCAGTTGCCCCTAGCGGCCCAGTAACCCCAAAGCCAGTAACACCTTGTGGTCCTGTTACCCCCAACCCCGTAACACCAGTACCGGTTACTCCTCGAGGTCCTGTGACCCCTAACCCCGTTACACCTTGTGGCCCCGTAGCCCCTAGCCCTGTATTTCCACGAGCTCCAGTTATGCCCTGCGGTCCTGTAAACCCAAGACCGGTCACACCTCTAGCACCCGTGTCCCCTCGTGGTCCGGTAGCCCCTACACCTGCCCTCCACACCCCGGTGGTAGCGTCGTAAATGAGGGTATGCCCACCTGTTAACCCATCAATGGATACATCAGGTAGCTGGTCTAGCCTGGGTGTCATTAAGGGATCTACCAGGATAATACCATCAGTGGGGTGTCTCTGCACCACCACTCCCATCAGCATTCTACTATACGGAGCAGGAGGCTCTGTGTTTGTTAGCACCCCCTCAGTAGTAGAGACATAGAGCAAATCCCCCTCTGCCCAGTCAAGGGTATTGATATCCCTTACTAAACCAAACCTAGTAAGGTAACCACTTTCATTGTTGGCTATCTCCTGGGTGGCCACTGCTGTCATGTACTGAACAGAAGGAGTGGTTGTTGCCACTGCCTTGTTAACGATAATACGGCTTCCTGTTGACCCAGAAACATATACCACGGAGCCATTGTAGATGGGTCCACCTGTTTTATTTATGGCATAGATATGCTGCTCTTGCCCCAACTGGAGGGCACTACCATTTTCCAAGCCAAGACTCAAAGTCTTATCTGTTGTGTCCCATACTAATCTACCAGGTATGCTTGCTGTTACTGGAGGGGTAACACTAAAGTCTACATACCCTGGGAACACCCAAGCGGCACCTGTAACACCCCGTGGCCCTGTAGCCCCTAACCCTGTGGTACCTTGGAGGCCTGTTACACCAAACCCCGTTTCCCCCGTATTGCCTAAAGCGCCAGATGGCCCGGTAACCCCTTGTATGCCGGGTTCAATAGAAATCCAGGACTGTCCATTGTATATCTGAAGAGTTCCCGTTTCCCCGTTAGTCCCTAATATGGAATCATTAAAAAGGCAAAGCCCGCTGCGTAGGTCTGAGGGAGCTATGGCATCTCTCTCGGTAGTAGATGCCACCGGTACCTTTAATATGCGACCTTCTATTGTAATATTTAGGGTTTTCATCTACAGGTGTCCCATCAATGCAACTTTTTCAAGGTTGCCTGAAGGGGCAACCCAACTCAGGGCTTCCCTGTCAATTAGGAGATTAGCAGGTCACACGACTGCTAGGATACTTACTGTCATATTGTCGAAAGAATCAGGAATATCCTGCAGCCCTAATTCTAGTGTCAACCCATCTAAAGTTCTTACACTGGAAGGGATAAACTGCTCCGCCTCTCCATCATACACCTGAGCTATCACAGAGCTAGACCCTAAACCATGTGTAACCAAGAGCTTTTCCAACACAAGCATGTCTTTGGTAAATGGTGTAGAAAATCCTTTTACATTTCCCTTAGCCTGGGTACTTGCTATGACCACAACTTTCCATGTACCCAAAAGTGTGTCACCATAGGAAAAGGATAGCTTGATACTATTTTCGTCAACAACCACAATGGACTTGGGGTCGTACAGATAGTTAGAGGAGTCATACACTCCCACCAGAACAGAACTACTACCTAGGGCATGAGTAATAATTATTTCCTGGTTGGATAAGGCAGCCTGAGTAAAGCCAGTGCTGAACCCCGTCATGCCTAAACCGAAGGATTTTGTCTTGGCCCCTACCACTACTGTCCAGGTACCTTGCTTGTTTTCAAAGTAGGACAGGTCAATAAGAACTGTCTGACTATCCAGGGCGGTTATAGAGCTTGGGACAAACCATTCCCCTTCAGGAGAGTACATATTAACAATAACGGAGGTACTTCCTAGCATGTGGGATACTTCAAAGGTATCTCCAGACATACTGCTGAGGTCTACTAACTGAACAAAGGATCTAGCTGCTGTGGTAACAATAGACCCAGAGGCAACTGTAGGCTTCTGTAAAAAGGTTAGGTACATATCAGTAATGCACCACTATTCTTGCGTCTATGGTACCTGCCGAGGATATCAGAGAGATACCTGTGTCCTTCGAGATATTTCTAAACACTGTGTAGTACACCTTAGGGTACACGGGCATACTTCTTGTAGTGGTGGCATCTATTCCAGATACCTCCACATATAAAACTTCCTCATCAGTGTTATTAAACACTTCTAAGAACTTAACGTCATGGGTCAACTCCAACTGAACGGCTTCTGACCCTACTTTAAGGGATTTGTTCTCTGAGGCAGTAATGGGGCTGTTCATGGCCCCCGCATCCACCTTTTGTCCAACACAAGAAGGAACAATCCTCACGTCACCAGATTCTACGATAGAGGTAGTTGTTACCCCTTGTAGCATAAGATAGAAGGTGTTTGATTCCAGATAACCTATTGAAGACCTAGCAAAGGAAAAGCTTACAAGTTTCTTCCCTAATGAAGGTATGTTAGGGATATTCTCCCTAACCAAGGTAAATGTCCCCGTCAGCCCTGTAGGAGAGCTGTACAAGGCATAGGAGGAGTATCCAGGAGTTACCTCCCACACCGCATTTATGAGGCTGCTAGAAGAGTATAGCTGTATGTTAGGTAATCCCATGGTAGCTCCTACACTATGTTTTTGGCTTTTTCCCTGAGGGCTTTAAGCCTTCTCTCATTTATCCTCTCTGAGTTTTGAGAATTCTTTTCCTCGTCAATATATTTCCCAAACTTATCCAGCTTTCGGACACCCGCATTAGCAGCTATCTGGGACGCCTCTTTCCACGTCCCCACCTCTTCCCCGTTTACGTTAGGTACAAGCTTATTCTGACCGCCATACCTCTCGAATTGTTTTACATCAAGCTCGGCATTTTTCTTCTTACGGAGTCGATCCTCTTTGTAGTACTTACCTACGGTAGTTCCCCTTACAAAGGAACCCGACCCTCCCGTGGCATATCGGTGCATGGTACTTGAGCATTCAGAACAAATAACTTCCGAGGTATCACTGACTTTTCGCATGATATCCTGGGATTTCCCACAATCGCACTTATATGTGTATACCGGCATGTTTTATCTCCTATAGTATTTTTTCTAGTGTTTTATATGCTGCTTCAGAAAGATACCCAGGGATATCTCCAAAGGCTTTCTTGAACTCTAAGAGCAGGAAGATTATTGTGTCAGGTTTATTACCTAGCATGTCAATAATTCTTTTCTGCACTCCTACGCTTTCTTGAGCGAACGGACCCTGAACGTAGTCATACATCTGATGTTCGCTAATCCCTTGTTCCTTCAAAGACTTTCTAGCCTTCTCCAGAACAGGGGCATTCAGTTTGTCTAGTTCCAGGAATCTAATAAACTTAGTCTTGGAGTCCATTGGGATATCTTTCTCAAGTTCTTTAATATCCTCTGAGGGTCTTAACTCCAGCAACTGACTCTTTAGATCTTCTGTATAATCTTCGTCAATATGTAAATCAGATAGATGAGAAGCCACAGCCGCAACATGCTTACATATAGTTAACCCTTTGCCCCTTCCCCCCTGGTTGGAATCCCTGGGCTCGATAACTTGTGGACGCAACATAGGGGTATACATGTACTTTCCCTGTACAGCATAGTACTGGGGTCCTCCCCATAAAAAATCCTTGCAATCACAGGCAATCAGACAAGGATGTTCCAGCAAGTTCTCCTTGCCCTCAGCTTTCAGCATCTGAAGTTTTACAGTATGCTCGCCATCCTTTCCAGGGACAGAGAATGTAAAAATGCCCTGTCTCTTCTCATCTTCATCTGATATATTTCTAGGATCCAGAGACATCCCGTCCGCTTTAACCTTCTCAGACCTAGGATGTAAGGAGCTGTCCATAACTTGATGTATGGTCTTAAAAGCTTTCTTGAAAATACCCTTATCTGATGCTTCCAAGGCAGATACATTTGCCCCCTCACCATAAAGATTAGATCCCCATGGGTTTCCTGTGGCCTCGTCCTGTCTGTGCTTATTAATCCAGTACATACGGAGTGATGAATCCGGCTGCTCCTGTTTGTCTGGACGGGTGTACTCAACTGGAAAGATACCACCTTCCCCTTCCATCACATCGTCGTGATAGAAAGTGGTATCACCACCATATTCCTTTAGGCTCATCACATCTTGAGAATTCTCAAAGTTGTCGGGTCGGAGCTGGTTATCCGCACGACTGTTGTCCTCCCTACCTTTACCAGGAGACAGTTTAAGCATGTCTTCCGTCATACGGGTAGAGTCCCCTAGACCCTCTGGAGATTCTGTTTTCTTTTGAACGTACTCCATCCAGGGTACGTCTAGGTCCTCTACCCCTTTACCAAGGTACTGGGCTGCCACTCTGTCTATTAGCTTTCTGCGATCCATATCTTAGTTTTGATTATTGAAAGATTAGCAAAAGGCCGGAATCCCTTAGGAACCCCGGCCTTTATTTTACCTAAATAGGTTAGATCTTCGTCAGCCTATCCTTGGCGGCATTGCGAACCTTCCAGTGGGACAGCTTGCTTGTCCTGATCCCTTCCAGCTGGACCTTGTCTGACATGGTCTCTACCAGCTTGACCTTTTCATCAAGCTTGAGGGTACCCCACACTGAAGGAAAGACTGCTTTCTCTGCTTCTTCTCCACAGAACCCTACTTCAGATGCTGCAGGAGCTACGGGAGCTGCAGGAGCTGCAGGAGCTACGGGAACCTGGGCGGGGGTGGTAACAGGGGCAGGAACCAGAGGAGCATACTCGCTTGCTAGAAGTTGAGCATCTGTCCACCCAGCACCCTTCATCTGGGAATAGGTAAACCCATTAACCTTTGGTTCCGCGGGAGGAGCAGGAGGTGCGGGAGGGGCAGGAGGAGCCGGTGGGGCTGGCGGTGCAGGAGGTACTTCCGCCACCGTGGCATCCGGGGTAGCAACTCCATTACGCATTGCTTTCCTGCGAGCTACTGCTTCAGTTCTTTGCCTTTCCCAGTCTTCTTTTTGAGCACGAGCATGTGCTTCTCCCTCTTCTATGTTAGAGGAAACGGACTTGTTGGCAGCACCTGGCAAGGTAGCTTCCACATAGTTGCTACCCAAGGAAGAAACTGTCATGTCATCAAAGGTGTCAATGGCGGAGGATTCAATCCCTGCCTTCTTGTACACTGACTTTTCTATGGCCTCTTCAGACCTAGGGGTAGAGGAGGTGACCTCTATCTTGCCTGAGTTGGAAGGAAGCGCCCTTTTCAGAGGGACTTCCAGTTCGTTCATCTCATTGGCGTCTTCAATTACCGGACGACCTCGAGAAGGAATACCGCGGACAGCTTTGGACACATCCACACCCTGGGCACCTTGCTTCATAAGCTGGGCGTCTCCCCTGTCCGTGCGAATAGTCCCTACAATCTGAGAATCTTCATTCTCCAGAACAGCCAGCTTTACTCGGCCACTCTCAGGTTTGACCACCTGGTTCTGTCGAGAACCTGCATCGTTATAGGAGGTCCTCCTTTCAATGTTTCCCTCGTTATCCTCAACATTCCTACCCCTAGTAGAGGAGGAAGCCTCAGAATACACCAACTGCCCATTATTACCCGAGGAGGAAGGAACCGAAGCAGCCTTCACCACTTCCTGGGATTCCACGTACTTCTGGGAGGAGGGAGCCTGTGTAACCTCAGAGGCCTCGGCTACCGGGACTAGCCACCCAGCGCGGATAGCACTTTTGAGGGAGAGGGAGGCATCTTTGATACCACCAAACTGCACGTTGTAGCCATCATAAAAAAGATGGTCCCCTACATTTGCATCAACACCCATAGAATGGGCGGAATTGTTCAGCAGGGAGAGTGTGAACTTTTCCTTAACGACATATTCCTGCATAGTTTTCTCCTGTGTGTTTTTTCTATGTCTTATGCAGGAAGGGGCCTTTGATAGCCCCTTCCCTTTATCTTTGCCAGAATTTCAATTAGGAGATTATGCTTTTTTCAAAGAAGCCAGTTTCTGGAACACCTGTACTCGGCGTTCCTCACGGCTTTTCTCCAATTCCTTGACCTTTGCATCGTCAGAAACGTAGCCAGACCCTTGAGCAGGCTCTACGGCCACAGAAACAGCAATAGAGGTGCTTTCCTGACTACGTCCACCCAGGGAAGTCAGAATGTCCTGTTCATGCTCTTCTTCATCCACGAGGATATCCATGAGCTCATCAGCAGCTCCAAACTCCCCTAGGGACATAGCTTGGACAATTCTTTGCTTATAGCGTTGGATGGCAGTCTGCTCCCCAGACAGGTCCTGTTCCAGCATGGTAGCTGATTCAGGAGAGACCTTTATCTCATCCAAGGATATTACTGGCTCTGCACCCAGTTTCACAATACGGTCAGCGACTGTTACTGCATGCTCCATTTCCTGGTCGGCATGCTCCTTGATGTGCTTACGAATGTTGTCGAACTCTGCCCCCTGCATAACGGCATAATGCTGGAGATACTGCAAAGCCGCGGTATACTCTAGCTTTAGGTCCTCCTGCAGTAAGCTGATCAGCATTTCTTTTCCAGTACCCGTGGATACTGGAATCATTGCCGAAGGAATAGAGGCTGTCTTCACCTGCCTGTTCCCACCAAACATTTTATCGAATGTACTCATATCTCTTTCCTTCCTTGCTTTTTGTTAAAGAACCCGAGCATTGCTGCTGTAACTACCTTGTCTTTACCTTTCTCCGAAGCCAACTTAGTGAATACCTTATTTTTATTTAAGGCAGTCTTAGCAACAGCTTCTTCACTCTTTAGACTATTAAACATTTCCTCTATGTCACCGTCATCTATGAGCTCGTGAAGTTCCTGAAGGACCATGGATAGTTTTGCCCCTACCTCTTCCACAGACCCGCCTGCACTTACTTCTTTATCCAAGCTATCAAAAGATTTTCTTAATCTTTCTGCTTGACTAGAGTCTTCCCCTAATGCCCGTACCACAGACTTTTTATGAGGAATCTTTTCAGCAAAATCCAACATAAAGGAAGGAACATCGTAATCGTTCTTAGCGACAAAGTCCCCGAAACCTCTAACTATTTTACTGAACTGAACCCCCGGCTCTTCCCACTTACTTGTGGTAGCTTCAGCAGGTGCTGCAGGGGTTCCCTCTGCCTCTGAGGTGACATTTTCTACCGTCTCTACAGGGGAGGTATCTGCCGGTTCTTCCTCAGGCACAAGTGTCTGAACACTTTGGATGAGGTTGGTTACATCCTTATTGAGAATGTCATGAGAGGGGAAATGGTTAAGAGCTCTAATCTCCTCCAGAATCTTCTTTTCCTGTTCCTGGAGTCCATCGCTTATGCTCTCAAAATCCTTCAAGAACTTGTTGAGAATCTCTACAAGTTTATCTTTCTTTTCATCTGAAGACAGTACCTCAGAGGTTATGAGCTTTGAAGACTTCCCTACCAGGGCTTCTAAGCGAGAAGAGATAGCCTTCTTCCTCTCAGGGTCTTCTACCTTGCTTTTCAAGGACTTGTTAACCTGAAGCAGAACTTTATCCAGGTAACTTATGACGTCCTCAGCATCTTCTTTTTCCAAAGAGTCCAGTGCTGTCTCTAGGCTATCGGATACATTTTGAACTATACCCTCTGAAAGGGAGATATCCTTTTTCTGGGATTCTCCTCCGTCCTCTGCCAAAGATTTTGCTTCCTCTACCTTTTTCTCTTGATCTTGAGGAATAGCTGTGTCGGGTGTAGGAAGATCCTTGGAGATACCCTTCAGCTCTTCCACCACTTCTTTCTTTTTCTTTTTACCTGCAGAGGGCTCTACCTTCTTTGTCTCTACCTTTTTAGGCTCTGACTTCTTGGCTTCCTCTTCGTTATACGCCTTTGAAACCCCTTCCAATGTCGTGGGGGAATCCTTAGACAGTCTCAGGATCTCAGATTGGATTCTCCCAATATTTGCTGAGGGCTTTCTAATCTCTTCTCGCAGCAGATTTAGAACCTTACCAGTGGGCGATAGCTCACTACGGAAGAAATAGTTAAGCAGACCGGTATTCTTACGGAATTCTTCAGGGATAATTACTTTACCTTGGACACCTTTGGAGATGTCTTCAAGTCTATCCTGATATATCTTTTTGTTTTCAAAATTGGTATCGAAGTTCCACAGCAGGTTATGGTCTGCAGCGGTATCCAGGAGTGCCTTGAGTATGTCCCCGTCCCCATTTCTATATAAAGCCTTAAGGATAGTTCCGGGGTCTTCCTCTGTCTCCTGAGGAGTGTCCTTTGCTGGGGAAGAAGTCTCTTGCTTTTCCTCCTTAGGGGAATTACTCTCTTCTGAAGAAGGTGCTTCCTTTTTCTCCGTAGTGTCTTCAACCGAGGAAGGTCCTTCTTCCTTAGGTTTTTCCTCTTGCGTGGGTTCTTCCTTACTTTTCTCGGCAGGAGTTTCTTCTTGCTTCTCTTCTGCAGGAGCACCCGTAGAGGTTAAGGAATCCACATCCATTTCCTTTACCTGGCTGTGATAGTCCTTCAAGGCAGAGTAGGCATTCCTCTTTCCCTCTAGCACTATCAGGTAGTATGAATCTACTACCTTCTTAGTCATAGCAGGGTCGTCCTTGTAAACTTCAAGAGCTTTCTTATATGACTGGTAAGCTCCCTGCATGTCCTTGAAGAAATGGGTACCTGTACCCAAGTCCTCCTCTGAGGCCATACGGATAAAGTCCTGGAATTTACGATCAGCTTCTTCGAATTTCTTTGGATCAAAAGACCCATCTACGTGAAAGCCATGATCCTTCAGAGCCTTCACCACACGACCTCCCCATTCCTTAATAATGGTGTTCCGCTCTATGTCCTTCACCGCCTGCATGTATGCAGGGATTTTTCCCTTATCATTGCTAGGTGTCTTTCGTGCGATCAACACACGTAGGGCCTTAGCCATAGCTTCCGACCCATCCTCATGAAACCATCGGATGCGGTCTTCCATCCCCTTCATGGAAATCCCTTTCTTATTCTCTTCCTCTTCCTTGCCCTTATCTTCTGGGGCGTTGGCTTCCAACATTGCACGAAGGGCTTCTGCCCTCTCTTCCAGTCCACCTTCTCCAAGGAACAGATCATAAAGAATCTTCTTCAGTTCGTTCACATAGTTGGGGTCCTTGAACTCAGACAGATTTTTGTATGCCTGAAGGGCAATCTTTGGAAACACTTCTACAAACTTATTCAGGTTGTGAAGCAGGGTCTCAGGAACATCTTTCTCTGAGGCGGTCCTTTCTTTCATCCCTAGCTCATCCCTCACGTACTTCTGGAATAGCTCAGAGTTGTAGTGGGGCCATAGGCCACGATCATTAAGGACCTTTATGGATTGCCTGAATTTTTGCTCAAATTCTGACACGTACTTTCTAATATCGGGGAAGTCACTGCCATTTTCTCGGATGGCATTCAAGTCATTAAGCATGACAGCCAGGTGTTGCTGCATACCCTGGGGGTTTTTAATTAGCTTCTCTACCCTGGACAAATCCAAAGTAGGTATCCTTCTGTGCTTGGCTATACCGGGACCCCAGAATAAACCTGCCTGCTTCTCGTTGCTCATAGATAGTCCTTCATACGGTCGTCAAAATACGCCTTTTTCTCTTCGGGTAAGAAACCATTCATACCCGCCACCAAAAAACTAAAAGTATCTGCAAAGTCGTCCCAAGGATTCCATCGAGCATAATATCTCACAAACTTGGAACCAGGATCATAATACCACCCGTGATCCTCTAAGGGTTCCAGCTCATCCTTGTCCTGTATAATTACCTTAACCTTACCAGGTAGAGGGTTGTTTACCCACCCTGAAAGACCCAGCCACTCAGGCTGCAGGGATAGCTCGGTGCCTCCCCCTTTTTGGACATCCCACCCATGGCCTAGCTCATGGTATAGGATGTGATCGAAGGTGTCAAGCCTTTTGCCAGACGAAGTATCTTCATAGATGGTAGGATCATCTACCAGCTGTGAATTTAGAAAAAGCTTGTCATTCACATACAAACCGTGATTAGGGTATAGCTCCCTAGAGGGCCCTAGATCCTTGAACCCCAAAGTCCTGATACCACAATCCTTGACAAGTTCTGGATTGAGATGCTGCAAGGAACTGGCTACCCTGGCTAATAGGTGTAAGGGAGTTCCTACTGGAACGCTCATACCATACTGGAGGATAACCAATCTTGGATCAATGCTTTCAAGATACTGGGACACGGTAAACCTGTGAAGAAATAGGTCTACGTTGAAAATCCATTAACAGATTATGATTTTTTACAATCCCTTTCTGCGAACCACTTCCACCCCTCTTCTCCTCTTATCCTATCAGCAATGTCCTTGGCCTCCCCAGGCTTCTGCAAGCATAGGAATAGGGTTAGTGATACTATTGCTGGGTCTATCACTTGTAGTCCCAGACATGCATGCACCTTGTAGTGAAAGGTGTTACGATCCTCTGAAAAGGTCATAGTCCCCCATCACCATAACAGCTAGGTCTTTTTTAACCCCTTTCTCTTGCACTTTATTAAGGAGATTTTCCCAGGGGTATTTTAGGATAATGCTGAAGAAATCTCGTAGCCAGAGTAACCACTCATCCTTGTGGCTCTGCTTATATACATAGTTCAAAGGTAGTTTAACACTTTTCCAGTATACTTGAACCATTTCCGAGATTAGTTCGTCTAACGTGGCCTCCCCTGCACTTTGCAGAACACCTTCCATAATTCCAAGGATATTGTCCGTTGCTCCCTGCTGGTAGTGCCTTAGAAGAACCTCTTCAAGAGTTCTCTTCAGCTTGTCGCTAAGAACAGGGGTTGGGGTCATCCCTCACAATACGAGGGAATACCCTATTTCTTAACCACTATCTTATAGATTTCTCTCGCAGCTTTTCCGGGGTTACCTTCATACCTGACAGCTATCCCACCCTCTAGTTTCCAGGCCTCGGTATTCTTCTCCATATCATCTACCAAGATGGATTTGGAAGTGGCATACTTACCCTTGTTCGAGTCCATGATTATCTGGGTACCAGGTATGTTATCTTCCACCCAAAGTTGTTTACCCTCCCGGGCACCTCTGAAATGAGCAGGAGAAGTTAAGAGAATAGGATTTAGGGGTTTCAAGGTGTCCCACAGTTCTCTACCACCCTTCAGCCAGGGCATAGTAGACCAGAACTCCAACTTGTTTGCAACCCTCCACTCAGCAGTCTCATTAGAAACAAAAGGCTTCCCTGCAAACTTTTGGTATTGACCTTCCCAGTCCGTCAGTACCCCGTCCATGTCCACAAATAGTCTATACCCACCCCTACGGTACTCTTCCATAAAATGATGGTCAGTAAGCAGCTCGTTGGCCAGTTTAACAATAGCTAGTGACTTGGCTCCCTCAGATAGGAAGGAGCTAGAAGCTACGATTGATGTCATTCTGTCAAAAGATTTAATTCCCATATTTTCCTCTCTACCATGTCTCATGGGACAACCAGGTAAGATCCATGGCCTCATCCCCGTATTTAGGATCCCTGTATGATTTTGCAGCCTCTTCTATAAACACAGGGTACACCGTCTCTGTCCCCTCGTACCTTATAGGTTCTCCAGTGCCAAGCATGTACTGAAGGATTTCCCCCTTATTTATAGGGGAGTAGTCCTTCCCTAGGAGCTCTGGATTTATGTCGGAGATCCTAGTCATGTTGGTCTTATCCACCATATACTCTATCGTCTGCACTTGTCTGTATACCGGTACAGTTATACCCTTTTTCGGGATATTCCCTGAATTCCAGTTGACCACAAAATCCATGATATCCGAGGCTAATCTCTTGGTCTTAGCATAGGACACCTTGTTCAGATAGGGGCCATGTTTTAGGGGTCCTACCTCAACAGTCAGCCCGTTCTTTCCCAAGGAATCTAGATAAGGGGATGTCTCCTGAACTTCCGGGGTATACAGGATTTTAAGGTCATCAGGGTACATATGGGTCAATGTGGCTACAAGCTTACACATAAAAGGACTAAGCCGGCTCACTATCAGTGTTATGCCCATGTTGCAAGTAGTATTGTGAAAATCCACGATTAAGTCTACGTTGCCTTTTTTACCACCCAGATTCTGGAATATGGACTGAGCCAGCTTCATCTCATACTTGGTTTGATTAGGGTTGGTGAGGTCTTCCATGCTGAAGCAATCGTTTAGATCCTCATCAATAAAGTGAACACACCTTTCGATAGCTGCGGGATTGGATAGTTGTAATTTAAGGTCTACACCTGGTCGGCTAGCTATCGTAGGGTTCTTTGCAATCTCCCCCATCAGAGTGATGCCAGTCATTTCATCACCCTGGGTACCTCCACTGAACAGCACAGTTTTGATCAGATCATCTTTGGGGATATCCACTAGACCTAGGTCGGGGGACACCTTCATCAGGGTGTTGCTGACTTGGTCAATATCAGAAGCTAGGCGATATAAACCGCGGTTCTGCAGTTCGTCAGCAACCTTATCTAGTTTCTCTATAAGTAGGGTGTTTTCCATTATGGAAAACACCTCACCCATAAAAAGATTATGGGGATATCTATCTGTAAGTTTTGAGCAACCAGGCCTTTGTGTCTTCCCATTCACCACTGGCCATGCAGAGGGCTAGGGGAGAGGCTATTCCCTGTAGATAGTTCATGAATAACCCAGAACCCTCAACATGGGATAGCATCTTTGCAAACCCTTCCCCGGCCATATGGTTGTCAAAGGATTTAGCTTTCCCCCTCCCTAGTATTCCGTAAATCAGTTGAGGAGATCTAGCTATAGCTTCCATAACGGAGTCATCCCCATGGGCCTCGTTAAGGCAATCCCCCTTAAAGAATCGTAGACCAGGGGGCTCTGGGTCCACAGGGTATTCGTCTTTCATTCGAATCCCCTCAATGTATTTGTATAAGTCCCAAACCCATTTGAGTTCTACAGACTTCTCCATGAGGCCACCACACCGGTTATCCAGAACGATCCAGGCGTTAATAGATGCTGCTAGCATCCCCCTAAATGACCATCTTATACGGCGGTAATACTGGCATAAGGTAAAGGCGTGGACAAACAAGTCAAAATAATGGTACTTTTCTGTCACCCTTGCCTCACTTAGCCTGCATAGAATTTCCTTGTGTACCTGAGGATACTTTTCTTTTATATCATTTGCTGTGGATATGTTCTTGCAAACGGGGCAAAGGTGCTTTCGTTTACCATACCGAGACTCCCACTCTTCCCTGGGTAGAGTGATGTCCCCTACCACCCTTTTAGTTATCAGGTGGCCGCAAGAGTAGGACACCTGTCGAAAGGCCTTATCCCATGCCTTAAACCCCACGTTGTCATCTTCATGGTATCTTATCTCACAGTATCTTGTCATATCCCTGATATACCGTTTGGACATGGCCCAAATAACAAAAAACCCAGGTGGGGTTGCCACCTGGGTTTCTTTGAGAAAACTCGTGATTAGCGAGCGATCTTGATACGGGCCAGAGCCTTCGGATTGAAGGCACCCACGCCGATCATCTCGAAGATCGAGAAGCCGATACGGCGAGCCTTAGGATCATCAGCGGATAGAACCGTGAGCTCCGTACGAACGGGGAAACGTCCGAGGAATTCAGGTTCAGCACACACGTAGATGTAGCCGGGTTCGACGATACGGGAGATCATGATCTGAGCGCCGTGGAGCTGAGCCATCAAACCAGTCTTCAACAGAGTGGCCTGGGTCTCGATATCCAGGATGTCACGTCCCCACTTACGCAGGTCAGCGAAATCACGGGCGTTCATGAACACGCGAGCAACGCGGTTGTCCCACTGTTCGATCTCAGCGAAGGCATCAATGAAGGCAGCAGGGGTCACAGGAGCGTTGACGTTGACCTGGGGGTTCGGAGTCGCACCGGAGAACCCGTTCACGGACAGAGCATCAAGCACGTCGAAGACGCGAGAGTCTTCAGCAGCCTGGATCTGAGCCTTACCGAGGTTCATGGAGCGCTCGACTAGGTCGAAGCGACGTTCCTTGATCTGGGACAGAGGGATTTCGGGGTTGGAAGCGAGCTCGAACAAGGGGAAGAGCACACGAGTACCACGGGAGGTACCAACAATGTTTTCACCTTCTTCGGAAACCGCGTAGGCCTTTACCTCGGGGTCCTTGTCATAGATGGGGAGAGCACCGTCCGGGAGTTCTTCCACTTCGAAGGTCTTACGACCTACGGCGGAGTAGTCACGGCGTTCACGCAGCGGCTGCTGCATGGACGAAGCGATGCGTTGACGACCGGCAAGAGTGCCGATATGTTTGCCAATGACGGCATTTCTCTGTTCGTTGGACATCTTTGCGAATGACATTTTCTAGTCCCTCCTTAAACGCGAAGCTGAACGGCCATGACCGGGTTGCTGGTGGTAGGGGGATCGATGACAATCGCCACGACCGTAGCACCAACGGCAGCTGCACCACCTTCCAGGCCGGCAGCATTGGTCAGGAGACCATTCTGAGAGGCATAGAGGTTTTCACCAGCGGCATAGGTGAGAGGAGTGGTAGCATTGAAAGCGACGGTTTCGAACACGGCAACTTCCACCAGGGTGTTGGTGCCATGCAGATAGGTGATACCACCGGAACCATTGGAGTTGGTGCTTTCGTAAGCTTCACCAGCCGAGTTACGGACGGCGAGACCAACGATACCAGCGAATACGCCAGTATCAGCGAGAGCGGCACCTACGGTTGCGGCATCGACGATAGCCACAACGGAACCCGCGAGGAGGCCGATGCTGCCAGTGGCGATGAGGGTGTTTGCGGCTGCCTGAGTAGACAGGGACTTGTTGTCCTGATCCAGGGCGGCGTCGCTGATAGCACAGAATGCATTCAGCGTACCACGATAGAGAGGATTCAGCTCCCTGGCGGCAGTAATCTTGTTACTTACTCCACGAGACATGTTTTACCTTCTTCTTGTTGTCACATTCCCCGCTAAGTGGGTTAGCGAGAGTGGTTCTTGTTCATTGCCCGAAGTTCTTCTTCCGTGATTAGCGGAACACGCTAGACACGTCAGGAGTGCTTCCCCACATAGCGGCAAGTTCATCATCAGCAGAATGGCTGGAAGCTTTACGGACCATCGCGGAGGACATAGCCGGAGCGGGGTCGTAAGCGGCAAAGATGGACTCCAGAGCGTCACCCTTCACGGATGCGGTCTTGGCAGTGTCACCTACGCCAGCGAGTTCCTTATCAAGGTCATCAGTAGTAGCAGCATCATCCAGGTCAGTCTTCACTTCACCGGCGTCACCTGCAGGGGCAGGGGCAGGAGCTGCATCAGGAGTGGGGGCAGGAGCACCTGCACCCTTCATGCAAGAAAGCTGTTCGGTCAGAGCGGCAACGGCGTTCTGCAATTCAGCGAGCTTGGTTTCCATAGCGGACTTTTCAGCGGAGGCATCTTTCTCTTCAGGCTTCTTGTCTTCAGCAGCAGGAGCGAAAGGAGCAGGAACACCTTCAGGAGCAGCAGAAGCGGCTTCCTTCTCTTCAGGCTTCTGGTCTTCCGGCTTGGCTGCGTCGATAGCGCCTTCAGCCAGGTTGGCCATACGGGACAGGACACCGTCGATGGCGAAGTCAGGCATGAACATCAGGTCAGCAGCATTCTGAGCGATCACTTCTTCGGTAGCACCGGGAAGCATGCACTCGGAAGCGGTAACACACTTAGAAGCATGTTCACGAACATCCTGAGAATTCTTGATGGCATTTGCGAAAGCAAGGCGAAGCTCACCAATGTTCATCTCATTGCGCTTACCATCTTCGGTATTGAGCTTTGCAGTCTCAGCCTTGGAGATGGGATCTTCGGCGAAGTCAGAAGGGCCACCAATATTGTAGGCCTTGTTGAAAGCTTCACCGGAGCCATTTCCACCGCGCTTGTCTTCTTCGGGACGAGCACCATTCATGGTGTAAACATCTTCACCGGCAACCTTAGTTGTAAGACGCTGTCTGGACATTTTTAACCTCTCATTGGGTTCAGAGTTTTGTTTCTTCCCCCCAGATGCCGTCTAGCATTTTACGGGGCGATGCCTACTTCCTGCATTCACTGGGAGTCAATAAAATTCGACTGGAGTTACTTGCAGAAAATTCGAAATTTTTACTCGAATTAATAGATTATTGGGTTTGTTCTATTTCTCGAGATTTTTTTCTATTGAAAAAATCATGTATTCCATTTATTCAAGAGCCTGGGCCATCTATCCATCGCTTCTTTTTCAAAAGGAGTTAGCGGTCTTGCAGCATTTATGACAAAACCCAGGTTGTAATCCACACTTGGATTACCTGCAGTTTTGGCGATATACTCTGCAACATCATCCCCAACTTTTTTCCCTGTCATGCGACTTGATACGAAAGCAAGAACCTCTACCATATCCTTTCTTGTAAACCCATACTTCCTAAGTAGGTTAACATCCCCGACGGATGCAAAAGCCATTAGGGAGGAAGCCAGTTTTACATTGGGTACCTTGGTGATGTCTATGGAATATCTGTCCTGTAGATATTTAGATACCGTCTTAGAGGATGCCTCCTTAACAAAGGCCTCACCCTGCCTGGTAGCGTCTATATACCTGTTAATGCCATCACCGATGACTTCAGAATCAGTCTTTGTAGCCAAAGCTTTCTGAACTTTATCCAAAAGGTTCTGCTTCACCTGGGTAACAACGGAATCCTCTATGTTCTGTTGGATATCAGAGAATGGAGTAGAGTCCGCTTCTTCAGGAGAAGTCTTAGGAGCATCAGGCTGTTCTGCTGTGGGGTCAGCACTTGCATCAGGAGCTGCTCCTGATGCAGAGGGATCCCCACCTTCTGCAGATGGATCCGCGGGCATCTCTGGGAAAGCACTTTCCTTAGCAGGATCTCCAAATCTTGCAGCACCTTCAGGTTCTGCTTTAGTGTCCTCTTCAGAAGCAGGATCCTCGGCTACCTTAAGGGAAGCCGCCTTCATAAAAGCATCGACACTGTGGTGTTCACTCTGAAGGATAGCTCTAGACTGCACAGATTCCATCAGGGGGTCATTGCTACCCTTAATAGCTGCCTTAGTAATATTTGCAGCTATGGATTCCTGTGGAGATACAATATTTCGAAGAACTGCTCCAGGGAATGCAGGCTTCCTTACCCAGGAGGCATCCATAAAGTTCACACTCTTTGGGTCATCCTTATGTCCACAGATTTCTGCGATGATTCGCTTGTTCCCATATTCATCATAGAAAGTATTTCTGCGATAGAGTTGTACATGCTCGCACTGTTCAGAATCATCATGAGCAACATTACCACAACGGCTGCAGCGAGAATAGGCAATTAAGCAACCCATGCTGACTGCATTGTACTCCCCGCTGAGAATCTTCTGGCACATATCTGGGAATTCCCAGCTAGTAGCAATAAGAAGGTCTACATACAAAGTGTTGTTGGGTTTACCATGGGCATCCAATCCCAGGTCTACCTCACGAAGGGCTACATCAACTACCTTTCCTCTTGCAAACTCAGGTTGTTGAATATGCTCCACATAGTTGTTGGCACCAAGGAAAGTCCTATACGTCTTGGCAAGGAGTTCCCTTTCCCAGCAGTCACCATTGTTGTTCACAAAGATGCTATGCTCGGGTTTGATGAAATAATCGGACTTGGGGTCGTTAGGCTTAGCCAGCTGGATATCCACAGACGCCATGATGGTCACATGAGATAGAAGCCACCTGGAAGGATCATACTGGGACAGTACCTCAGAGGCAGTCTTTATCCTACCATCTTTTCTTTTGGAGGTAGCATTCAACCAGGCATTGCGATCAACTTTGGATGTAATACAATCAGCATTTGCTGTTTTCTTGATGGCCATATCAGGAAACCCCTTATTTTGTCTTTTGTTCGTCGTAGAGGGGCTTGGCTCCCTTTGGAAGTTTCTTTACGGCAAAAGTTTTTCGAGGACCGTGCCCTACAGCAGCGGCTTGCTTCTCTTTACTCCAATCTTCCATGGAGGTAGTATCGAAAGACCCTCTTTTTAGCATTGCCATTGTGTACCCCTTGTTAAGCCTGGTATACACCAGACACGATGCTCTGCAAGGCTTCTACCGGTACGGAAGAACCGAAAGCATCAAACACTGCAGCAAAAGCTTCCTTGCTATGAATCCCTGCGGACTTCATCCTACCCACATGGAGGGAGATGGTATCAGAGGCTTTTCTGGTAAACTCTTCGGAAGCCTTTTTCTCCAAGGACTTCTTATTCACCTTGGAAACAAAAGAGCTAAAGTCATTTGCCACCTTTATGGCAATCTCTTCCCTCTTAACTGGAGGTACTGTGCCGAAGTACTTGGCAGACATCTGCTTATCCACAGAATCATACCCGTTGTCCCCGGGAACCACAGACATTCCCATAGTAGCGGGAACTAGGATAAGCTCCTCTGGGGCCATCTGCTGGGTCTCGCCAATCGGCCAGGTGACCCACACCTTCTGTATTTTGGGGCTGACAGCAACCACTCTTCCCACGTAAGGGGAAATATCTGTTGAGCTGGTGAACCACTTGACGTTGTCACCTACTTTATAATCTTCTGCGGCTACTGATACCGGGTATAAAGCTGGCATAGCGATCTCCGAATCCTAAAGACAAAGCACTGTCTTCTTGTTAAGAAAACAGTATTATTACAGATTCCCTGTTTAGGATTAGGAGATTATATGGGTCAGCTTCTGGAAGCTACCTTATGCTGCTCTTTCATCACGAACTCTATTGCCTGATGTATTCTAGGAGCATACTCAGCCTTCCCTCTCCCATCCGTCCAGGTAGAAGCATCCACCTTACCCGATGAGGATTCGGTGCTGCTGGAAAACTCGTCCATCAGGTGGTCAAGCATATACCCTATCCTAGCAGGATCTACTTCCTTACCACCAGAGACGGGAACCCCTATGTTTGTAAGCCAGTTGTAAAGGCTGTTAACTTCCGAGGGCATCTGTTCTAACAAGTTCAAAAACTTCTTCAGATAGGCTATCACAGGCCTGTGGACATTGGAGTCGTCATTCTCCAGGAATTTTATGTCCCTCTTCAACCCTTCTATAGCGTCCGGCTTGTCCACCATACCATGCATGGACTCAAATACCTTTAGGAACTCCTCTTTTGCTACGGAGTTACCCGCACTCCCTTCTTCTGAAGAATCCAAAAGAGATTTCAGGACCCCCGCAAATCTTTCCATCGGGGGAACAGATTCCTGGATGGCCAGGGATTCCAGCAAGGTGTTTATGCCTTGTAGTTGTAGTTCTTTAGCTTTTATGATGGCTTCTATATTGCTGAACATGCTGTTTTCCTTGAAATTCTATTTTCAAAAAAATCCTATTAAAAGGTTATGTTACCGGGTTTTCACGGGTATATGCTATTTATGGCTACTTACGGAGGACCTTTGACTATGAAAGAGCTAGGCTCCCTTTTCGACCATTTCTGGGATTTCCACAATATCCAGAACGAGATACCCCGTGAGGATTCCCTTCGCATAAAAAATTCCAGGCTATGGAATACAGACCCTATGGCACCCTTCTTTATTGACCCTGAGGAGATTGCTTCTACCAGAGAAGAATACCGGTCTCTTTTTACCCAGAGGTATGGGAAGGTTACCCTAAAACAAATTTATGAGAAGTTGTCTGAAAAAAGGGTCACAGCGATGTCAGAAGCTATGGAGACCGCTTTTGTCTCCTGCCACACTGTTTTAACCACACCCCCAGAGGCTATTGCTAACACCTGGACGGCATTCCCTCATATCCTTAACAGGGAAATTCCTCAGTTCTTGGATATCTTTGAAAAAGAAGCAAGCCCTTCCTTCGTAGGAAAGGCTTGCCTTGATGACAAGTGTGTGAATTCCGCTCTATACCTCATTGAGTGGAGAATAGAGAACGGTATCTAGATCATAGCTTTTGGTAAGGAGCTGGGTTCTTTACCATGGAAGCCACTTCGTGACTAATATCTGTCCTGAACATTTCCGCATCAGGTAGGTTCTTTCCACCTTCATGGATCTGTTGGCCCTTCTCGAAGAAATCCTTGATCTCTTGTTCAGGGTCAATCCTATCCTTCTCATACACGAAAGCATTCTTCTGGATATTCGAGGCGATATCATCCAACTGCAGAGCCATCTTGAGTTGATCTTCTACCTGAGAGGCAGAAAGCTCCCTAGCCACCTTATCCAAGGTTTCAAGGCATGCAGTACGGACTTCGTCTGGAAGTGCTAAAATAATTTCAGCCCCTTCTTGTGCGGGGGCGGGGGCACCGCCTCCTTCACCCTGTACAACTGTAACAGGGGAGGGGTCCCCAACTACCTTCTCGGCAGCCTGGGCAGAATCCATGAGATCCATGGACTGTTTGATAAGCTTCAGACCTTCCAGCTGGAGTTCTGTAGCCATCTTGTATTTCTCTAGTGCTTCCTTGGTAAACATGGTCACCTCTTTAGTCCATGGGGGCTTCGTTGTTTCCACCGTCGCCCTGGGTTAGTTTTGTTTTACTGAATCCGTTGTAAGCCATGGCCATACCGATAAAAGCCAGTATTCCAGAATCGGGACCAGTTCCTTTTGTAATATAATGGTAGCACATAGTGAGCAGGACAACAAATAATGGAGCCCTTCCTATGGATACCTTTCTCTTACCTTGGTCGTTGGTATCTGTAACTAACGGGAGGAAAGCCTTGAGGAACTTCTTAACCTTGTCCATCAGACCCCCTCCGAAGAAGCCTCGATAGCATTGGCCACTTTATCTAATTCTTCGGCAAGATCATTACGCCCTGCTGCCTGCAGGTTGCCAGCTACTTTGTCCAGGCATCCTACCAGGGAAGCCAGGAGCATTATGTTCCCTCCTCCCGACATCTGATTGCGGACTTGAGCTCTAGCCCTTGTAGGGACTCCTTGGAGCACCTTCATGACTTTTGCTTTGGGTACTGACTTAACCCTTCCAGTATCAGTTACTTCCGTAACCTTAGGGGCTGCTGCACTCTTTGCCATTTCCATAGTCTCATCGTTCTGGTCTTTGGTCTTCTCAATCTTGCTTTCTTTCTTCCCTGTAAGAGCCTTGTCTGTTTGCTGGCATATGAGGTCAAACACCTCAGGCCCAACTTTAGACTGCCACTTTCCATCGTCTAATGAACTGATGGCCATTAGGACAGCAGAGAATACCGCCCCTGTCCTATCGGACTCCAGGGTTCTCTTGTCTACCTGAGTGATGGCATTGTCTACAATAGCCTTGATATCCTTTTCGGTAATATCTCCTGCCACTAGGCCGGCACCATTGGAAGCATCTCCCCCAACATTAGAGGATTCCTCTATAACAGGGGTCTTCCAATAGGTAAAGCGATCCCTAGCATTGTTGTCAACTTCAGGGATACCCTTTAAGATGTTTTCTTTTTTAGACATAGGAAAGCGCCTGATACTGTTAAAATTTCTCTGGTGGTCTTATATGGATTAAAAGATTATCCATACAGGGCAGAAGCCTTCTTTTTCTGATGTAGATCAATAACTGCAGCAAATCGAGACATGGTATCTGCTGTCTTATTTTCCTTAGGTTCAGTATCAATACCTTCCCCGGCTTCTAGCTTTGTTGCCACATCTACTGCAGAAAAGGACAAGGTATGAGCTGCCTTCATCACAGCTGTAAATTCCTTTTGTACCTTTTCTGGATGAACGTCATTATTGCCCTCGGCCACGAACTCATTCAGGGCATCCACCAACTTCCCTAATCTTTCAATCGCGTTCATTTGTCTACCTTCTTTTTCTTGGGAATATAAGCATGGCGGTCTTTCCCATCTGCCCGATACTCCCTCATGTAATCTTTTCCATAATCTCTAGTCTCTGACAAAGGTAAACCCTTCTCCCTTCTGGGGGGTTTCTCATTAGGAGGCTTTATATACTTCCTGTGCTTGTCATCGAGGCTCTTTAGAGCTGCTTCCTTCTCTGCGCTTTCAGGCTCCGAGCCTATTAGCTCATCCGCCATCTTTCTCAGTAATTCTGCGATAGCAACCAAGTTAGGCATGTTATACTCCTTCCATCTCTCCTAAAAGTCTCTTGGCCAGGGCTGGGTTTGAAGCCAGTTTCTCAAATAGCTTTTTAAGGGAGGGGTCCCCACTTGCAAACCTCATACCCCCTGCAGCTGCAGCAGCGTCATCACCACCTGCTGCAGATTCCGCATTTATGGATAGGTTCAGGGCTTCTGCTGCCTTTTGAGTTAGATTGGTCTTCTGTACCAGATCCTGGGCGGCTGCCTGGTAGGCTCCGCGTACAAGGTCATTCAAAGAGGCATCCTTGACAGTAAACAGATCGTTGTTCAGCTTGGCAGCAACAGAATCTCCATCAAGACCTAGGATATCATAGATATCATCAGCGGGAATGCTTCCCTTGTTATACAGCTGCATGACCTGTTCAAACACGGAATCGTTATCCCTAATGGACATGCGGGTAAAGGATATCTTGGGATAAATTACAATCTCATTCCCATACTCATCTGTCTCAACAAAACCCTTGCGTCTAGCTACAGGCTCAAACAAGGACTTTTCTACAAACTCCTGCAGCATTTCACGGAACAGCATATACTGGATGTTCAAGAGTTCCAGGGAAATCTTAGAACCAGAGTAGGATGCTTCACCTGTCATCATTTCCTTAGTAACACCAAGGCCGGCATACAGGTCCGCATCATATCTTTCAAATTCATTGGTTAAATCCAGAAGTCTCTGGTTTGAACCCTGTTCGTCCCAGTGGATCTCATAGTTTGCCACGATAGAGTAGTCCGGGTCCATCAAGGACATGTCAATCTGCATACGCAGATCATCAAGCTGCATGTCATTGAGCTTCTCTCCCCATACTACTCGAATGGGAGTCATATGCCTAGAGGCAATTGAAGTCTGGGCCTGGCGCAGCTTATCCTTCACAAGAAGGGTATTCACACACCTTTCCAGAATGGAAACACCTAGGGTCTCATACTGGGACTTCTTACGAGCTATGTGAGTTGCAAAGGACCCTTCGTTAGGGTTCTGCTGCAGAAGGATTGTCCCTCCCTCAGCCAATGATTCCAGCATTGCCTCGGGAACCCTTGTTTGTGTGAAGGGATCACTTGAGGCATCCCATGCCGAGCTCTGCAGGCTAAAGGATCTGTTCAGTACTGCCTTAGTTTCTGGATCTGGCAGGAACTCAATGATAGGGTTATCCGAGAAGGGCTTTCTCACTATGCGTACTTGATCAGGAGGGAGGATAGTTACCTTTCTCCATCCCACATAGTTAGGGTCAGTATCTTTTATCTTGTACTTCTCTAAAAGAAGATCAGACTGAGCTTTTCCTCTTGCCTTTAGTGAGTTCTTTGCATCCTCCGCCATGTCCATGTAGGGGTTATGGTCTTCCACATAGGGTACCACATTACCAAACATCCAGTACTCATGACTTATCTCAGTAAGTGTTTTCAGCAGCTTTAGCCTGTCTATCATCTTTGAAAAGAAGCGATAGGAATATTCTGCCAAATGAGGGTTTGCAGCCTTTGGTTTGCGAAGGCGAAGCTTGGATAGGGGGATGGTGCTGTGTAGGTCTATTGCTGCACCCACTATCTCCGAAGAATTATAAAAATGTCGATACCAGGCTCTTCTTTCTCTCAGGTTCTGGGGCTTCTCAAGAAAGTCCGTACTTAACTGGGGAGAATACCAGTTACCACCTGAGCCATCCATGGTATCCCCGGACATATAGGCATTAGCCGTCCTGCTGGGAAAACCCCCTGCCAACCTTACCATTTTACTCTGTGCTTCAACCTTACGGGCCTGTATTTCTTTTTCGGTATAAGGGATAGAAGCCCTTCTAGCAGGGGTAGAGTCTGCCCCGTCAATGCCAGACACGCGGACGGATAGCTTCTTCCTTTCGGACAATTTCTTAGTTGTGCTCATATAGGGGATCCTTTACTATCAAGAGACTATGAGGGAATTTGACTTCAAGTCTCGGATTCTACCGAAGTTTGCCATAAGGCTTCTGGCTAATCGGAGATTTGAGGCATTAACAACCCGTATCCTCCGAATCTCATCTGCCCCTTGCTCATCAACTTCCTGCATCTTGTTAGACAGACCCTTTAAGTGATCTTCCGCTTCTTCGCTTGCCTTAACAAACAACCCTAGACTTTTTTCCAGGGCACCCCTTTGGGAGGATGACACCTGAAACAGGTCATTAACTCTGCGGGCATCCGCTTGAATTTCCCTAACCATCCGGTCATAGGACTCTTTTCTAGTGTTCTTCTTCTCAGCCATGTGTTATTTCCTATGTATTGCGGGGAGAGAATGACCTCTCCCGGCGTTGATCGAAGGCCTTTATAGCAGATGCTGTTTTACCCTGGACCTTTTGTACTATCCCCTTAACCAGTTCCTCAAAAGAGGGATCATCTATTTTTTCTAGTACACCTGCATTCTGCATCTCATGCCAAACCATATCCCTCTGATACAGGGTCAGTCCTGGGCCATGTGTTTTTATGAGCCAATAGACCCTTTCCATTGGTATTCTTTTGGCAAGACTTGGAAAAACCGTCTTGGTAATTGCAGGCCCCTCCTGGTAGGAGGGGAAGAAGGGGTTCTCGCCTTGGTCGTCATATCCAGCCATGATTACATCCTATTAAGGGTTTCACCCGAGCGGGATAATCTCAACCTTACCGTAGGCTCAAAGGGGTTTGAGGTTTTATAGTTCCCTATAGCAGAGGACATCCTTTCCTTGTAGGTCTTGAAAGTTATCCTGATAACCAAGTCATAATACCGGGTAGTCCCAGACACAACATGAGAAGGTCCTCCGGGATACCAAGTCATAGCAGTTGAGGTGCTCTCAGGCATAACGGCATGTGCTACGTACACCCTCCAGTATGCATTAATATCATCGTTATTGATGATCCTGCAAGACCCTGAAAGGATGCCCATATAATCTACACTGTTCTTAAAATCTCGAGCGGACACTGTTACGGCTAATGGACCCTGTGGGTACCCAAAAAGGCGTCTTGCTGTTTCAGCAAGGATGTAACCCCCAAAGTATGATCCTGCAGAACCATGAATACGTGGCACATTAAAATAGGTGGTACTGCTATCAATATCCTCTGCCATTATCATGCTCATCTCAGTAAGCTCCGTAGCCCTTACATTGATGCCCCGTGTACCGGTATTATCCTTAACCACCACATCCCAGATTTCTCCATTGTTGTAATAGGTACCGGAGTCAACAGCTATTGCCTCAAAGTTAAGGACGGTAGCCTTTGTCAGATATGTAGGAGCTCCACCGATATCATAGATATCCGAATAGTTGTCAACGTACTGAGCATCATCTGACTCAATACTGCGTTCAAAGAATCTATTACCTGTTATAGTCAACCCAACACATTCATAAGGAGTGGATGAGGAAGAGGACCCTGCCAAGGTTATGAATGTACCTAGCAAAGGACTCATCTTAGGGTTGTGGAATGTATTGGGAGTATAATTGCTGTCAGCCACAAAAGAGTTTCCGATAACAGAGACACCACTGCCCTTATTTATAGTCATAGAAGAGCTATAAAACTGGCAATTGCTGATAAATGTCTCAGTACTGCGATACCCTACAGACAGAACTGGGTATAGGGGTATACCAGAAGTTCCGGGCACACAAGTTATCTTGTTTCCCGAAAAGTTGCAGGAGTACAGTAGGTTGATATCGTATACATCTAGATGAGTAAGGTAATAGCTGCCATTGTATTCAAAGGAACAGCTCTGTATCGACCCACTAGCTAGTTTTATACCGCTATTTACAAACACACAGTTTACAATGCGGGTGTTAGGGGAAACATAGCTCGGATAATCGGAACCATAGGTATCTATGGTCACTCCACCCTCAAACCTACATTTTTCAAACAAGGCGTTGTTTGCAAACACCAGGTTTATATAGTTAGAGTAAGAAGCCCCAAAGACCATGTTACTGAACTTCCACCCCTCTACATTGATTGCGGTATAGGTGGATGAGCCTATCTCTGATGTTTGGATCATAAAACCAGAATCACCAAAGTCTATGGACACATCCTTTATACCGGCTCCATAACCATAGTAGGCAGTGTCATTCTCAGCATACTTCTTTCCTGCCGAAAATACCAAGTTTTTAGTTATGGCGTATGTCCTTCCTTCACCAGTCAGCCATGCATAGTCATAAGCTCCATACCCATATGTCCCAGAGTATTTATACCCCTTTTCTACGGAGCGTAACAAAGACCCTATAGCAAACTTTAGGGTATCCGAATCTGAGAAGCCTTTTGTTCTAAACCACTCAACGTGGATATCCCCTCCACTTATAATGGGGAAATTCACATCAGCGGCATCTGTATATTGATAGAGGAACTTACATCCATTGCTATCTCCTACAAACCCTGAGATTCTGAAATAAGAGGTATCCCTTATGTCAAACATGGAATTTGGAGCCATCTCCAAGAGAGCATCCCCAAAGTCCACAGAGCCGAAGGAATCCATGAAGGTGTATTCCCCTGGAGGGAAATAGTATACCGCGGAGTTTCCGAGACAGTGGAAAAGTTTGTACAGGAGAGTTACAGCATCCTTATTTAAGGAGGCATAATTGGTAGACCCATCCGAGCACCGCATACCAAACCAAGTGACATTTATATTTGGGTTGGCATTTTTCTCCCAGCTAACAATATCAGAGGAGCAAGAATACCCATACCCATCATCACTATAGGACCCTTCAGCATAATAGGAATCTTCCCCATACTCTGAGCCATCATAGTAGTAGTCATTATCCGTGTTACCCGTGGCATCGGTTGCTACTACAAACAGTACCTTATTAGGTGCTTCAATGGTGTTCTGAACAACCCATTTCCCTACAGATGTGATATAGATGTGTGCTCCCCCCATAAACACTGTGGGGGAAAGCATCTTAACCTCATCCGAAATCA